ATCCCCATTCGCGGGTACTGAGCCGCCTACCCAGGTCGCGCCAGTGCCCCAATTACCGCTACCGGCCGATGTGATCGTTCCCATGCCCTACCCCCTCAACGGTTCCGTCAGCGCCTTCAACTCGGCCAGCAGCGGCGAGTGCGCCAGCACGTCGGCCTGCTGTTCGGCCGTCAGGCTGCCCAAGGCGGCCAGCACGTCACCGTAATGCGCCTTCATGTCGGCCAGGGCGGCCCGAAACTGCCGCTCCTTACCCGGCGTCAGCTTGATGCTCTTGCGCGGTTTGTCGGCGGCCATGACAGCCGTTGCTTTAGATGACGGCGCCATCTTCGGCTTCCACCTCCGGCGTCGTCTCTACCGGCAGCTCCAGGGCCGCCGCCAACGCCTCGACCTCGGCCTCGTTCGGCTGCCGGGCGAACGTCAGCGTGGTTTTGGCGCCGCTCGACAGCTCCACCAGCGCGCACCAGTCCGACTCGGTTTCATAAATGGTCATGATCCTCACGACAGCACCCCCCGGAAGTTAGCCGTCAGGTTGGCAGCGCCAACCGATGTCGCCAGCACCGCCGTCATCGTCTCCCCTCCCGTCAGCGTCACCGGCAGGCCGCTCGATGTCGCCGTGGTTCCGCTCGGCGCCCACGTCAGCACAGCCGATGCAACACCATTCTTGTTTAACGTCAGAGTCATTGCACCAGTCGGCCCGGTCACCACGACACCCGCCGCCGCCGTGATACTGCCGGCAGCAGCCACCCATGTGCACAGCGTCCCGTCCACCAGCGCCCCGGGCTCGTCCAGCGCGAACACCTGCGGCGTAGCTCCGGTTGCACCGGTCGGCCCAGTTGCTCCTGTTGCCCCCGTTTCTCCAGTTGCCCCGGTTGATAAATTAAGATACTCCATCAAAGTAGCAATAAGTGCTGTATGGCTAGCCACAGTAGAAGTTAATGAAGCTATTTGAGATGTCTTGGTATTTGCGTCCGCATTAAACAAAGCACTCAAATTAGATAGTGCTTTAGTTGTTGCTAATCCATTTAATTGAGCAATAACTCTAGCAAGATTGTCTTCAAGGGCGGACATTCTTGCTTTTAATGCATTAATTTCTAATTTAGTATTCATAAATTATAAATCCTAAACAACTATAAAAAATTTTGGGAAATCGGCAGTTAAATAAACCCCATAATTAGAATACTCAAATGATTTCCATTGTATCTTTAAATCTATAGCACCTAACATATTAACATCTGGTAATATAAAAGTCAAGTAATTTCCATCAGTTATGGTAAAATTATTTATTACATGAGTATCATTTATGATAAAATTCATATCATCGTAGAAACGTCCGTTTTCGCCAGCGTAAAGTGTTATCTCAGTTCCAACACTGCCAGAAGGCGGTGAGGCACTTTCCATGTAAGGCATATAATAAACTGGTATAGTTTCTGTCTGCCAAGAGTCTGTCATATCAACAGTTATATAATCCACTGCTGAAGATGGAGTAGCTATTGGAATATAAAAATTCCAGCAATCTTCATCATTAAATTCATAATTAGAGGAGTAGTTGTACAACGCCAAGTCTGGCTTAACAACATCTCTTGTTGTTATATTAAACGAATGAAAATTAGTATAGCAACCGTCTCCGTTTATATCTATAGGATTCGGGTTAAATATAATAACTTGTCCCCCTGGAGCTTTCCCAGGAACCATGGCAGTTACCATGCCTGTTGGGCAATTATACCACGTTAACATATCGTCACCGCGGCGCCAGAGCAACGTATACTCTTTGTGGAGATCTCCACCGCCTCCAAGGTAACTAGTATCTATTCCTATAACAACACCTTCTGGAGACGTTGTAGTTACATTCGCAGGCCAACCAGGACACGTAGCATAATCATCTCTTGATGTAATAATAGGATAAACTACAACTACATTATCCAGATTTTCAAGCCTAGTGGCTAAATTTGTGTAACTATTGGAAATTATATATCCAGAAATTTCAGGGTATTCAGTTCCACCTGTGGCATTTACTGTAGAAGCTTCAAACCAATATTCACTATAAATAGGAACACTATCAGCAATAGCGTAGCTGTCTCCAGTAACAACGCTACTGTGTATCCACCCTGTTATTCCTCCTTCAACTTCATCAGGATAAAGAACGGCCCTCTGTACAAATTCGCTCATGGAATGAATGTCACCAATAAAGTTATCATATACATCAACACGAGTAACAGTTACAGTAATCGCTCTATTTTCTTCAATTGTTATTGTAGCCCTACCATAAATACTAGGATCAATTCTTAAAGTAGCCTGTATAATAACTGTTGTAGTAGCAGGAATAATTCCTGAAGGACCATAATAAAGACCTGTATCGGCATCAATGAACCCCCCACCAGAAATAATAGTCCACTCTAAAGCTTTTTGACTTGTATTATAAACCGAAGCTGTAAATTGATATGTTGAATCCTCGCCGCCAGGTATGGTCACCGATGTCGGGTGGACAACAACCATCTTAGGTAAATCATATATTCGGCCTTTTATTAACATCTTATATCCTAAAAGTTGTATAGAGTGTTGGTTACATTATATGAGTAAACCGACACAAAGAAGTTGCTATGAACGCCTTGTCTAATTTTATCAGTAGTTGTTATACTAGATCCTTCAGCATCTGTAGCCATTTTAGAATAAAATACTTCGTTGCCAGCCACATACCGAGTACATGAAATAAATCCATCTACGCGTAGTTTAGCAAAAGTATGAGTACTCAAATTAGTTGTTGGTGTTCTAGGAACAGCAATTGAAATTCCATCCAACGTGCCGCCGACTTCGTCAGCACCATTATGCCACGTTCCACAAGCATGCTTCCACATGTTTTCTGGCCAGGATGTTGTCACATTATATGTCCAATTTGTAGCATGTAGGTGATAACCAAAGAATCTGAGCTTGACATTATAATAGCAATCAGTTGTTTCGGCACTAATTGTTTGTCCAGAAGTAATTACTCCATAAAGGAAGATTGGTACATATGTTGCTTTACTATAAGTACCACCAAATAAAATTGGTGTTACTTTCAAAAACATCATTTTGGCAGGGCCAGTAAATGTCCAAATGTTTGTTGAAAATGTTGTTTCTTTCCCAACTGCCACAGTTAAAGAACCATTTGTTGCCGGCAGCGTTGCCGTTCTTGTGCTGCATGTTGGTCTGGCATCTACTTGAATTGCCTCATTCACTAGTTCAAACTTTAAATTACATGGATATGCTGATTTAGATAGTAAGTTTGGCGAATGTGACATATAATGTCTATTTTTAATTGCTTGGAATTTAAGTTGATATACTGGAAAATAATTTACAGTGCTTGTAGTTGCATCTCCTGTACCTTGTGTTACATAAGATGTTATTTCGTCAACTGTATTGGTTGTTGTTTCTGTTCCATTTGTTGTAGTACTTGTTCCTCCAACTACCGTATTTGTTGTAGAAGAAGTAGTAGTATTAACAGTACTGGCTAAAATTCCTGATGTTGACCAATACCGCAACGGCAAGCAAACAGCAGGACAGGCAACTAACCACATGCCGTGATAATAATGCATAAAATATGCAGGCTGCACGGGTGCAGTTAAATCAACAGAAGTTCTTTTTATGATTCCTGTTTGCTGTGAATACTGTGTTTCAACATTGATGTCTGTACCCGCCGGTTGTTCCGTATAAGGAAGATCGCTAAACAACCCAAACGTTGTATTTGTCCAATCAACTTTGCACAGGTCTCCTTCGCACTCCCATTCAACTATATTTCCTGGAGTGGAAGTATATGTCATTGGCGTCCCTTCTAACTTGTTGGTTATAGTTGTTGGAACCTCTCCAGGAATATACATACCCAAAGCACCGGTTATTTTAGGTCCAGCCACTTCTGGAAATACTTCAGGCAGTTCCGGTTCTGGTCTAAAATACAATGTCGTAGCATATAAATTACCGTCTTTATAACAAGTAAATTTAACGATATCATATGCATCAGAGGCCGGATCAAAGCCAGCACCCTGCGTACCTCTAAAGAATCCGCTTGTTGTATAATATACAAATGTTATTTTAGTACTAGACAAGAATGCCAGTGTTTCTGATTGATGAACATTTGTTGTAATTACATCTATAGTAGAACCAATACTTGAAAAATCGTGCTGTAAAAATTCTGCAGTTGGCGAAGTAATTGTTCCAGTTAGATTAATTGTAAGATAAACTCTAGAATACATGGGAATTTTATAAGATCTTGCCCACGCACTATATGTAGGATCGGAAGCAGGAAGCCCAAGTATGGTGTAATCATCGTGGGCAGTTACCCAAATAGGATAAGTCGCAGATGTGCCTGTTGGCATCGTTCGTTCTGTTATCGTTGTTTTATTTATGCGAACGGGCCAGGATTGCCGTATAGAAGAAACAGTAAACTCTGGTAATCCCTTATATGGGTCTGTTTTTTGAAACACAGTTTCAGCAACTGGTGTAGAAGTTGTTGCAATCCAAGCATTTTCTAGGCTATCGTAAGTGTATTCAACCTGTCTTTCTCTAACATAATATTTTGTATAATGCTTATATGTAAAAGGAATGCTAGAAGAAACAATTTGAAGAATAGCTTCGTCATAAATACTTGGATCTATTATAGAAGTTGCCCTAATTCTTATATACGGATTAGATGGTAAAACAGCAGGAGCAGTAATTGAAAGGGCTTCAGTTGTATACCCAGTAGGTGTATAAGAAATAGGATTAGTTAATTGTTCTAAGTAATTTTCTACTGTCCAAATAACATTTTGATTGCCAACGCCATAAACAGTAGCTGTATATGTTACTGTTTCGTTTAGTGCCGCTGTTTGTGTGCTTGGTAAAATTTTTACATAGATTGGATTGTTACTAACAACTATCGTTGTGTCACCATAACACCCAAGTTCCGCAGATGGAGAAATAGCATGTACATAATCAATACAATATATTTCTCCAGTAATTACAGTTGGAGCAGTATACGCTCCACTTGGAGTTACACTGCCTTGCCCAGTTATCTCCCAATTAAAATTCCAATTATCTGCCAGCAAGCCGTTTTCATATACATCAAATTCATAGGTTTCTCCAGGCGTTAACTGTAAAACTGAAGGAGAAATATCAACGAGAGGGCTACAACACTCCCCCTCATCTTCCACTATGTCTACATAAACATCTGAATAAACCTTTGGATCGGCAGAAGATATGGCTCTTACTATAACATTTTCTCCGCTTGGAGATGCAAGTGCAGTAAATAATCCAGCAGTATTTATAGTAGCTGTACCATCTGGACCAAAAACAGACCAAGTTACAGCCCCATTTGTAGAGTTTTCTACTATGGCAGTAAATTGAACGGTATTAAAGACCTCAACACACGGGTTTTTGGGTACAATGTTAACTCGTATTGGTTGCCCGGCACGGTCTTCAACATTTATAATAAGTGCCATATCCTACTCCTATATGCTAATCATTGATACTTGTCTAGCTTTATAGTAAAAAGATAAATCAAGTACATAGAAATTACCTGTGTGGTTAGAAGCAACCGCACAATCTCTCGTTAGTTTAACGTTAACAAGCTGATGATCAGAAAAAGTACCATTAATAGTATCGGTTATATAAAATTCAGAACCAGTGGGAACATAATAACCAACCGCATTAGCTGTGCTGGGTGGCGTTATAGTAATAGTCTTTGTAACTACGTTAGTATCATCAGTTACCAATTCGTTCTCTAAGCATAACAAGTATTCCATATCTAGCTTCAAACTAGACCCTACTTCATCTGTATCCATACAATAAGTTAAAACTGGGTAAATTGGTTGGCTGGTATCTAAATCTGTTGGTATTGTAAAATTAAGATAAAGACTTTGGTTAACCGTTGCAGAGTATTTGATACCAGGAGCACGTCCAATAAGTACCTGTAATGGTGCTTTAGTGAGGTCTGGATCAGATAAAACTATGATACTTTGTATTCTTCTAGCATCTGTATAAAATATCAAGCTTCTAAGAACAGCAATAATTTCGGCAACAGAGTTTCTTAAATCCCTAACCTCTGCTAGTAAAGCACCAAAATCTGTTGTAGACCCAAGATCATCAACTTCATTTGTTAATGTATCTAGTTCATCTTCTAGTTCTACTAATTTACCAATTAATAGGTCTAGTGTTTCTTTAACAGTATTTGATCGTTCTGGCATCGCCGAATGATAATAATATTCAGCATATGTACTATTAGCCGTAATATATGGACCTATGTACATTGCTTCTGAAGTAAGACCATCTATAACGGCATCAAGAGTACTTTCAACCTCTCCCAAAGGAAGTCCATTCAAAATTGGACGTACCCTGTCGTTTAAAGCTTCTATTATTGTATAGATATCAGATTTAACACCGTCCATAAATTTATTTAAATCTATAGAACTCCTCACACCACCATAAGGATTAGGAACAACAATTGTTGTCGGAGTTATGATTTGTAGTTTATTATCACTCATTTAGCACCTCAATTAAACTCAAAGAAGATATAATCAATAGTTGGCGTCCATCTGGTATCATTAGTATTTAATGCCGCAACTATAACAACCTCTCCATTTTGTACATCAAAAGGAATTCTATCCTTTCTATTATCTATAGTAGTACCTAAAAATAGTCGTCCATCAACACCTAAGTATAAGTTTCTTCTCCTCGTACGGCGTATTATATTGGCCGACGGGTTGGTAGACAACGAGCCATCTGCCCCAACGTAAATATCACTTTGAAACGTATATTTAGTAATGGCATTAGATGTTGTTGAATAAGTAAACGAACCCCTTGAGTCACAAAGTAGATTAGTTGTGTTTAATGTAACAATTAGGGCCCCATCTTCTGTAAAGTTGTTACCACTTGGAACGGTTTCTGTTGGATAAAGATCAATTACTTCTGTTTCAGTTATGTCTGTTTGTGGAAATGTAGTGGCATCAAAAATAACAGTACCACTAGGAGAATTAACAGCATACATATCAATATTATCTAGAAATACTGTTCCATTTGTTGATGTTTTTACCCCAAGCGGACTTCCAACAGCCAAATACCCTAAATTGTAATAAAGTGGCTTAGCAGTATACGTTTCTCCCAAATATTTTGCCTTATCTAGAATCTTTTCTCCATTGACGAAAAGATCAAACATTGTGGAATAACACACAACAGTAAAACAATTCCAACCATAAAGCTTTAATTTATATGCGGAATCAGTTATATATGGTAAAATATCTTTTGTAGTTGTTACTACATTGCCAGAGGAATCTGAATATTTGAACGAGTAGGTTTCGTTTAGAATAACTCTCCTGGTACCCATCGTTTGCATTCTAGATATCAAACTATAGTAACTAGTTGCATTAGTCGTTGGAATTGTTGGAGTAACCAAATCTCTATTAACAATATCCATCGTATCTTCTATATCAACTTCAATAAGTCGTCCATCAGAACGTATATATTCTGTGGGAATATCCATAAAATAATACGTATTAAGAGTCTTTTGATCTATTAACGATATTTCACTAGAGTTTAGTGTAACTATTTCTTCTTTTGCAGTCCTACTGATCTCAACAAGAGGTATTCTTTTCTTAGTAGATGTATCCCCTTTTGATACCAAAGAGATAGCAACTGTGTCGGTCTTAGCTCCAAAGTGCGCACAAAATTGTATAACTTGCGGGCAGTTGTCTGTTAGCCGAACTGTTGGCGCCAACTGCCTAGAAGCGTTAGCATCAATCCACGCATTAACCAAATTAACAACAACTGAGTTAGGGCACGAATAAGCTAGTTTGTCTGTCGCAGAAACTTTAACAGAAAGACCAGACGATCTGGCCCAGGTGGAAGGCAATCTACCAACTATTGCATCATCAAAATTTTCTGTAAAAACTTTCTTAACAGTAGAACCATATGGCAATTTAACAGAAGGCGGCGGGCGAAGGGTTTCTATGCTTCTGCAAAAACTGTCTTCTATATGAATAGTTGGTGTTGATCTTGGCGTATCTGTAAAATATGGAATTGTATCTTCTGGATCTTCCGTTATCTGCCATTCTTCTATACGAATATCTATAAGACCAGTAGCATTTATTGTTGGGTCTGTAATTAGCTGCTCAGATATTTCATCTGGAAAATCTTGTTGAGCTATTGTTGTATTGTCTACTTCTGGTTTTGGTTTCACCACCCCGCTGTCAGGAGAGGTATCCGGTTTAAGTCCGCGGTCTGGATCTTTGATTGGAGGCAATGGCGTGCTTGGGCTAGGTGGCTCCGGAGTTGGAGGCAACGGCACAAGGCCGCCGTATGGACCAACTCTTGGTTCTGATTGTCCACCGATTTCAGGTTGGACCTGTTCTCTGGTTACTCCATCAGGCATATAAACCCCTTAACTAAACAGTGAAGAATCTAGGTAGCAAGTTTCGTCATCTTCTGTCCAAATAAACACATTATACCCAGCAGGAACTTCAGAACGAGCAAACCTACCATCTGTGTCTGTAGAAAAATTAGGATTACCTACATCGATATAATAAAGTCTGGCACCAGCAACAGGCGTGCCGTCATCATCATATAAAATGTTACTGAATTCATCCACGCCTGAAACAGCTCTCCTTTGTTTAGCCAACAGGACATCGTCTTTTGGTATAAAAGAAGTTTTCAAATCTGGATGAACTACGAATACACTAGATTCACTTGGTACATTTGTAATGCTAAAAGCACCGTTGGCATCTGTGGTTTGATTAGCAGCAACAGTAGCATCCAATAAAAATACACTGGCGTTAGCAGCTACCTCATTCAAAGAGTTTCTAATGGCGTAACAGGCCGCATCCACGTATGTTTCGTTTGGGAGTGTGGCAGTTGTAGAAAATACAAAATCATCAAGAATAAGTCTATGTGTAGAAGAGCAATTGAATACCAAACGAATTCTATTATCACCAGCATGCCAAAAAGGTTCAAACTTTGGAATAGCATACTGCAAGAAAGGAGTTGTGCTATTGTTTACATATACATTTACATAGACATCCCAAACCTCTATCTTAATATAAATCCATGTACACGTTAATATACTTGTAGTTGTTTTATACGGGTAAACCTGTAAATAACCGTCTGGTGTTGCTTGTATCTTCAGCCGGTGTTCGCTGTCCATAGATCCCAAAGTGAATAGTGTAATTGGAGTATCACACGTGTCAACAGTAAAACACCCGTCTAAGGAACGAACCATCATCTTAAATTCAATTGACCACGCATCGTTCTGTGCCAAAGGCACAACATAGTCTGCACGCGGGTATGGCGCAACAACATCCACTCCCCCGTCTGTGCCTATTAGTAAGCCTGGCGTTAACACCAACGATTCATCAGGATATCCATTGGTCGTAACTTCGCAGCTTCCATACCAATTAAGTGGGACATACCCAGATGTATAAGTGTTAAAATTGTCTGTAAATGTAATAGTGCTCATAGACTTATAAACCTCTTTTATGTAGTCTCAATCCTTTTATCATAAAGGACTAAATATCTCTTACTTATTTCATCAATGGACGGAGTTTTAACAAGCAGCTTGCCCGTAGTTCTACCAGAGTCCATTATAATTGTAAAACCGTTTGGGTAACTTCCTGAAAGTATCTCTGATGGATATCCAAACAACAATCTGTCTTGGGCTAAAAATAGTCCAGAAGACAACCCAACTAAATATGCCATATAAGTATCTATATCTTCTGTTTCAACAGCAAGGACATAAAATCCTCTATTTATAGAAAATGTGGAACCGGTTATTTTATTTTTATCTAAATATCCAGAGTCACAGTAATCATCAAAGTCAATTTCTAAATATTGTGGAGTAGTTTTAATTAAATAAACCCTATAAAAATTTTCACCCACCTGTGTATATTTGTTAGGGCCCCTAAAACAATAGATACCAGCATTTAAAATTTTGTCAGCCTCTACTCCAACATCTAGGTAACTATAATTAATATCATAATTCCTAGTAATAAAAGCATTTTCGGCCAATAAAATTCTATCGTAACTAACTAATTCAATTGAATCTCCGTTTCTTACAGATTTCATATCCTTTGGATTTGTTGGTGGAAGCTGACCGTATCGGCCACGGTTAACCTTATAATAGAAGAATCTGACACCTGTTTCTGGTGGTTCTTTAACCGATGCTCCAAATTTAACTGAATTACAAGCTACACCAAGCTGGCTGTTATCAAAAGCCAGCGGTTTAGTAACTAAAACATTTTGCCTATAATACCTTTTATTAAAAAACTCAATCAAAAAGAATGTAAAAAAATAATCAAAATAAACAACAGAATTAGAAAACGACATCGTATTATTTGTGGCTTTGATTATCTCTATCCTTAATGTATCAACATCATTTCCTATAAAACACTCTGTTATTTGGCCATAAAAATAATTATCTACGGTTGTTGTAAATTCTTGCACTGTAGCAGAGTTCTTATAGCTAACTTTTATTTTATCTATATAAGGATTGATATGGTCCATGTATAGACGAATTGAACTAACATACTGTTCAGGTATTTCTATATCAACAACAAGTGTAATTGATTTCTTTTCTGGTGATCTTACAATTAATTTGTAGTAATTGTATACATCCAAAAATAGATTTTTTATCTCTGAACCTAGCTCAACAAAGGAATACATGCTGGGGTTATCTTTAACATACATGCTAACATCTTCATCTTTGACTATATTCTCAAGCGGAATCCGATATCCTTTCTTTGTTTCATTAATTTGAATTGTTCCTTCACCTTTATTAATTCTGGCGGAAGTTTCAGCTTGATTTATATAGTGATATCCATGAGTAGGAAGAATAAATATATTAGATGTTTTATTAAATAAAACAGAATTCATAGAATCAACAAGCTCAGAAATTTCTCTGAGATAATAGCTTATTCTACTACGTTTAAATTCTACAAGTTTAGAAAGAGACGCGCTAAGAGACAACACGCCACTATAAGCATTAACTAAATTAGATTGAACTTCATTTATATATGTATTGTAATTATTAGTACTAAAGTTAGAATAATCCCTTATCTCAGCTAATAAGGAATTATCAGACGAATAGATGGAATAATTAAGTTCTGGAAAATTAATAGTCGGTATGGTCATAATTATACCCTAACGTAAATTGTATACCCAAATAATATTGGTGAGAAATAATTACTGAAATTTCTTAGCATTTTGGCATCTGCTTCTGGTAAATTGGTGCTTAAGAGCTGTTTCAATTTATTGGCATCCTTAGCTAGTTCAATTTTATAAATCAAAGAGCCGCTTTCTCGTAGATATAATTCGCCCGAATAATGATTGAAATCCCATGGTTTAAATATGTTAGCTTCAACTTCAGAGCTTGAAACATACGGAAAATCATAAATAATTGGTAATTCATACATATCGGCTTCATCAGAAAATTGTGCTCTTATCATTAGTATGTTATTAATAGTTATCTCTGGAGAAGCCACCTTCTTTTTAATACCAAGTCTTATGTACTTCATAAAAGACGGGTATATGGGAATAAATGCTGCTAAATAGTTTTGGTCATAAACAGAATAAATATTATGATTAATTAGTGTTAAAAGATCAGAAGGAATGTCTAAATAATTAACACCATCTAGAGAATATTTAATATGCGTAATTTCATCAATATATTGGTAACCACCAAACTCCAAATCTACATAAAGAAAATTAACAATACTGTCTTCATTGGTTTTAATAAGATATTCAACAGTTAGGTCTTGGTCCGGCCTAAAATATGAACCGTCGACGCGGCGCAGCGAAGACGTAATCTGCTCAATGGTTGTTTCTAAATAATACATGCCGGTTATTTTTTTACACAAAAAGCCTAAATTCCTATCTACAAAGAACTTAGTATCAATAACATCCTTTTCCATATTCTGAAATGTTTCTTTAATCATTGAAGACGTAGAAAATCTTGCTTTTTTATAATCATCCATAAAATCGTATGCCAGAAATTTTACACCACGATAGCCATAGATTTCATTGGCATCAGCAACAACTAAATTAAGATTATTACAGAACTTATTCAAACAATCACAAAGGATCTTAAAGTCTTGAGAAACCCTGTCTACATAAATACGCATATTGCCGGTGTGAATAGGATATTTAGAATAAATATATTCAGGATATGTAAGCGGCTTCGCTATATTAAGAACATCGTCTGACAAAACATTGGTAAGAATTTCAAATGTGTTGTTGCGCAAGTAAGTATTACTGGTAGAAGATAGAACCTCATCTTCTTTCTGTTTTACTTTTTCCTGTATTATTGAATAATTAAGTAAAATCTTAGTATCCATTTATTCTTTCTCCCACCTGTCGAAGATACCAACGTCTACCTTATTAGGAAATCCTGGACAAATAACAGTAAATGCTTTTTCCATTTCTTCTTTAATGATGTGCCTAACAATTTCAGCGTCTTTTTCTGCCACTTCATAAACTATTTCATCATGAACATAAAGAACAGGATGAGCATCTAATCCTTCTTTTAGTATCCTTTCTCTAACGCCAATTATAGCCAGCTTCATCATAATTGCTGAATTCCCTTGAACCGGGGTGTTCTTAGCTCGCCTTTTTAAAGAACCAAGTACAATCCTATACTCTTCACTATCTTTTTCTTTCTTACGTAACTCTTTAATTTTACTTGTTAGATATCTTTTCTTTCCTAAAGCAAATGTAATATATCCTCTATCAATGCATGACTTTGCATACTTTTCCATGTTAAAAGACATAGTAGGATAGCTACTGCGATACATGTTTAGGTATTTCCTGGCTTCATCTAATGAAACAATAATACCAAGCTCTAAAAGCTGATAACGTACAACGTCAGGCCCACCCCCATAGTTAGATGCCAAAACAATAACCTTAGCTATAGCCCGTTCTACGCTCTTCTTATCTATTTCATCATAAGGTTTATTAAACATCATGCTGGCGGTAACACGGTACACATCTAAACCGTCTTCGTAGCATTTACGTAGCATTGGTTCATTAAACACGTGTGCCGCAACCCGAACCTCTTGTTGCGAATAATCCCCAGAAACAAATTTATACCCAGGCGCAGGAATAAAGCAATCTCTAAATTTTGCAACACCGGTATCTAGCATAAACCCCTGATTCGGAATCTGTTGTAAATTTGGAGAAGATGCGCTGTTAGAAACACAGATGCCATTAACTATAAAATTATGCGTATCTTCAACTTCAAGGTCATATACGTCTACTGCAACATTAATATTTTCAATACATAAAACTCTATGGTTATTTGCAGGTTTCTCAAACGTGTTTTTAATAACACGCCAACGCCTGCTCCCTATTCCAAATTTAGCAAGTACTTTATCTTGTTGGCCTGGGGATTTTTTTAATTCTTTAAGGCATTCGACATAAAATTCATTATCTATTCTACGGCCGTTTTTAGTAAAATTATTTCTAATATCTTTCCAATTTATTTTATTAATCTTTAAATATTTTTGGCATGTTTCATAATCTATACCATAAATATCTCTAAAAGCCGTGGGTTTACCACAGTTCTGCCAAAGAACATTTTCCATCCACTCTTTAGTTAACCCAAGCCAATTATGGGATTTACAGCCACTTGCAGGAGTTGCCTTATGTCGATTGGCAGCTAATATTGCTCCTAAGTATTTACGTCGCTCCTCAGTCATAGAGGCTTTGGCATGATAGCTTTTATGGTAAGAATCTGGCAACGCCTCTAAATTAGAAACCGTATTATTTTTCTTATTTTCATCCTTATGATGAACATTATAGTTTGTTGGCCCAAATAATGTTTGATAAATAAACCTATGCTCTAGTTTAGGGTCTTTACATCCTGTAATTTGCAAGGTGCAATATCCGTCCCTATTCTCCGAACGCCCTAAACTGAGTGTTCTAGTATTTTTCTTCAAAAGCCGTGCCTCTACATATTCCCCACTAGTTAGGCGGACTTTGTGTTCCGGAGTTAAGTCTAAATATCCCTGCTTTTTAGCTCTTCCAAAACTCCTCCAATGCAGCCTAATAACTTCCTTATTTCCAGTTTTACCTACCCATTTTACTTTCTTTAGTGTTAATTTCAGGTTATCATCGTATGTGTAAACAAGGTCCCCTGGTTTAATTTCCTCTATCGGAATGCCGTCTGGGTGCAAAGAAACATCACGCACACACTCAACCTTACTGCCAGCAGCTATGCACATGCGGCCCGTTTGCGAAGCACCTAGCTGATTAAATTGAGCATAGATTCTTCCTGTCTTCTTATTAACTGTTTCTATCATACTTTTACCAAAAGATGTTAGAAACTTGTCCTTTTCCCTGTGTTCCAACAACAATTTAACCAATTCGTCAGATTGTTTCTCCAGCAAAGACCGGTGTGATGTATCATTAATATCCATGCCCATTTCAAGCAATGCCTTTAACATTTGAGGCGGACTGCTAACATTAACTGTGGGCGCATCGTCCCAAAGGGCTTTTTGCTTCAAATTCTTATTAAGAATCTTAAGCATTTTATTTTGGATTAAATACTTTTCTTCTTCTACTGCATTTATTATCTTATTCCACTTATCCACATCCATTAAAATGCCAGTTAGCTCAACATCCACCATGGCTGGTATTAAATCAAACTCTAGTTTTGCAGCCTGAGCCAGTTCCTGTTCATATAGTTTTCTTCTCTGATCAAGATACAGATAAACGGGGTAATAAACATCGGACGCCGCATATTTGACCAAATCTTCTCTCTCTGTTGGATCTCCTTTATAGCCTATAAATTCCTTAGTAATGTCTTTGTCAAGATCAATGTTAAAATATTTTTTAATCATGGCTTTAAGACTAACAAGGTTTTTGGCAACCGATCCGCTCATGTGCCCACATAAAAGAACCAGTTCAGCTAGCTTTGTATCAAATATCCTTACAATATCCATATCATAATGATACTTTAGCATCTTGTAATCAAAGATTGCGTTTTGTAAAACTTTAACCTTGCTTGGATCAAGTAGTAGGTCTTTAAATATCCTTGGGTCTACCTTCGCTACATTAATAACAAAAGCATTATTTGGATTGCCTAATTGAAGAAGCAGAACATTGTCGTATTTTGGGTCTAACCCAGTTGTTTCTGTATCAACAGCAATTATCTGTTCTTTCTCTAAAACAGATAAAGCCATCTTAGCCTGGGCATTTGTTTGTACAACATTATACCTAATAAAGCCCTCTGTTTCTGGTGATTTTATTTCTGGAAACATTTTTATCCTAAGTACTCCGAGATAACATTTTGCTTATTAACTGTTATGCTATTTAGATCAATTTGATAAACAAATCGACGATAAATATATGCATCACTAAAATTTTTGTTATTTAATAGTTCTACAATTTTAGTTCTTATAAGATTTATATTCACTAATCTAAGTCCAAGTTCATACCTAATCTTATCTACTTGATCATTATATCTAGCTGCGTTATAATTTAATACCATGCTATTTAGAATCTTATCTAGGTTAAAGTCTGGAATGTATTGTATATCATATGTTTCTTGTTTTATTGTAAACAACAAATATTTAACAGGCATGGCCGCCCAAACAGGAATATTAACGTAATCTATAACAGGATACCTAACAGTTGAGACATCATAAAAATTTACACCATCAATTGATCCTTCTATTCCTTCAATTATAAACGGGTCGGCACCAAAATTTGAAACCTGTATAGTATCAACTGTTGTTGGGGCGCCCAAACTAAATTTAAATCTTTTAACAAAACCATAATCTGTACTATAATTTATTTTAATGGTATGCTCTCTTCTCTCAAAGAACCAGTCTAAGTTATAGGATAAATCTGGGAGTTTAGATATTATTTTAAAGTACAGGTCTGTAGCTTCATCATAGTCATTATAAATTGGTTGATATTGAGTAATGTCAAAAATTATTTTCCATTCGCCGTAGTACACACCATCAGCAGAGGCCCTGTATCTTAGGTAGTCCTCATATTTTTCTATTTGTAGAAAATACACAAATGTTTCTCTTGGAACTATTGAAAAATCCTTAAACAAGAAGCTGTATTGAGGAGCCTCACCAGTAAAAGATATATCAAATCCTTGCCCGGCAGCCCTGTTATAAAGAATAGATCCAGCGTAAGTAACAGCCCTTAAAGGAAACACAGAATTTAAAGATAATTTAGAAACATTGGTTTCTGTCCCTTCTCGTGTTGGAACACGTAAATACCTATACCTGTTTATAGCAGAGGGGTCGTTATAATCTACCATTGGTAGCGGCAAAGAAGTTTCTAGCGGCGATGGAATGATTAAATTTCTAACAGACAATAATTTATTATAATTATCCGAAATTTGTTCCAATAGAACATCATATTCATCCGATATTTCTTGTAAAGATGTATTACCATTTAGTAGAAAATTATTAATGAAATCTAGATTAATATCTATCCTAGATATCATCTCATCTAACAGATATGAACTAAACTTTCTTTCATCGTGGTAAGGATGTTCAATATCAATAGGAACAAAATTATTTGTTGTTGACTTGCTTAACTTCTGAAAAGCATTATTATAGTCATCCTCAGAAATAAGTTCGCCAAGATACCTTTTTCTATTCAAAAGTAACTTAATAAGCTCATTTTGTTTAGTTAATAAGTCATTAACAAATAATGTATAAAGCGACATTTACTGCCCCCCAAGTTTCAGATATTCATCAAAACAAAGTATCTTATCGTACTTATAAAAACTTTTGCAAATTATTTGGGCACCATTATATTTTTTACCTTCATAAACTACAGTTTCTGGTATTTCATTGCCCGTTACTTCACAAATTTTATCGGTGTGAGCCAATGCCCAGTACGGTAAAATTGGACTTTCAAATTTATACCCACCAGAATCAATACTTTTAGTCCATTGCTGATCTAGACTATACGCGTATCTAAATACACCAAACTGAACAGCACATCTTTTTAGGGCATCACTTACGGCAGATTTATAACTAGACATTATAATTTCTTTAGTAGTTTTATCTCTATCTGGTTGGCTATCTTCGCCAACTTCTTCGCGTATAACCCCGAAAATAGATAATGCACCAATAACAGAAGCTATCTTGTTGTTGGATGTCACGCCAGTGTCTATTTCCCTTACAGTAAATTGCCAATTCTCTGGGCCAACAACCGAATCTAGCCGGTCTTGTACATCCCTAGCATCAATAAACGCCACCATTAGTGCCTTATCTCTATTCTTGCTAATTGTTTGTGGCTTAAATTTAATAGCTCGAATACTAAACGGCTCTTCTAACTTCTTCCTAAGTTCAACCCAATCCATGTTATCTCCTTATACAACTCGATACCAGAGTGTTATTTTCCCGCCATAAGTTTGATAAGAATCATACGCAACACTTGATAGTGTTGCATATATATTAGATATGGTTTCTTGTAATTCATCGTTAATTTCAAGAGTAATTTCTGAATATATTGGAATACCACCTAAAATTCCCAAACCAGATAGATCTGAGTGAATGGTAATTCCTGTTTTAATTGTACCTATTCTATCTTCATAATAACCTTCCGAAGTATCTGGTAGTAAAACAAACAAAACTTTTTTACCTATAGAGTATTCTATCGTTGTTGGATTTTGTGGCCGGCCGAGAATAACCGGATGTGGATAGAATAGACCCTCTGTAAAATACGCCCCCTCTTCTTCCCAATATTCATTAAAGGTGTCTTCAGTAGTAAAAGTTTTACTAATATATAGTTTAGTACCATGGTACAAATTTAAGGAATCTGTTCTAACCATCGTTGCAAAACTTCCAGCAGCAGAATGCTTATTTACCTTAATCATTATATCATCCGGTGTAAAGAATGTCAATAGCTGCTCAGGAATAAATAAGAAAAAGTTTGTCATTGCTGGCAACATATCCCCATCTAGTGGCTGTAAATCCCAATAGTATTTACTTTCTCTTGTAGCATCTATTGCATCTTCTAAGTATTCCTCTGCAAGACCTCCGCCCAACTGTCTCATATCCTTTACATTATCCTCAATAGCTACTGGCGGATCTGTACTATTATGTACTAATGATATACCAAGTATAAGTACAGATCCAGAAAAATTTGGAGAAGCAATGGTGCTTAATTGAGATTTAAAAAAAGAGTAAGACAAGAATCCATATGAATCTAATAACTCAGAAATATATGGATCATTAGGAAATGTTTCTGTTAAATAAAAATCTTGCACGCCCGCCCGATTACCAACTTCAAAAATTGCCTGGTGTATCTTCTCGCCGTCTTCAGAGTTTTTTCTTAGATACGTTACAACATATTTATCCAATAAATATGTGTTTGACATTGTTGCATCATTTTCAACTGGCCTATAAACAGGATTAAAATTCAAATAGTTTTCTTCGGAAAATATAAGTTTTGGTTTATCTAAAACAACGTGTTCTTGTCTAATATAATACGAAAGATTAAACACCGATTTAGGTGATTTTAAATCATCTGTATTAATTTCTACTGCCCCAGAATATGGATCGATAGATTTAATAGGCAGCCGACGATTTAAATCAGTATCTATAATTGGATATTCTAAAAACGTATAGTAAACTGGAAAACTAGATAAAAACAGTACATTATTATCATCCATTGAAATGTCTTTTTCTACTATAAAATTCATCCCTACAACAGAACTACTTATAAAGTGTGGGTAAAAATCTTCACTTAAATAATTTTGTCTAGTAGAAAATACCGTGTCAGAAGCTTCATTCAGGTAAGCAAAGTGTCTAGCACACATCCACCACTGCTGTCTTGACGAGGCGTTAAATTGAAAATAAATTAGATTAGCATAATCATATGAAATATAATAATATCCAGGAGAAGTATATAGTCTAATATGATCATCAGCTATGTCTACATAATATTCATTTGATCTCATAGCTGCCCCGGCTTCGCGCTCACGTAGCACCTTGTTAGCAGTTAAAAGTTCTCTAAATCCATAGTTGATTACTCCTGGAATATTGGGATCAGAGTGAACTCTTACTTCTTTTACAAAAACAACAAAGTAATATTTAGATTTATTGTTTACTAAATTATGGTAGATATAAATTTTACCATTTATGTTTCTCACTTCATAGTTGCTTCTATCAATTACGTTCCCGGCATTGTCTGTTATAACAGCACTTTGGGCATAACGATCTATGCCGCCCAGAATTTCGTGATAAAAGTAATATGGTTTGTCTATACGATATACATTAGTTATAAAAAACGGATAAAAGATAATATCGTAATATCCATCCTCTGGCACTTCAATAAAATCCCATCTTCTTGTTAATGGAATGGGTGCTTTTTTCAAAGCGATATTGCTTGAAGTCGTAGTTCCTAGATTTGAAAATTTGGCCAAAGTGGCGCAATTTTCATGCGTTTCACCAGAGAGATAACAACGATTAAAATCTGTCATTGTATACATTATACAACCACCTGTTTAAATTCAATTGCAGCATATGGTGACGCACTAAAATATTCATTAGAAGTAGAGTAGTACAACCCACGCATATATGCTGGGGCTTTAATTTCAATGTTAAAGATAGGACTAACTATCTCTTTACCATAACTTGTTTTTGTTTTAGCTACTACAAAGTCCGATCCAGGGGTATAGAGATAATAGCCAATAATTTCATCAAATGTAGCAACACTGTGCGGCAAATTAGAAAACAAAACACCATTAACTTTGGTGTCTTCACCGACTTCATCTAAAGCCACAAACCTAAGTGTGTATTGTGTACCAGATGCTTGCTCCCATTTCAGGAAACCTATAGGCACTGCTGGTGAATAATAATTATCATAACTAGTTATTCTATTATTCTTATTTAAGTTGACATCATTGACACTCCATGTATCTGTTGTTCTATCGGGATTATTAAGAATAAATCTGATTATATTAACCTCATCTATTATTACATGGTCACCTTTTGCCAAGTAGTCTACAAACAAACCAGTGGGCGCAGGAGAAGAATTAAATACTAACATGTTCTCTCCGCTGACAACAGTGAAATCAACGCCAAACGTGTATTCTGTTCCAGAACTATCATACAACCTTGTTGGGCCTTGATCAAAATCAGTTACATCTGGATTAACTATATCATATTCATGTCTTAAGTAATAGGAGTTACTTGCATTAAACGTTACTGGTTCAGCTAAGAAGTATTCTTTAGTTAAATCCATAGTAACAACTTCAGGATAGAATTTATTACTAGCTACTTCTTCATCAAAAATACCAATAAGACTTCCATTATTATACACTAAAAGCCTGTCTGTTAGTGTTGAAAATACTCTAAAACTAACTCCCAAATCTCTAAAAGTATTAGTTCTATATTTATAGTTAAACTCTGACATGAATCCCTTAACCTGGACAGCCTCTTCATTGCTGTTAACTTGATAAATACCTTTAGTAATATTTTTAGGATCGTTAGCAAAATAAGATGGTAAAACAATTGCCTTCTTTATACCAGCTATTCGCAGCACGCCCATGAACCCACTAAAATTATTTGTCTTTATGTGATCATTATCATACACTACATAGGCGCCGCCCAACAAAAACTGTTTTGCAAATTTTTCGGTTGGGAAAAACATAGCATTTTCAAACCCAGTAGTTGTTGTTCCTACCTCGGATACTCCATGTAGCCTTTCTGGATTTACTGTTACAGTACTATCTATTGAATAGTTATTTAATATAACTGTTGGCACATAATGACCAGACCTAAAGTAAAAACTTTCGTCATCAAGTTCTTTCGGGGGGACATAAAGACAAGAGGTGTTGCCCGTCCCATCAAGACGCAATTCTCTCAACTCTGTAGTTAAAATCAAATTATTAAGAGTAAGCCTAGAAAGGCCAGCTATAACTGAGACGGGGTGATTTAAAATTGGTGCCTCGTTAAATTCACAAAATATCTTTAATTCTAATGGCAATCCCCCTATGTATGCAATCCTATCTTCTCCACCTATGCCAAGAGTTAGAGGATCTATTTCTGTATTCGTCAAAAGTAAATTATAATCCTTCTCCCCAACTAACAGTGGGTTTACATTTTTATTCGTCAGTTTCCATACACTGTCAACAGCTTCGTAAACAAAGAATAAACCGGGCTGATAAGTAATACTAATGCTTCCCGACGGGTATAAAAGATCCCAATCATTGTTCTCTGTTGGCTTATTATAAAAAGTAATCACACCTGGAAGGGCCTTAGAATCAATATACCCGGAGGGTGTAAATAATCCATATTGATTATAATTATTAGTTATATCGTATGTACTTCCACCCGATGTTAAAACAACCCCGCTAATGCTAACAACTGGAACATAACGTAATTTACAAAAAACTTCGGAGCCGTCAATAGAAAATACTTCTGTTTGCATTCCTATATTAGGATTATCGTTAACAGCTAAATTTATATACTGTGTCTCAACAACAACTTTTTCGTAATATGTATCACTATCATAACCAGCAAAACCAGTAACCTGCACTAGTCCAACGTCACCTGTTACTCTATTAACCATCATTTCAGGGTGTTCGGCCAATAGTTCTTGTTCTAATGTCTCCCAAGGAGCAACATACCCGCTGGGATAAGTGGATTCAAGTTCAGTAAATACGCGAACATGTTTATAGTCATAACCAGCAGCAGGCAACAGGGTATCGTCTAATTCTCCGTATCTATCAAATGTCACTAAGTACGCTGGTTTATACCCACGATACATTGGCTCATTTTCTGCTAAAGCAAAAGAATAACTATATGGACCATTCTCTGTTGTTTGAACAAATTCGGTAGGATTAATGGTTCTATAAACTGTAGCTGTTTCCCGTGTGGCGTAATTAAAAAATCTGTAATATTTTATAAAATAAAACCCTGTTTCTAATATGGGGTCCCAGCTGGCCTGTAATCCGACAACTATGTTATTTGTTGCATACCCAATACCACTTTGAAAATAATCAATATCCGCTAAAGGAGCATCCCACATAGCTGGCTCAAAGTAAGCCCTATTTTGGTGTTCCCACGGCAACAATCTAAAAGTATCTAGTGTTAATACACTATTTATAGCTAGCATGTGCACTCCTCAATTCAGAAATCATGGGCAGCATTATTGGCATTGCGTCTTGGTACCAATTCTTTGATTGTTCCCACATGTTAAAAAATAATCGCTTTAAAGATTCATCATACCATGGAACAACCTGTATGGGTGTCAAATAAAGTTTAAAAGAAGTGTTGTAACCTAAAACATATAAATATCTACATAGAATAAGTTGCTGGTCATCTTCTTCTATCCCATAAAAATAAATTATACCGTTCTCATAATCGATATAATAATCACCTTTTACTACAACGTCATCCTCAGAAGCCACCTCAGTAACAAAATAATTTTCCGTATCATCAAAAATTAATGTTCCGGGTTTAATTGGATACTTTTCAAGTTGTACTTTTTTCAAGTCTAGAGGAATTAAAACATTTCCAGAGTCACGCAGATTGCTTCCATGCATTAGATGAAAAGGACTCAGAGTTATATTATATCTATATATTGGTGACCAATACATAAATGTTCCGTCTATTGAAACTTCTTGTAACCAACTTATGATGTAGTCAACTGCGTCATTGTTAATATCGTCAAAAATATCATCAAATCCATCTACATACTCAGTGGGCCGTGGTGTTCTAATAACGGGGTCTGGTTTTAAAGTTATTTCACCGCTTGTTGATGTAGAGAAGAAAGGAAACTGAAGCCAATCTTTCGGTCCAGACAGCGTCATTCCTGTGGGCTCTATTAAAACTTCGCACTCAATATCACCAATCCAAATTTCACCAACTAACACCGGAGGAAGGGCCAGGTCTTTCATTAGTGCCCATGACAATCCTTCCTTTGTTGAAGAAGGATCATTAGCATAATAAGTTTTTACTCTATCTATAAAATTACCAATACTTTCTGTATCATACCTATCTAATGCCATAAGCTCGGCAGTTAGGTCTAGGGAGTTAACTTGTATCAGTTTATTATCCATTTACATCTCCCAAATCAAATAGTTCACCAAAGGCAAGATATCTTTCTCCTGTAATCCATTCAGTAAGTTCAAAATCAACCCCAGTCCCAGTAATACCCTCTCCTGGATTTGGGGGTGTTGTCCAAATAGTTGTTGGAGTAAAATCAATAAAATAAGAGAGTTTATTTGCATTATCCCAATATATCGCTGGATTATACCCCTTAAAATAATATGTATAATCTCCAGTAACAGTTCTAACGGCGATTTCATTATGACAGAGGCATTTAATTCTATCAAAAGAAACTTCATATGCCGTTAGGCCGTGCATTTGGTGGTCTTCTGTTTCAGACTCAGATGCTCTAAAATAGTTTACTAAATTAAGCTCCCTGTGATTATAGATAAAATCTTGTTCTCTATAAATTCGCTCTTCAGAATCATAGTACTTTAAAGTGAATTTATAAATACCAGGAGAATCCAAATTGTATATAAATCTTTTAGGATACTGAGAGAAGTCTAAAAGCTCACCAGTATAAGATGTGGGTGTTCCCTCTCCGTCTATCAAGAATTGCCCACCACTTGGAACTGTTACAAGCAGCCCAAATTCATAGTCAAAAGGATTATTGATAAACTTATTTTCGATCTTCAGCACAACTTGGTCATAATCATGTACTTCAAACTTTATATTGTACGGGCACATACTGTGCTGTTTAAGGTTACCTGTAGCTTCATGGGTTAATTGCAGGTCTTCTTCTAGCCTATATAAATAAACGTTATCGGATGTAAACCCTCCGCTTGGTATCACATAGATGAACCTACTGAAAGGGTCTACATCAAAATCAGCTATTGTATCTATTCGACCAAGAATTCCTGGTCCGTTAATAAACAAAGCAGAAATAACCTCGTCATCGCTTTCCCCCACAGCGTTATATACCTTCTTATGATGAATAAAACAAGAATGCTCAGCATCCCATTTAATGAATGTTTGTTGATCTTCTCTTGTTTCTGGAGTATACCATGCGCGGGGAACAATCCTCTCAATACTTTGGGTATAAAAAACAGGATAAATTGTAACTTCAACACTTTTCATATTGAAGTATTCTATGTATTCTATGTACTCCCAACGATATTTGGATTTGTAGATACCATCCAAACCGGGATAAATAAGCTCTGAAAAGTCGTCGTGAGAATTAACCCCTAGTCGCTTACCTGTTATTTTAATTATTTTATAGCCAACGTTAAGGTCTGTATTACCAAAAATATTTTGTAAATAAAAAGTAGGTTCATACGGGATTGTTTCGCTGGTTGTGAGTATGCTATACCAGGTGGTATCTTTATAATAATTATAAGCTATTGTTTTGGGAGCAGGGTCTGAAAAACTATCAAATTGAAACGGGGTTCCATCGCCGTTGTACATAAACCAATCCCCATCACTAGGAAATTGATGTATCATATACTTTGGTGATTCAAAATACATGTAGTTAAGAAGGGGATCAACTGCAGTAAAAATTGGCGACTCAAAAGTATAGGTATCTGTATAATAAGGCCCAACGAACCCATCGAATTTAAGCGTACTATACCCAGTTAAGTTATCAAAAGATTTAGAAACACACAGCGTTGGAATACCAGATTGTGAATGTGTTAGCGGCCAGCGATCATTAAATGTTTTATTTAGTTTAATCGTTAGGTCTTCAAGCTCTATCCCTGCCGTATTTAAAAGCCTTGATCCAGAGCTGTATGGATATGCCCTAACATTATAATACAGCGGGTAATAGTTGGTTAACTTCTGTGTATAGTTTGATAACCGATTAGTCATAATAAAAATCCACTGCCTTCAAGGTTATATATTCACCCGTCTCTGGAGTATAATTACCAATTAAATATTTAGAGTAGTCTGTTCCGTCTGGCAACTCTCTCCAAATTAGAACATAATCAAAACTAGTATCATTCTCACCTATATCAAGTATTTTTTCATCTGCATTAATAATTGTAGCCATTAATTTCTCAGTACTAAAAGGTTCAAAGATACTCATATTCTCAAAGTAATTAATAACAGCTTCTTCAGCTTTTTCTGCTATAGCTTTCTTTTCTGTCGTTGTTAGTTCTTTTCGTTGTGTTAACGAAGATGTCCTTGTTGTTTTAAAATTAATCTTGGCTCTAAAAGAAATACCAACGATATCTGGTGATTTAACCAGTATTCTGTCTCCTACGGCAGATACGGAGTTAGCAATAACTTGGCCCAGAACTGCCATTTGGTCACTTTGGTTTGGATAAATTCCATAAACATAGAGCGTTGCTGTGCCGAGGCCACTTTCATATCTATCTATATTAATATCTTTAATTCCTGGCAAACTTAGTAAGTTAACGTAAAGGGCGGCCAAGTTGGCCTTTTCTAGTTCCAGTAATTTCTTACTTATTCTATATCTGTAATTTGTATCTGTTTCAACATCCTGTCCATTGCCAATGGCGTAATCATTAATAACTTTAAGTGATTCATTTTCGTAATCATCATATGATGTAAAATCATGATTGATTAAAGTATCTTTGTCTACGTTACTGTAAGAACCTGCCGTAGAGGCAATTGCAGAAACATACTTTTCCGTCTCGCTACCTAGAGTAACAGAAGAATTAAGGATGTATTCCAAACCAGAAACAGTAGATATTTTAGTGCCAGCTGGAACAGTAAAAGATGATCCGTCGTTTATATCTTCAAAAGTATCGCTATCAACATAAAATTTTAGGTTAGACTCATCTGAAGTGGTAAAAGCATAGGTTGTGCCTTTACGATAAACACCAAACATCTCCCCATAAGCATCTAAGTACTCACCAGAAGCATATTTTAGGAATCCTTGTGAAACATTGGATACAATATCACTATATATATCGGCGTGTTCTGCGGCGATCACTTCTAATATACTTCTGGCAGTTCCACCCTTAGACAACTGCCGCAAACTGGTTGTCGTCAATAGTCTAGATTTTAATTCATCTAGTATAGTTTGGTATGTTTTATGTGCTAAAGGCATGTTCTAACTCCTACTTAATAAATGTGCCTAAAAATAGTCTGGTCTAAATCATAATTAAATGCTAGCTTATACTTTCCGCCCGACGTATTAATTACTACAGCGAAAAGAACTGTAGTTGGACCAATTCGTATTGGATAAATACTTAAATCACTGGTATCAATAAAATTATCAAATGTAAGAATCTTTCTAATAGAAAATTCACCACTACGCATGACATAATCTATATCCGCAACCGTACCTATAAGATCCCTTAAATTCGTATTAAATTCCGGGTGAAGTTGCCAATCAGCATCGTAAGCCTCCACCCGCTTGATTACTTCTTGCTTTAATGATACTCCAAACAAATCCTCTCTAGTATCCTCAAAAGTAAATGTATCAATTAAATCATTTTTATCTATTATAAAGTCACCGAAGTAACTTGTCAAGAGATCATTAAAGTTAACCCTAGTACTCCACATATATTCTCCTATTAAGTCATGCTAGAGTTGATGGCCGAAGTAATACCCGAAGTATCAATAGAAAATGGTGTTTTCGGCCAAAGAACTGGAATTGGCGTATAAAGTGTGGATGGAACATACGACTCAAGCAGTGGATTAAAACAGGATTTTGGGCCCACACGAATTTGATTTAGTGCCGCATTCATCGCAAACGGTCCCTGAACAATCGTCCCCAGGTGCTTATGCAATACCAGCCCAACATCATAGCTATCTTCCATGTTGGCAGCAATAGCCACATAGTTAGGATCTAAAAATATAAATGCTTGATTTTCATACGTATTGCCACTATACATAAATTTCGGTATAGCAGGGTCTTGCATTTTATGATGGCCACGTACTGAACTCATTATAAACCTCCACCTTACTTAAGTAATAGTATGTTCATTAAAACATTAAGAAAAAGCACCATTGCCACCATTATCTTTACCAGAAGCACCAGAATACGTTAACATGGCAACACAAACAGTATCCTTTCTATCTTCAACAGAGTCTGCTCTCGGTTGCGTTTTATTTTCAATGTCATCATCCTTTAGTAGCGTACCCTGAACTTCTAACATATAGTCTTTAAATCCGGAAAGATGCCTAATAGGAGAAGCATCTACTAAAGCATATACGCTTTCTAGTGGTTGGTAATGGCCAGTCGAATCTAATTCTCCAATAGATTTAGGTATTCTAAACGGACCGCGACATGTTATCCACTCACATGCTTCTTCAAAATCTTTTACAGTATCCATTAATCTAAATCTTAGATCTAATTTTCCGGCATTATCTTCATAACTAGCCATATACCCATAGTAATCATATCCATCTGCATCATAATCATTATACTTTTTTGGAATATGTAAAATTGGATTTTCTGTTGGTTGCGTTACGCCATATACCCAATCTTTCGGGTATTTTTCTTGAATTTTGTTCTCCCATATTTTCTCTGCGTGATGCAAAAGTGTACATTTAGGGCAAGCGGCTTTAACAGCTCTAGTTTTATTATTATTAAGCAAAACCCACTCATCTTGCCACCAGCCTTTAGATTTTGGGCAGATATATTCTTTTCCGCCAATATTGACCTTACATGGAGATAAAATACCCCTCACTATACGCTTACTCATTAATTAAACCTCAAGAACTTAAATTTAGATCCAATTGTATGGTTGTATGCCCTAATCATACTACGAAGTCCTTTATTTAACGCCACAAATTCTTCCGGTAACGCTTTTATTGCTCTTGAAAGCCCCATAGTTGCGCTATCGAACCAACTATTAAATACAGCCCCCTTTATTCCAGCTATAAATGGAACAGATCTTAATGTTAACGGCTTGATAACAATAGGCTGTCTATATGGCCCGGCATGATACATGTAGTTAGATAACGTTGATGCCCAGCTAGGAAAAAATCTACTAAACATGAACATAGGCAGACTTCTTGCTTTCGATGCGGCGCTAATCCAATCTCCTAGTACATAGGCATCTGCAGCCTGATACATGCCAATATAAGCACCTATCTCAGCCCCCTTAGCCCCCTCATCATCAAAAAAACTTCTACCCATTTCTGTGCTTGCTATTAGACCAGACAAACCACCCGTAGTTCCTGCAGCAAAATATTTTAACAGCAACTGAGATGCATTGCTGCCTGTTGATGTTATAAAATCACCACTAGCGTTGGGGTTTGTTTTCATAAATTCTCTAGCCGTCTCACTAGAGGAATATATATTTCTTTCTTCTCTTGATCGTAAAAATCTAGATTGTTTATTACCCTCTCTTACCATATCCTCTATTCTACCCTGTGCAGCCGCCAGGGCATAATTGGAAACATTTGATATGAGGTGTGGCTCAACAAAAGTTACGAAACCTTCATCTTGTGTAAACCTGTGGATCACAGAGGCTACTTCGAAAGACCCATAAAGTTGCGATTGAGCATCATCCAAAACTATGGTATCAAATGGACGTATGTTTGGATTACCTACCATAGCTAACTCGCCTTTATACATTTGTGCAAGTTTTTCCATTAAAATAGAAAATCCATATAGTGCCTGCAAATCATTAAATTTTCTAGCATCCATGTCTTCAGCATTTGCTTGTATGTTTTTACTTGTATAATTAAACACCTTTTTATGAGAATCTAAAATATTGTCATCTAAGGCAATCATACTTTCTAATGCTATGTCTTCTACATCTTTCTTTATAAGAACAGCATTAAATATGTTTTCATTAGTTCTTATATTATTAAAAACCATATTAACTTTATCGCTAACATAGTGTGGCATTGTTACTGGTTCTACTTCTCTTTCAACTGAAAGCTGTGGCCCAAGTACTGGATCTATTTTTGCTTGTTTAGCTTTAAAATTAGTAAATTTATCAGCCAAAACAAGATACATATCGGCAGGCAAAAAAAGCTTAAAAAATTCTAACTTCCCCATTTGTAAAGCCACCGTCCAAATATCCGATGGTTTCACAAAAACGGTACCAGCAGGCAAAGACTCTTCAAAATATATTTCATTTTTTGCCATTACTTTATCTGCGGAAACATAATAAATTTGTTGCTTAGTGGGCTTGCCATAGTACAAAATATAGTCTTGTATGGCTTTCTTTGTTTCCGCTGTTATTGCAACATAATTATTGAAATTATCAAATGTGGCACCATGATAAATTTTAAACATGTCATCAGTAAAAGTTTTTATATTGTATTCTTCGTTCAAAAACTTAGCAAAAATATTAGTTTGAACAATTTCAGTTCTAGTGTTTCCATAAAAACTTAAACCAGATGTTTTGTATGTATCGGTCCTTTCTTTCATTATAAGAGAAGCATTGGTACCATATGGACGTACTGTCGTAATATGTGTTGGATGTCTATATCCAAGTTCTCTTATTGTTTCCCAAACTGTGGACATATTCTTATCATTAACATAAAAAGTAGGAAAAGTCGGATAAATCGCTAATAAGTTATTGTCCTTCTGCCACGCACTTAATAAAACAGGATCAATGTTTTCTATTGATCTATTGCTCTGTCCTATCCACACATCAAAAAATCCACCAAACATTGTAGCTGACCCATCCATTCCAGAATTAGTTAGGTACCACCCACCAAAGTGTATAGCTGCAGGATGTTCCAACAATTTCTGTACTATAACTGCCGTACAGGCGTTGTTTAGGTGGACAGCTCTATGTATTTTTCTAAGTCTTGGATCAATGCCCTGTCCCCCCATTTTACCAGAAGCGGTTGGCTGCGATTTTCCCATAAATCTATCATAAAGTGACGTAAGTGAATTATAATGATTAACTACATTAAATAGCCTGGCAGCGTATGTCGGATCTTCATATATTTTTTGACCATAATAAGTCATAAGCTCCGCATTGTGCGCTAAATAGGTGGACGCATCTTCCATTAACCCGGAACTTGTAGCGTCCAAACCAAGCAACTGTCTAATTTTCCCACCAAAGCTAGAGGGAAACCTACCATCTAATGGAGCCAAAAGTTCACTTAAAAATCCCTGGCATACAACAGTAACTATTTCCCCTGGCTGCACCTCTGTAACCAGCCCTGTAAATACTGTTGGCAATTTATGTTCTAAATTATGGTATCCTAGTTTAATAAGTATTTTTGTTCCTGCCTGTAAAAACATTTTAGTTATAGGCATCAATTCGTTTGTAAACCTATCCATTTGGACAAGTGTTCCATTATCCATTCGTTGCAGTCTGTATCTATTTTCAAAATCTTTTTCAATAACGTCTCTACTAAATTCTTGCGTTAAATAAACATCTGCTCCATAAATTTTTGTTGTTAAATTACCAAACGTATTTAAGAATTTAATAACTGCAACATCTACATCATGCTTAAACCTAGCTACCTCAATTTCAGTAACAGCGGAGTAACTGTAAAACTTATCCCACTCTACTTGTTTTAACCCCAGAAACTCCGAAGAATCGTCAGCAGCTACGTCTTCTATTAAATATATCTTAAAAGTAGGAAAACTTGTATCGTATGTAAATTGATCAACAACTAGATGAGTACCGCCGTTTGTATCAACAGCCGTCATTAAATTAATATAGGATGAGGCATTGGTTTCATATGGGCCGTCTGAACTAGAATGCTTCAAAGGCTCTGTCTCTGGTTTATTTAAAACACCCTGACCCTTGTCTTCTGCCCCCTCCGCATAACTTAATTCTACTGTTTTATACCGAAGTAAACCAGAATAATGTTCTTTTATATTTTGAATGGCGGCGTTAGAAACGACAACCGATTCTGCACATAATTGACTCATCTGTTCTGGGTCTGGTTCTAGCCCAGAATCTATATATGCACCAGGGTCTTCTCCCCTCTGTAATAAAAGATCTGGATAACACGTCCTTGTCAATGCATCCATATCAAAATTAAATCTATTCTTGAGTTCGTGCGTATACTCGCCACGATTGATTTTATCCCTTATCCAGATCAAAAATGGATCTTTATCACAATTTTTTGTGTAAAAATCTTGAATATACTCTCGCCTTGTTTGTGCATGCTCCATCCAGCTTGCTTGCTTAATAGATGGCATAAAGTATACATCAATTATTTCTGTAACTGGCTTAGCAAAAAGCAACGGTAAAGATGGAATTGGTCCTGCTGCGACAGTCCCTGTACCTGGAACGCCCATAGAAGTCATCCACACAAGCGTCTGGACAATCGATCCGTGTAAAAAACTCCCACCCATTAATTTCTGATAATCCTCTAAACCACCAGCAGGCAAAAGGCTGTTTAGTTTTTCTACGTTGGCCCAACCTTCTATAGTTTTCTTAGTGGCTTCAACCAATTTGGCATCGTTATTTATATTCTTCATATAGTTGGGATTATCTCTTTCAAACTTGTCCCAAACTTGTATTTGTAAGTATAGCTTAAATGTTTCCGGCCCAAGGTTCTTTGCCTCTATTGGGCCTAATTTTTTAAGTTCATCAACTATTAAATCTGGTAAAATATAGTCCTGAAAAATACTAATATTACCTGAATCATTATAAATTGTATTATCATAGACATAGTTCTCAAACATGTTTAAATTAACATTCATAGCGTTCGGCGTGTCAGGTACTGTACCAACAGCCAAATCAGAGATAACAAAATTAACAAGACCAAGAAGACCCAGCGGTTTATTAAGTATTCTTACTCCTTGTATATCATAATTAGAACCAGGCGTGTAATCAATTTTACCACGCAAAGCTAAGAATTGAACTTCTTTCAAGTTATATAAGGCCTGTAAATTAGATAGCGGAGTACATGTTCCAGTCTTCTCATCAACTAGTGCCAAGCCCCCCACACCAACAGAAACATTACATCCGCCCAAATGCTGATAAAACGGCATTGGGTACCCGGCAATAGGAATAGGAACAAATTTATTTTTTAATGATATGCCTATACTGTTAAGAATTATTCTTGCTCTTGTATCAACAAGTTTAAACCCCTGTATATCATAATCCATATAACTAGAAATATTGAAATCTTTAAAAAACGGAATACCAAATTCTTTAAAAAAGACTATGTAGTTTTCGTCCGTTTTCATTATATCAACTGTCCATCCGTCTTCTAACTTATTTTTTATATCTTCGGCTGCTGCCCTTAGCTGCTCTGAATCTCTTATTTCTTGATACGGCGTTTTACCAATATTTATTTCAGGCGTCTGTGCTCCGGCTGCTATTGGACGAATGTTTTTATAATTATCATTTAAATCTAAATATAATTTTGGGTCAACTGGCTTGCCTTTTTCCTTAACAGCAAAATGTAGGTGCGGTCCACTCGAAGAACCCGCGCCCTTTGTTCCTGGCGTACCCCCAGATTCTCCTATTTGCTGTCCCTTTTCCACCTTCATACCAACTCTGACCCACACTTGACTTAAGTGTGCATAGTGTGTTGTAATTCCACCTTCATGAGATATAACAACTAAACCACCACTATACTGAGTATCTTCAGAAGCCGTTACAACCTTTCCTGATTCAGCTGCGAATACCGGTGTTCTTTGTGCAGCCCTCAAATCAACTCCCTCATGGACTCCTGTTGGATTAGATCTGGTAATCGTATGTCCAGATTCTCCCCAATCATGTACAATTGTATGTTGTTTTAAAGGCCACCCTAATTTTATTTTACTGCTTGCTCCCTCTTTTTGGGGATCAGGTTTAGTTTGTTGGCTGGCACGTTCCTTAGCTTGTGCTTCTTGTAACGTTTTTTCCAGCTCTTCCATTTTTTTATTATAGAGATCTCTCTTATATTTATCTTTCTCTAATATATCATTAATTGCATCTGCTCTATCTTTTTCTGGCACAGCCATTGATTTTAAAAGCTCTATAAGAGTTCCAAAGGATACACCACCAGTAGAGATAGCATGAAAATATCTACCAACCACCATAAATTCATTATCAGAATTTAAATTAACTTTAAAATTTTTTATAGCATTAACGTGCGTATCATAATTTAATTTAGCTTGTTGTATCCATCTGTCAACTCTTCCCTTGAGTTTTTCTTCATTAATTCTAAAATAAGGACTGACTGCATGGTGATTATAATATTTCAAATATAAATTAACATCTAGACACAGCCCGCCATATTGAGACATAACATTTATTGACATTCCTTCAATAATAACAGAAATAGTGTTATCTTTTGAATAATAGTAATTAAGAGTTCCTAAAAAGTCTAAATCATCCACAGCAGTAGAAGCACCTAAAGTTCCTGCCAAATGCCCAAAAAGCTGCTCTTTTATTGTCAAATTATTTACATTTACAATGGGAGCAACTTTACACATCCCAACAATTGGAAGAAGCTTGGAAGCAATTTCTTCTTCACCATAAAACTGCATACGAACTGTTATATCCCAATTTGAATATCCGGTTTTAAATGGCGTATCAGCAGGACTTCTTAAAGCCCCCAAAAACATAGAATTGGTACTTTTAGTGACATGTATATCAGAGGGAGGTACTTCTAATTTAATGTAACCAATTGTAAACTCCGACTGAGCTGGATGGTCTAAAGATTTAAATGCTAATACGTCATTATCCTTCATTGTTGTTCTCCGCTTATTCTGCGTCTTGTCCGTATAGATGTTCTACTATCATAGGGATTCATAATGTTAACTTTAACATCATTTGATCCTAATTTTTGCTGTATTTGTTTGCCAAGCTGTTCGCCGTTTGTATCATAAGATACTGTTCCTTCGGAAGCAAATCGACCGCCGGTGGCTCTTTTCAAATTATCTAAAAAACTTGGTTCTCTTGGCATCCCCAAAGCATCTGCTGGGGATGTTGGCCTTTTCTTACTCATGGCTTCTTTATCAGCAGCAGTTGGAGAAATTAATGGAGAAGTATCACTAGGAGACTGTAACATCCCTATAAGAGCTAAAGCGGCCACCCCTCCTCCAACACTAATAGCAACAGCAGGATGCTTCTTTAATGTTGTTTTAGCTACATCTAAAGCAACATCTTTTTTCGCCATACCTGCCTTTGATATAATTTCCTCTGGAACAAGCGTATGGGCAGCCATAGCTGCCATGCGTTTATTCATATACCCCAAATTCCCTGTCTTAGAATAAAAGCCCTCGACGCCACGAACAATTTCATTAAATTCCTCTGGTCCTGCTCCGGCGGCGGTTTTCAAAGCTGTTGACAATTCAGAATAATATTTATTAAAGTAATCTTTAGATGCCTTCCTATATAGTTCTTCGTCTTTCATTATAGCATCTACTTTGGCTTTGGTCAAATCCTTTCTCTTTAATAAATCGGGTTTTATTAATTTTTCTCTAAAAAACGAGGAAGAACCCAATTCTTCAAAATATTTATCAACATTTCCTTTCTTAAGTTCTTGCATAGCTCTATCTGTCATCTGAGCAAAGTTTAACATCGACGCCGAGTCGGCGTGCTTAAGAGAGTGAATTGGAAATTGGAAAAGAGCCTCACCCAACAGTTGAATCTGTGTTCGTGCTTTATCCCCCATTTCAGTTATTCCGCCACGTTGAGCCAAAACATCCATTAATCTAGTCATATTCGTTGTTTGTGGAATAATCCCCTTGCCACCTATTTTGCGAACAAACGTTTGTTCAAAAAGTTTCATATGCGAAAATGCTTCGGCAGATCTTAGCCTCCTCATAGCTTTATCTTTATTTTTATAAAACATGTGGCCATAATCTGTTTCAAATTGTGTAAATTCTTCCATTAGCTGCTTGTCGGCCTTACCGCCAGTAATAGAGGACAGCATATCATCATATTGTTTTTGTATTGTTCCAACTTCTTTCCATTTATTTACGTCTTTAAAATCAGTTATTCCTTGGTCTTTTAAAAGGTCAGCAAATCCAGCTGAATTAAAATAAGATGGCATCCCCTTTACATCGCTCTTTGTGTAGTCAAACGCAGACTTAAACTGAAACATCAGTGGCTCAGCAGTTTTAAGTAATTGCTTTTGTCTTTCAAATATTGTCTTAATCTGTTCCTGCGTTAGTTCGGCACCAGCCAATCCCTTACCTCTAAAAAATACAGCATCCATAGCGTCTTTATCTCTATCAATCATAGATAACTGGTCCATAAGGGTTGTGGTACGAATTGTTTTATCCATTATATCTTGATTAAATTTCAATTTATAAAAACCACCAGAAGTTATCGGCCATCTGGTACCATACAAAACACCAGATACATCCGTTACTCCGCCAGCCTTCTTGGCAGCAGTTTTTATTTTTGCTATCTCCTCCTGATTAAAACCAAGGTCAATTAAACCAACTTCACCAACTTCGGCTACGCTTTCGAATTGCTTGGCAGTTATATTTGAATGAATTGTAAACCTCGTGCCGCCCTCTGTTGGACCCAAATCACGAAGTATAGACCTTTTACCAGTTAAACCAATTCCTGGAGTTGTGGCGTATTCTCTTTGTGCTTTCTTTAATTTAACAAGAGACGACCTAACTCCCGCCGCGTCTCCTTTTTCTAAACTTAACTGTAAAGATTCTTCTGCTCTTGCCACATCCATAATTTTCTGCTCTAGCTTAGTAGAATAAAGCGGCCGTTGTGACGCAGCGCCCTCTTTAGCCGCAGCAGCAATTTTCTCTTGAAGGCCGGATCTGGCTCCAGGCATATAATAATATTCCTGATCCTTAATACTATCTAACAATTTAGAGATTTTTGGATCAGTATCTCCGTACATTTTTCTAACTTCGTCAATAAGTCCTTTTCTTGATTTATACTTAAACCCACCAGCATATTCTTCTGAAGCTATTCCTTTACCAAGCACCTCTCTTAACTCATTTACATTTGATACTTGTGTTTTTATTAAATCACCAACAGCGTCCGTACCTGTTTGATATGCCTCTGTCATTTTCAATGCCAGCTGTAATCCTTCCTTATTTAAACTAGTCATCTTAGCAAAATATTTAGGAATCATGAAATCAAGCCCCATGTTCCGCATCATTTGAGCATGTAAGATATCTCCCTTCGCTTTTGACCCTATATGCGCAGCCCCTGCTGCCCACAAGCTAAAATAACTTTGTATCATTAAAGGAACATATTTACCTGTTTTCTTGGTTTGCTCCATAGACTTAACTGCCATGGTTTTAACATAGCTTGGAGCGTTGCTTAATATATCTTCTCCATATAATAAATCTAAACTTTTCCCACCGGACAAAAGTGCCGTAACAGCTTCCATAGTATCTTGATATTTTTTTCCACCAATAGTAGACATAAGTTCTTTAGCGTGGCTTAGGCCCCCTCTAAGGTCTCCCATTACCACAAGACGTCTATCTAAATTTTCACCTGCACCAGTAAATGATCTAGCTGTTTTACTCATATATTCTCTATGAGCATGTTGCCCATATGCAATCACTTTATATCCCTTTTCAGTTTTCATAATTTCAGCACGATATTTTCTCGTGCCATCTTTTGCTAACCGTATACTTCTATTATCCTTTCTACCTAATATTTGTCCTGGCTTTAGATTTTTAATTTCTATTGTTTCTCCTGGTTTCGCTCTGTTAATTTTTTCCACAATATCACTAGAGAAGTCATCAACATCAAAAACAGAAGCAAACTCAATAGAATTAATTCTTTGCATAAACTCTTTAGAGCCTAGGGCCTGTCCAGCACCAATGTTAGCTATATAATGTAAATCCTCTACTCCCACTTGTCCCATTTTTGCGAATTGTTTGGCTATGGCAGCTGCTTTAGTTCTATCTATAACAGAACCTTCACTTATGCCTAAATTTTTAAGTAACTTTTGAGAAACTTTACCCCCTGTTAAAGCATCTAAAATATCTGTTTCTTTAAAACTTTTAACATTGCCTTTAAGTTCTTGAGCGAGAGCACTAAGTTCTCTAAAATCTTGAAACTGTTTATTACTTAGAACCCCAGCGTTCACTCTTAATTTAGCCTGTGTCTTTGAAAGCGGTTGAAAAAATTTATCTCCCTCTTCAGCAGAACTAACCAAATAATCCATTTTCATGTGTGCTCTGTACAATTCAAACTGATCTTTAAATTTACCGTGATGTTGCATTAACCAGTCTGCCATTTTCATTTCTTTGGGCAACCATCCAGAGGCCTCATCCCATACATTAAATTTATATGTTTCAGCTCCAAGCCCGGTAGCTATCTTCTGTCCTTTTTCATCAAAACCAAACATTTTATAAACTGTTTCTATTGCACTACCGCCGGCTGCAGGAACATACCCTTGATTAGCTAATTTAGAGCTTAACTCAGAAACAGCCTCGGTATTATGCATAAAACCACGATCCAAAACCATTTCTTCAACTAGTGCCCTATTTGTCGCAAAACCCCGCAGTGGAGAATTAGTTCCATGGGCCTGCCAAAGTGCGGCCGTATTAGACGTTCTATGTGCATACAAGGCAGATAAAATTTCTTCATCTTCTTTTGATATTGCCTTGCCGGCCATTTCAGCAGTTTCTGCTATTTTAGAAAGAACATAAGTAGACCCTTTAACCTCTTCAAACTGACCACCAGCTTTCTTAACCAGCATCCCAGAAAGAATTCCACCACCAGATCCAACGTGTTCATAGACAGAAGAGATGGACTTAGATCCTGCCTCACCTAAAGACCATATCCGATTACTAGTTCCAAATGAAACAAAAGCCATCTCTCCACCAGCAGTTTGTCTGCTGTATACACGGAAACCTGCCGAGGAAGATAATGCTTTTACTTGTTTCTTAGATAAACCTTCTAAATATCCGCCGGCTTCTAAAAATCCAAGTCTTCTGGATTTAGAAACAGCCGTTAGTCCCCTTTTCTTAAATTTACTACCAATTCTTGAATTTGCTGAGATTGTTTTTCCGCTGGCAGCCATTTCTGACATCATACTAACGGTGTTATATAGCTTCGCCGCCTCTGAGGGATTAGTTTTAGCTAAGGATTTATATACAGCCAAGAATGTTTCTTTAGTATTCTTTAATGATCCAAGATCTGTACCAGCCAGGTAAGGCTTTAATGTTTTATTAAGCGAATCGTTAGCGTCAACAACAAGCTGTTTAGCCTTAGACATAAAGTGTTTTTCTATTCTTTCTTTCCCAGCTACACGTTGCAGTAATCTTTCTTTATCTCTTGGTGTTGTTGCTCTGGCTAAATCTTCCCGAGCCTTATCAAGCTTTTGTTTGTTTCTTTTCAAGATGTAATCTATTCTACTAGATTTTGGATTAAGCGCAGTATCAAGTGCTTTATTAACCCTATGCAAAGTTTCTTTTGAACCAAACTCAGCGAACTTTTTCTGGTTGGCCTCAAATGCCGCCTCAAACCCAGGTCTAATAAAATCTTCCTGTCTTTGTCTTAAAATCCCCTTAGCAGCAGCAGCCCTCATATCGACATTTGTAACACCCTTAACACCACCAGACATAGCTTCCCGCAATCCAGCATTATTTAATAAATGCCAACCACCAGCAAATACTGCGGCGCCAACGCCGGCAATACCTAAAAAGCTACTAATAGAGCGGCTGTCATTAACTCTTAATTTTTCATTTGAATCTGGCACTACATTCTCCCAAGATAAAGGTCTAGATTATCAAAGCCTGGCCGTGTCTTTCTCATTGAATCATCTATTGCTCTATTAAAATCAGTATCATATAACATAGTATCAGGATCAACACCAAAGTTAAGAGTAAAACTAGTCTCAGTTGTAGGTGTAGAAGAATACCTATTAGCTAATACTCCATTGTCTTTTAATATCCCATCCATGACACTAATGGTACCAGACGGATTAAAGTTGTTTCGTAAAGCACCCAGCGTGTTTTTCAAGTATGGTTTTCTAGCAAGCATTCTTTCACGGTCTTCCCACAGATCATATTCATGGATATCTTCACCTATGCTTTTTAAATACATAAGTTTCAGATCTTGCATATCAATTTGTGCTTGCCACCCTTTCCAATTTTCACTCGGAAGTGGAAGATTATTTTCATCTAAAAACTGATAAATTTCTGCCATACGATCAAGAGCAGCAGGCTCAACTGCTCCACCATATACCTTAGCAAGCCCAGGAATAACTTGTTTTTCAGCATCTGTCATATATCCTTCATTACGAACATACTCCCGATACTGTGGAATTTCTTCCTCCAACATAGACGCATGATTCATTTGCCTAAACCAAGTCCCAGCCATTAGTCTTCTTTGAGATGCAGGAAGCATTTCCATAATTTCCTGTCGCTTCTCGGGATTGGGCTCATTAGCGAATGCAGCAAAATAAGGACGCTCAGATTTTGGTAAAACCTGCATAACTTGTTCTGGTTCTGCTATTAGGGGGTTTATACCAATCATCGTGCCCCTAGCTTTCGCCATATAGTAAGATATTAGCCTATCGTGTCCTTTTTCCTCTGCCTGTTTTGCAAGTTTTATCCATTTTATGTATTCTAATTTATCAAAATATTCATTATACTTTCTGATGTTTTCAGTGTATCCAGGAACAGGCACATATCGATCTGATGAAGCAAAACCAGAACCAAAGGGAGTAGTTTGTCTAATGAATGCTGTTGCAATACCTTCACTTCCTGGGTGTAGCCCTCCTTTAACTAAACTACCATACTCTGTAATTCTGTCATCTATTAAAAAAGATTCTGGTAAAACAGAAGACTGCTTTTTGCCAGCACCAAAATAATACCTTCCTTCGAATAAATTTTCAATCCGCTTATCCCCTACGGAGCGCTTCAGTGCCCCTATTGTAGAGCTGGCGTGTTCTATCGGCCTGTCGGTAAAAAGTATTGGTTTAAAACCAAAACTTTTGGCTCTTTCAGCCATAGATAAAACATTTTTTCCTTGTTTTGTTACAGGAATTCTAGAAGAAATAAATCGAGCTGTGCTAGAAGCATATAAATCTCTGGCTATGCTAGGGCTTACTCTGTTAACAGCGTTAAATGCCGTGTCAAGAAAACCTCCAAATAATGTTTTATCGGCATCAATTAATAAATATTTTTCACTACTTACAAGCGGAGACATCCCCTTACCAGAAAACAATATCTTTGATAAGGTTGTTTCCATTATATTGCCAAGTTTATTTATAAATCCGCTACCGAATACTCCAAATTGCTGGTGAACATTCCCCTTCAAACCCTCTATGCTATTATATTCATCATCAAATCCAGAAAAAGGATTAAAGGGTACAACAGACCCAAATCGACGTGAGGCACCATAAGCAGGTTGCATAATAAAACTTTCTATTGGGTTATCCCAAAGTTTTATTTTCTTTCCATAGACCCTTTCTTTTTTATATTTTTCTAGTGCTGTATATTTACCAGCAAATTTTGCCATTGTTGGAAGAGCCGGGTCATGAAATATAGATTCAGCCACTGTTCCCATTGCCCTAGTGGGGGCAGAATACATAAGTTGGCTTATGGCTTTATTTTGCTCTATTGGTAAATTATACTTATCTTTTACTTCTCTATTTAAAAGGCCATTAGATGTATATACAGCTATATCAACTTGACGTAAATTTTCTGGCGCACCGGCGGCTGCAGCAAAGCCAATTCTAGTTCCCGGTGTAAGCTGTTTCTCAATATGCTCTCTAGCTTTTTCTTGAACTTCAGCGGCACGCATGGCGGCCCTTTGTATAGAAATATTTTCAGTTCTAATAAAATTCTTTGCCGTCTGATAATAATTTAAAGCAAATCCCCCTACTTTAAATTCCTTAAAAGGGTATTCTTTTAGTTTTAAATATTCGCCCTCAACTTGCTCAACAGTCCCACTATATCCAGCCAACGGCGTTGCAAACGTGTTTTCAGAAAATTTTTCTCTTTCTTTTATTGCTTTTACTTGTTGCTTCAGTTCCTCAACTCGGTATCTAGCCATAGGCTCAAGAGCGACTTCATCTAATGCAGAAAACATCCTAGTTAATCTTCTACTATAGGGCTGCACATGTGCTAAGGCTTCTGCCTTTTGTAGTTCGTTGTACTCCTCGCCTTCCCCCCTAGGAGGCAAATATCTAGCGTTGAATCCAACTTTTGCTATAGCATCGCCCGTTGCTAAATCTTTTAACTCATTTTTTCCAGATAACCAGTCGGGCAAATCATTTGGTATTGGGTTATAGGGAGCACCAAATTGTCGCGGTGTTCGTTGAATGTACCTACGAACAGGCTCAGACAAAAAGGCAGCGCCGCCCAATTCTAATCCATAAAACCAACGTTCTTGATTACCTATCTCATTGGCTGCCTGTAGCGTTGGGGTATACTTATCAATAAAAACATTTTCTTCGCCTAACAATTTTTTGGACGTAGTTGTTCCTATAAAACCAGGTAACCCTGCTACTGTTGTATATTGAGAAAAAGTTCTGGCAGCCATATTCCTTAAGCTCCACGGCATTTGAGGAACCAGTGGCTTCAGTCCTCCAAGCTCATAGGATGGCTCTAAGTCTGGGTTCTCTGATTCATACATCCTAGCAAAATCTTCAACACTTCGAGCATGCATAAATTTTGGTGGCTTTAACGCATGCCCAATAAATCTTAAGCCGGTTATATCAGAAAAAGGTACATCTAAAAATAGTTCTTCTGTTAAAGGAAAGTTACGTCCTCTTTTCGCAGCTTCTACTTCTTTGCCATATGGATCGGTTAGTAAATTAAACCACCCAATTGGGGTGCCCAAATTTCTTTTCCAATATTCACCTTCAGAGCCATATTCATCTTTTATCCATTGCCTATTTAAGAACCTAGCAACGAAATGCTGACGAAATTCTTTAGTCTTATCGCCTTCATATGGAGTAGAAGATGTTTCCCACCATCGCCCTTTCATGACTTCAATTTCTTGTCGGCCACTATAAATATCTCTTAATTCCTGAGGAGATTCTTCTGGTATAAGAGCACTGGCAATAAAAGGAGCTGCAAGTAAAGCCGCACCCTTTAGGCTTTTTGTTAACAACTTTTTCTTCAGTGTTTGATAAGCAGGCGTATAGGATTCACTGGCAAGAGCCTGTCCAGCACGGGTGGAAAATTTTTCATATGTAGAAAATTGTTGAGTAACTCCTAGGCGCGACAAAGCAGGAGCAATATTATTAGAAGCTGCAAGCCTATTAGCATATATTTGAGAACCTATCGCTGCTGTAGATAGTGTTGCTAGAGCAATCCCATAATCTGGAACAGGAGAAATTGTATTTATAAGTTCTTTATATTTATTCAGTCCAGTCATACGAGCAACAGTAGACATGCCTATTTGTGTATTAGCATATGTTTCTACAGGCATATCTGATACTGTATGTCCAGTAACATAATCCAAAAGCCCGGCAGTCGCAGCAATTGCTGCTATGGGGAAATACCTTTTAGCTAATAATTGATTTATAAAACCGCGCCTACCAACCTGCATCCCAAGTTTTTTACCCACAGGGGTACGAGCTACTACGTCGTTCCATGGAACCGTTAAAACCCTATTAAAAGAACCAGCCGGCAACGCCACTCCAAACTCAGCAATCAATCTATTAAATCTTTCAAGTCCTCCAAGAGCTGCGCGCCTAGATTTTTGTAAAAATATATCTGCTGTTCTTAAAATTGGCGTACTTTTAGTTGTAGCATATATTGGTGCAACGGCATCATCAGCAACACCCGTTAATTTTTGTTCTATCTGAGATAATTTTAATTTTTGGATTTGTAATCCAGCTTTATAAATTAACTCTTCTGTCTTAGTTTTCTTAGCGTTATGCATGCCAGCAAAAGCTTTAAACCATTCTGGCATATTTGACATTCTTTTGGTAGCTGCTACTTCAAAATCAGAAAGAGCTTTCTCTCCTGTTCGCTTATTATATCTAAACGCCGCAGAGGCTAGCCTAGTATTTGCTGACGCAAAGGTGACAAATTTCTCTTGCCCCCCTACAGCTATTTTATAAAAATTTCCTTCCGCCTTTGTAAAAACTAAATTACCTTTCTCATCAATTGGTAATTCGCCAAGTAAATTTTGCACCAACATCCCTAGTTTTGTTAGAGAGGTATCTGCGTACGCATAAGATCGGCCGCGCATCGCAGAACCGCCACGTATTAATAAAGCAGATGCTGGGATTACTTGTTTACCTTTGCTATCAAGAGCACTGATAACACGAGGCTGAAGTCTTTCAGATAAACGAAAAGTTTTAAGTATTTGTAAAGGACTTCTATCTTCAAGTTTCTTAATTTTATTATAAAGCCAAACCGGGTGTTTTGCCATCCCATAGGCAAAACCACCAACAGCAGCTACAGCTACCGCCCTGGATGTCCATACGTTATCAGGAGTACCATATTCATCTTCTGGTCTAAAACCAGAACCGAAGTCTGTTCTATCTTTTCTAGAACTGCCAAACCACCCGTGTCTCATGCCCTCAATTATATTACCTTTCCTAGCACGAACACGTTGTTGTTCTAAGTCCCGATCTTCTCTTAATTTTTCAAGATTAGTTGGAATACCGCGTCTAACTGTTAACGCATGGAAGAGTTCAACAGGATACCTTTCTTTCAGTTCTTCCATTGAAGGTATTTGTGTTTCTTGTCCAGTAATGTCCTCATTAACAGGCAAACTAGAAACATCAACTCCCATTTCTAATGCATCACGCATTGCCTGCCTAGAGGCTTTTCTTACTTTTCTAGCAGTTTGCTTATATGCTTTTTCACCAAAATCAACATCAAAAACTATTCTCTGTTGAAGATTTTCTCTGTTAGTGTATATTAGTTGTGCTTTTCGTTTACCAAGCATACCCATATATGCATTTATCTGGAGCACATGGGACGGGAATGGTTTTCCAGTTCTAACAATTGTCTCAAAAATTCCAGCTGTAACAAACTTATGTTCAATAATAACTTCATTTTGCAGTACGTCTATACTGCCATACATGCCGGTTTCTTGGCTAACAGCCTTATATTCGGGAGTAATTCCCTTTCCTCTATCCCGACCTATTATCGCATCTGCAAAATTTTGTCGCCACGTCAAAGTTTTACCGGTGTAACTGCCGGTATCCATCATTTCACGTTGAGCTATTTGGTGAGCAAAAGTACCAAAACCAGCGGCCGTTTCTGAATATGTTGTATTTTTCTTTCTTCCGCCAAAACCACCAGCCCCACCATATGGGCTATTTGCAACTATATTAGAAACTAATTTCTGTCTAATCTCTCTTGTTGGCAATCCAACATAGCTAGCACCAACAAACATCGATCCACGAGAGCGTGCCTCTTCTATCTTTCGATCTAGATAGTCACTCCTACCTCCGCGGTAACCAGAACCAAAAATACCAAACTTTTTATGTGAACTTCCTATTAGAGCTTCATGCTTATTAGAATAATCATCGTCGCCAGCACTATCCCAAAGTCTCTGCACAACACCTAAACCAACAACAGCAAGAGCACCAATGCCAGCTATCTTTATTGCTTTGTTGGAAGAAATTTTACCTAGAGCAAGTCTTGATATAATTGAACTTTGGCCTTTAACTATTTGTGAAGAGGCTGACCCAACCGCAGCCGCCGCTTCCCCAGCCACCGCTCGTCCCATCCTATCTGGCACTATAATTTCTTTTATGGCTCGTTTATAAAAAACCTGCTGATCAGTTATAGCAGTAACAGACTTACCACCAACCTTTTTAGCATATTCAAAAGGATCGTCTACAAATGGATTAAAATCTCTAAACCTTAAAGCAATGTCTGTTTCTTGTAAAACATCCATTGCTGCGCGGTGTTTTTCTTTTCCACCATAAATATCTAAAAACCTTAAAACATCTTCTACCCTATATCCACCAAATTTAGCCGTTCGACCACTTATTAATTCATCAAAAGCAGCAGCATCCCCTTTCCTTATAACATTCGATATATGCTTGACGGCGCTTTCATTAAGTTTAGTGTTGGAAATAAATGATTGACCATACTTTTCATATGCCTTAGCAACCAGGGCGGCGCGGTATTTCAAAAACCCAGTTTCTAGGCTGTGGGTAGTAATTGTTTTTCGTTGAATATGATCAACAAATTGATTATATACAGAAGATAGTTTATGCAGTTTAGCAGCAATTGCCGGATCTTTTCTCTTTCCAGAAGAAAGTATTCCCTCAATATTGCCTATTAGTACAGATAGATCATACTGTAATGACCACCCACTGATTCTTACTTTCTTGCCAACCTTGGCTGCTAACTTGGCTTGCTCATCAACATGCTCTAAAAACTCAGTTAATGCATCTATGGGTTGTATAAATTTTGTTGCTGTTGTTTTACCAGATGCAAATGACCGCAACTCTTCCAAAAGTTTTCTTGGTTCTTCTGTGGTTTTCCAGAAATCGCCTACAAATTTTTTAGGATCGGCAGCAAGCTGTCTTTCTTTAATAAAACTTGTTAACGGCTTACTTATCTTCTTGTTAGAATTAAATGTTGAATACGCTAAATCAATAACATGCGCTGCTCTGTGTTGGGAAGAAACAATGCCGCGGTGGCTTCGTTTAGTAGCCCTCGAATTAAGAATTCTTTTATTTAATTGTTTTAAATTTTGATAGGATTGTTCAGACGTAGGATCAAAACTTGCTTCCAAGTCTAAGAATATATCTACAAAAATGTCATTAACCGAGGATTTTGCCATTAATTTTCTTTAGTAAATGTTTTAGTATTATGAAAATCAACTACTTGTTCTGGGATTGCTGCTCCCTTTGTTATTGTAACCTCGTTAGCGTTTATTGTCGCACTGGGTTTCTTAGTTTCAGTTAATTTGCTAATAGATAAATCTTGAGAAGTGACAAGACTTAGCCTTGCAGCAATCTCTATTAATTTATCGTAGTCCCATTCGGCAGACTCTTCAAATTTGTAACCAAAATGAATAGCAGCTAAATTACGTATATGATTAAAGTAATTTCCACAGTTTTCTTTAGCCCTTTTAAAGTCAGAGTCCATTTTATCTTTATCAGCGAATAACCCAGAAAATGATAATATTATCATTCCAATGCTAAGGATAGTGCCTGCCGCCATTTGTCTAATTTTTTCTTCGCCACCTACCACACTGGTTCTAAAAACATCTAGCGCTGACAGATAGTGCCGCATAGGAAAAGGTAACCATTCTATATCGGTCTTAGCTCGATCTAGTGTTTTTAATGTTGGTTGTGTAAAGTCAATATCAAGTTTATTTTCAACAACCATTCTATATAACTTCTTTTTTATCATGCTTTTAGTTCTTCTCTACCAAAAAAGGTATATGCCTTATATAAAATCTTATCATCATTTGCTATATCTGTACCCTTACCGGTAATAAAACAATCATTCACTCCGTCCACTAAAAGTGGTCGCTGATCATTCTTACTGCCAATTAGTCCTGTATTTATGCTAAGTCTAAATGGTCCAGCTATGTCAACCTCTGATAGATATCTGGCTGACGTTGTGCCGCCAGCATGCTGAGTTAAAACATCCATTATATCTTCGCCATAAGCCTTTCTTGGATTATTTTTAGGACGTATTGATGCAAATTCATTATTAAATATACTTTGAGCCGTTGGCAATAAAATATCTAAATCAGCCGGAGAACTATCAATTAACGCACTCAATTTTTTAGCGGCATCAGATTCACTAATGCTGCCGGTTTTAACTCCAGATGCCAACTCCCTAAGAGTTGTTTCAAAACCAGACTTTTTAGTTTCTAATTCTTTATTACCATTAACAAACTCTAGAATAGCCTCCGACAGCAACACCCAAAAATATTTAGCTTTATTATGATAAACAAAGATAGTTCCTTCTACTATACTCTTTCCACGCACTACGGCATCAAATTTACGTGATGCATAACCATAAACAGGCACTGTATTAGAAGTTTCATTATAACTTACGGCAAATATTTCATCAGCTAATATAGAGTTAATGTAAATTGTGCTTTGCGCCGCAGTAAAATATTTACTCATATATCTCTCCTATAAAGAACATCAAATGCAGAAGCGTACTTGGCGGTAAACACATCCTCATATTTAACTGCTTTTGCGGCTTCTTTATTACCAGTTATTCGGTTAAAATACCCTGAATCCATTTTACCAACAAATTTTCTTATAACAGACATTGATTCTGGATCATCAGATAAATCATACCCCTCTAATGGGATTATTGGTGTGGCATCTAAAGCAACAAATTGTAGCGTTTGATATAGAACTAAATCATTACTCCCATAAGACGCATCTTCAGACAGAAATTCCACGCCGTGCAATATCCTAAAAAACCCCATTCCGTATTCATTATTCCCCGTTATAATAAAAGATATTTGTGGTAATTGATCGATGTTATGATAGTCATATGTTTGATTAACCCTGTCTTGATCCATAGAAGATATCAATTTATACAAAACATCTCTATCAAAAGTAACAGTAACCAGTGTTCCAGCAATTGTGCGCGTGCCACGAGCATACCCTTTAGGATTAACATGCCCTATTGGCCTTGCCTGTGGTTTAGCTCTAAAGGATGAGAACGTCATATTATTAGCAGATGCTAAACATAAAAAAGAACTTGACAGTTCACTTACTAAAACAGACATTTTTTCATCAGGAAAAAGTGCATCCCAAATCTCTCTTTTTGTTTTCTCCTCATCAGCTAAAGTATCTACTAATTCACTAGGAGGTTCTTCTTCTACATAAGTTCTCTCATTACTATTTACAAATTGAGCCAAAGCCTCCTCATCCATGCCAGCCCAAATATTATTAGCAGCTTCACTATATATTGGGTCTCTTAGTGCCTTTGCCTTCTCGGTATCAACTTTATCAGACAAGTCCGGTGCCCCACCACTAGAACTATTGGTTCCAGCCTGGGTCGTTGTACCTCTATCAACGCTTTCTGGTTGTTCTGGATTTTCATCGTCTGTTGGAGTAATAAAAACATATATTCTTACATCTTGCCCAGAAAATGCGTGGGATAACCAGTTCGTATTTGTATCAACCTGTGTTATAGTCCTATGTTTCTTTCTCCGAAGTCTTTCTTGTTCAAAATGCTCTAGTAGAAAAGCTGAACGATTAAATTCGCTTTCAGCTTCATCAATCCCAGGTATATATGAGGAAGCAATAGCCTGGGCAACCGAAGTTGGAAGCCTATAATTAGAAAACCAATTAAAATTAAATGGCATAGTTTACTCCATACTGTATAACTCTGGAAACGTGGCTTTGGCCACGTCTTTCCATAATTCTATAGTATGGTCGTTTGAAGTGTCAAATTGAAGTACTCTGGGATCATTAGAAAGTATAGTTTCATACTTATGTTGAATATTTACAAGCTTTTCCAAGTTGCCCCAAAGCTTCCCTTCTTGCTTTTTATCAATGTTGGCCCTATTAGACAGCCTTTTAGATATGACTTCAGGAGTAGCGGTTAGAAACACAATATAATCTGGAGGAACAATTTCTAGGCCTAAATATGTATCAATTACTCTTTTATGCCAGTCAGGATAATTATCATATCCATCATTATAGGCAGTTTCAGATATGCACCACCTGTCACATAAAACAATTCTGCCGGCCTCCAGCGCCGGCTTTATAATCTTCAACTGTGTTTCTAAAAAATCAGCGGCATAAAGTAATGAGCTAGACGCTCTATGTAATATCTTTGTATTAACTTCTTCCCCAAATAGCAGTTCCCTAATTTTTTGACCTAATATCGTACCTCCAGGTAATCTAGTGCTTATAACATCTAGCCCTCGGGTGTTTAACCACTCACTTAGTTTTCTTATATAAGATGTTTTACCTGTGCCATCTGTTCCCTCAAAGACAATAAACATCAATCCTCCTTGGAACTTATTCTACTCATCATATCAGATAAACCAGACGTAAGTGCAGATGTTATGGAAATCATAAACCCACTAGATATGGGGTCTATATCTAAAAGCTGAAGAGGTATAAAAGCCATTATAGCTCCTACCCAAAATCCTGTACACATTGGACAATAAAATAAATAACCTAAACTGTTTGGGTATTTTTCATAAAAATATTTTCTTAACCACTCAAAAACAAATCCTTGTGTTAATACATGGGTTGCACCAGATCCAATTAAACAATACAAAACAAGATTCTCCATAACTCCTCCAAAAGAAAAGGGGTGGCTACTAACATAGTAGCTCACCCCAAAAGAAAAGTCAAGCAAAAACTAATTATGTTACGTTGTTCATGGCAAACAGCCTGGCCGCTTGGGCAGCAGAATCTAGGCTAGGTTGCCACGGACCTATTTCTCTGGCTACGAATGTCCAGCTTGTTTCAACTACCATGTCATCCACAGAAAATCCAGATGTTTCATTTAGTAATTCAACACCATAGATTTTCATGCTGGCTGCGTGGCCATATTCGTTGGCAGCAGCAACAGCAATGTTAAATGGCATGATCTGATCTACGTGCCACACTTTGGCAGGTCTTTGATCATCATAAGGAGAAGTCACTGCACTCTCTTGGAATGCAGCTACAGTTTCTGGCCCCGGCATGTCACCTGGGTTCGATGTATACTGACTTGCTACCTGTCCCCAGGTAGCACCATCAACGTAACCTTCCTCATTAACAACAGCAGACGAATAAAGATTAAAACTATCTAAATCATCTGGGTTCTTCCAATCCGGACGAATATCATCCACATCGGACATGAAGTAACCACCAGTGTAGTCAAATAGATCTAGTAACGGATGGCGATCAAAATTTAAAGCAACACATGTACCAGCAATAGCCCTTTTACCACGCGAGAATGAGCGGGGGTTTACTTGCCCCAAAGTCCATATACCAGCTTTTTCACGCTCGATAGAATAAGAAAGGGCTTGAAGTTCGCTAAAAGCTACGCCAGCGAACATGGCCTTAATATCTGCACCAGAAAAGGAGTTATACCCTCTCTGGAACTCGGAGTATTTCTGACCACCACCGGTAACTCCTCGTCCTATTCTTGCCATATTCAAACCTCCTAAGAAATTAGGGTGTTAACCCCTTCAGTACCCATAGTATGTAAATTGGGAGCTCCCCAAAAAGGAGCTCCCAATTACTTTTAGATCGTAAACTGGTAGGTATGGGTAATTCTACGAGTTTCCAAAGCGGGTATGAAGGTGTGGTAAATTTTAACGTTACCATTAACCTGGTCATACTTGCTAATTTCAATTTCAAACTGATAATCCGATAGATATCCACGTTTGGCTAGTTTGGCATATTCACCTTCAATCGCTGTAGCCAAAGCAATTTTCTTCGGAGTAATCAGCGCAGCAGTACCAATAAAAGGAATTGTCACTGCCCGCATACGCTGGCTAACTAAGTGAAGAATACGAACTGTTGTTAGTCTACGGAAATCAGAATCGTCTGTAGCAGCCGTCATGGCATCAACAATCGCATACCCCTTAATCGGAACATCGTCCATCAACACAATCTTAGCTTGGATAAGCTCATCGTGCTTGGCTTTGCTTAATCTCCAGCGCTTCTTGACACTGCCAAGAGGCTTAAATGTTGGAGCATCTTTCGGGTCCAACAGAGAGATCATACCAGCATAAAGACCATCAATAGGTCCAACATACGGATAATTACCAATTACAATCATTGGATGCTCACCAACGATACTAATATATGCACCGATATCAATTTTAAAGTTGTTATCGTCATACAGAACAGTACCATCGATGTATTCATCATCGGTAGCAAAGATGCCAGGAATGCGGCCTTCTGTTTGTCCAAGCACTAGATTATTAAGTCTAGAAGCAGAACAACCCATTGTTAGTGGGAAGGCAAGCAAGCCGCTGCCGTCATTGGTGACAACGCCAGCATCATTGTAAGTCGGCATTACACCGACCCACCGATTAACATCATACAGCTTAGCAGAAGATCTGCCACTTGTATCACGAGGTCCACGAATGGCAATTACGCCAATCATTTCATTGTTATTTTTAGTCATCTGATAGCAATAATTTGCTAACAAATAGGCAAAGCTAACTTCTCTGAAACCCTTAGCAATTCTATCCGCAGCAGAAGCAAACGTGATAGGATAAGTATCGGGATCAGCGGCATAGTTAGCTAGATAGGTAGCATCTAGGGCACTAACAGCCATGGCTCCAGCGTCTGTCCAAACTTCTTCAGACCAATAATAGTCATAAAGTTCGCTAGAGTTAATGTTAGAATCGGCTCTAAACCAACCCAACACACTAGTATCTCCTACTGGATAATTTTCTACCACAGAGGTAACAGATCCAGTAACAGAAGTTTCATAGTAAGCTACGTTTGGGTTATCTGCATAAGCACCAGCTATGACAACAATATCTGAATCATAGCCATCCAGTAAGGCAAATGCAGTATAACATACTTCAAACAAACGTCTATTACTAATATCAACGCCATCGTCACCTAATGTAAAGGTAACATCGGATACAGATAAATCATCAACTAACACGGCATGATCGAAATCTACCGTTGTGCCAGAAGTTAAAATATCTGATCCAGCATTTGTGTTGGTGCCACTAATACTAACTACCCGAAGATCTATCGGATCATCAGGATCATTACTATACACGGTGGTACCTCTAGAAGTATAAACTTCAAGTATACCCGCCCTGTAACCAATATAGTAATCATCTCCGATAGTAGGAGAATGATCTTCAAATGTAACAGTCAAACCAGGACTTTCAGCACTTACATAACCGACACCGGTTATTGTAGAAGCCTCTGAACCAACACGGAAAAGTGTTACGTTTTCCGCGCCGCCCGCAATAGCCTCAGCATATTTCTGAAGTAAGCTGCCAGAGCTTCCAAAAGTTGTTTTGGCCCTAACCATGCTCAATGGTTCAATTGGCATATAGGCAGGACCCTTCCCGGCTGTTCCAATAATCAGTACACGTGGAGCGGTGCTGACTGGAGGAGTTACACGAAGACCACCATCATTAATTTTTACATATACACCGGGCAATCTAGTATAATCAGCCATTTAATTTCCTCCACTTTAAAGTTCGTAGGTGTGCTCAATAGAATCGAGCGTTTTCATACTCTTTGTTATCACAATTTGAGTACTTACCTTGTATCGAAGAGGTCGAACATAGACAGCCTTATCGTAAACAAGGTCTACTCGATCCTCTAGCCGTTCCTTAAAGAACATCTGTTGAAACCCGGTTCGCTCAAAAGTTCCTTTATATGATCTGAAAAAATTATTTTCAAACCATAGAGCAAACTCATCAGCGAGAGCACTGGATGTGCTTTGAATATCAAACTGAACAAGATTATCTCTCCAAGTTACATCATCTGTAAGCACATATCCAGCATAATTCGGGTCTTGGCTGCTGTCGAATTGGAAAGGGGCGTTTCGGCGTCCTCCAGCAGTTTTACATAACGGCCCAGGCTGACGGTGAACTAATCTATAAGTTATATAGTTGAAGGGCTTATCCTTTAGTTCGTCAGCACTCATTTGTGATGGGTAACGGGGCACAAAAATAAATCTGTCTTGTGCAATAACCCTATTTACTTCATAGTAATCTTGTAGGGCCTTATAAATTGTTTCAAAGAACCTATCGATATCCTTAGCAGTATCAATCGTCCGTTGACGATCTCTACAATAATAAGAAACTCGATCACCCTTTAGGGGCTCTCTTGTTTCTATATGCATGCTGCCAATATCAATATCTGTCATTAGTATTTTTTATTTCCGGCAAAATTTTCAAACCAAGTTTGGTCTTTTTTGACCACAGCGCGATAATAAATTAACTCACCGTTATCACCGTAAACCCTTGTTGATTCTTTAATAATCCACCTTACAAGTCTTTCAAAATATCTATTACCCTCTGAATCAATACGATAGTATACAGATCCGTCAGAATTTAGCCTAATTTGATACATGCTGTCACCGATCTTAGGCGGTGTATTTGAATACCTTAGGAAGACGACAGCCGTATCATTTTGATCTACTAGGTTTGGTTTATAAATATCATCTAATTTAGTTGTTCCATAAGAAGATAAGGTATTAGATGTTTGAGCCATATAAGCTTTAGCAACATACTCTGTCCACAAAAATCCCTCATTGTCACAGTAAGTACAATCCGAATCAAGCCTATCCCCAGTATCTGCAGTATTACATGGACATCGGTTTTGTTTGTCAACAACGCGCAAAATTACTGGAATTGATACACCAACATTATATTCATCTCCATCAAGTATTTTAATCAGTTCAGCCCTTAAATCAATAATTGTTGCTGCCATAATTAATATATCCAGTAAGTGCTGTATGGGTCTGTAAATAGGTGGTTGTGTTTAACAGGTATTGGATAAAAGTCCATACCTAATGCAGGAACGTATGTTTGGAAATATCGACCAAACTTAGACCAATCATAATCATTAGCAATCCTACCAACTTGAATACCTACACTAGCCCCCGCAGACAATTCACCACAACTATTTAATACTGTTCTTAAATCTTTAAGCATTGTGGCCCAGTCTTTAAAAGCATCTCTAACGCTCATTCCAGAACCACGTTCAACGCTTATTTCTAAATCTGCCAAACGTTTAGTCACGCTATTGGCGCCACTAGATAAAATATATTGAATACCACGTACGAGGGGTTTAAGCAAAACATACTGTTGTCTTGCATATTCAAAATAAGGATACTCTACTCCATCTGGATCTGGATCACAAAATGTTTCTGCATCGGCTTCTTTAGAAGCCATCCATATTTCTATGGCTAATTCTAAATCAGTAGCAGAAGTAAATAGATCATAAGTAGACGATCTAAAGTAATCTACAGAAATATAAAATGGATCAAAACTCGTTGCATAACAATAAGTAGTATCTTTCGGTATTGCAGCAACTCCGTCTGTATCAAGTACTGGGTCGTTAAATACAATGCAAACTTTTGTATTATCTGGAACAAGTGGAACTTTACCAGTAACAGAATAAATATCATTATCATAATAACCTGTCCACTCTGTTGTCAAATAGGGACCAAGAGAGCCGCCAGTATCATAATCAACCGTGTATTGCACGCCGGAATAATTCAAACCCCCGGTTATAGTACCACCAGTTAAACTTAAAGATGCCAGTGTTGTTCCTAAAAAGTTATTAATAGCCAAAGTTACTTCATCCATCTCTATGCCATAGTAACTTCCTTCTGGAACAAATGTTGCTGTAAGTGTAACAATCATTAGGAATTCTCCAATAGTTTTGATTTAGCTTTAATATTTCTGGCCTTTGTTTTCGCTTTGGTTGTTGCGGCAGTTTTGGCTAAATCTCCATTAACCTTATTATTTGTTCTTCCATGTAGGGATTTAAATACTCCTAAAAAAGCACCAATAAGCGTGTCTAGAATTCGTTCATAGAAAGTATTATCTCCGGGTGCAAAAGTATACCCAAAGAAAAACATAATCATTAAAAGAACAAGAATAACATAATCAGCATAATCAGAAATTAAGTCATGTATTAATTGTTTAAACATAGTTACACCATTTTAACCCTTAATATTTTAGTGCCCTCTAGTTCAAATTTAACAGGTATGGAATACCGTCTGCGTTGTGGATCATCGTAATCCGTTACATAAACAGAAGCATCAACACTAGATAAATCTACATCATTATCAAAAGTGAATGTAAATAAAGTATCATTAACTATTATTGTACCGTATGATCCGTTAGTTGGGCTAACGGATACGGTTGCAGTTGAGGATACAGAAGAATCATCTAGTTCGCTGATTGCTTCAATCAAAGAATCATAATCTATAGGTACAGCAGAATCAGGAGGAGTAGCAATATCAAGTTGCCCTGTTGTAAAAGACCATCTAACGGTCTCGGACAAAAAGTCACCACCAGTAGCCTCAACATATTTATAATCTTCTATGCTAGTATCAAAACCAGCCACCAGTATCGTATAAACTGTGTTTGTTTTAAATGGCTTATCGGGTGTAAATTCTACAATTGCTCCAGTAACTGTTAAAGTACCTTCAACAAAATCTGTATCTAAATAACTATCGGATACACTATCCGCGTCATAAGGCAGGCTACCACCAATATCTCGGTAGACGGTGCTGCCAGCACTATACACAACAACCGTATCATCATTAATTGATGCAGATACAACAGCTTCACTAAAAGTTATTGTTATCTTAGTTCTTAATACAACGTCAACTGCGCCATCTGCTGGGGAATTTGAAACAATGGTTAAACTCATCTATTTTTCCTCCCTTTTGGGGTCAAAAGAATAGTATACTCAAAATAAAAAGGCGGCAACTAGTGCCGCCTTTTATATTAACTTGAGTTAGTTAGACTTATGCGAAACCTGTCCAACCAGTGGTGGCTAGGATGCTAGAAACATCGAGTGTAGTCTGAGCAGGTAGCACCAGCTGATTAGAATCAACGCGGATATTGCGTAGTACGCCAATTCCTTGGCCCTGATTCAAAATAGCGATTGCATAGGATTCCCAGATCTTCATCTTGGTTACATCGCGGAAAGGTTCTTTCCACTCCGCTGTCTGAATCTCGTCTTTCACAACGAGAGCACCAAGATTGCTACGATCAAATAGGATGATGTCAGTTAGCTTCATCTTATTCCCATAGGAATCTGTTGTTTCAGTGATAGGCATAAACGGTGACACTATTATTGTCATCGGGAATGGGAAGTAGCTGGGGAACTGCGGAGCAGTGTTCAGCCACTGTGGCATGGTTGAGAGTTCTGAACCATATGTCACATTCTGACCAGGAGCGGTAGGACCAAGTTCCTGGATAGGATCATTCCAATTGTTGCCCTTTACTGCGCGGTTGCCTGTCCAGTTTTGGAAGAAATCTGGACGGCCGGCCTGCAGAGCAAACGCCCGCATATATGGGTCCTTAACCCACATTGACCAAGTCAATGGGTGCATAAGAACCGTATTATACACATAACCCTGAGACATCCCAAAAGCAACTGCCTCGAAGAAGTCGTCATGAGTTAGAGTACCATTGAAAGCACCAGCAGCATTACGACCGGTTGTTTTACCAATCATTGGTGTTTCATAGGTAGCAGGAGTTGTCGCGTTGTTGTAAAGTGTTACACCAGACGCATCGATATAGTTGAAAATTTTGACTTCCTTGTGCCGAGCCAAAGCATTACCAGCCAACTGAACCCAGAGTCTAATAAGACCAAAGTTATCCTGTTCGATTATATCGTCTAGGAACTTTAGAGCAAGACCGCTTTTGGAGATCTTGATCTCTGTCTGTTCAGCGCCGGCCAAGTCTGGCCCGTATTCCGGAAATTCTTGTCCAGGAGCCAAATCAGCAGCAGCCATACCGCCAATGGCGGGGAAGCTAATTGTCATGCCTGCTTTATAATCAATTCTCCGCAGTAGCGAAGGACCAACAAGCAGAGGTTCAATGCCCTCTCTGACAAATTCAGTCAATACCTGTGGAATCAAAAAAGTGGCATTAGGTAATGCCAAAGTATCCTTCAGGGATAGACGCTTCGGAAGGGGCCGCTTATCAACGGGATCAAAATCGAACCCGTTGGTTGCCCAGATGTGCTTCATTTGGGCGTACTGATTCTGATAATCCTCGTAGTCTTTAAAGTTGCCGTTCATAATTATACACCCCTCCATTACTTCTGGAAATTAATGATTATGCTGGTGCAGGCACGAGAAGTTGTATCTCCGCCATAGTAAGCGCCATCAGTAGCTAAATGAATAGCTCTCGGCACACCACCAGTAGCACTGCCGGGCATTGACCAGCTAGTATTAGTCGCGCCTTCATACGCCGTCTTTACTCTGTTTAGAGCGTCAGCAGGGTATGTTCTGTAACCAAGAACCTGACCAACAAACAAATTATCATAATTTGTAGTTGAAGGAATATACATACCCTTTGCATCGACCTTCACAAACCCACCATAAGAGAATGTGCCATATGCGTGAGCATAGGACAAAGCCTTAGTAGTTAGTCCAGAGATAGAATCTTCAGCCGTACCAATCCAAGGTACTTCAATTACATAGTCACAAGTAAATGCAACTAGATCTTCTTTAGATGTGTTGTGTAGTCTATACTTGATGGGATTGTCATTATCTACTGTATACCCATAATCAGAAGCATATGTACCAGTAGCTGTAAACCCACCGAGATGTTGATAATAATTATAAGAAGCAAAACCAACAGGAATAACCCCGCTAGTGCCTCCCAATAGACCTGAAGGAACTGTTACACTTCCGATGTCACCAGTTTCGACAGGCTCTCCGTCCGCAACGTTGATGACGCCCATATCTACGTCATAAGAAGTATAAGTAACTGTGGTTGTGCCCCCAACCATGCCGGCGGGAACAAGATAACCATTAATATCATAACCAACAGCCACACCTACTGAGATAACCACGCCGCTTTTGGCATGCTCATCCCAACGCTTAATGGGGAGCCATGGAGCCGGTAGTGCTCTACTACCAATCCAGGGCACTACTGATTCGCACAATTCAACGCCAGGAGTTGTTTCACCGCGCCCCACAGGTGTTAGTGAAGTTGCGGTATACTGTCCGTAAGTATTTCTAGCCATTTAAATCCTCCATAGCAGAATTAATAATTCCGTTGTCTAAAAATCTTAAAGAATTCACTCTGATCAACCGCATTACCAAGCCCTTCTTTAACTTTGGCAACAACGGCATCTTTTCCGGTCTCTTCAGGTGCCCCTTCATCTGAGGGATCGAAAAGTTCAGATCTTAAATCCTTCAAAGAATCGATTAATGAGCTTTTTGTTCTACCGGCAAATTCTTTCGTTGCTGTTTCTCTTGAGTAATTGTCCTTAGTTGTTTCAGGTTTCCTTGAAATCATCCTTAGGTCAACAACAGCGCTTGCTAAAGCAGAATGGTAATCCAAAATCTCTTTTGTTTTATTTTCATACTCTGCTTTAAGAACTTCTAGCTCTTTATTTGTTTTTTCCAACTCAGCTTGAAGGGCCCCTATCTTATCTTCAAGCTGAACAATATTGGAATCCATTCCTATCAAAGAGCGAAACTCACATTGCTGGTCTTCTCCCAAACTCGTAAAAATAGTATACAAATCATTTACAGAAGTTTCCTTTTTCTGTTCAGTATCATCTTTGGGCTCAGCACTATCGGCTTGCTCTTGAATCTCTTCTTTTATCTCTTCCTTTGTTTCCTCTTCTGTTTTGGTCTCTTCGACCTCAGCACTGTCTTGGGCTGCTTTTTGTTCAACAAACTGATTCTTAAGCTCTTCGGCATCTAGATTTAGGATCAGCATTCTCTGTTTAACTTGCTCTGGTATTTCAGAATCAATGTTTGTTTCCCACAGCTTATGGCAAAGTTTAGCTACATCGTCGTTTGATTTAATAGACCAAGTTTCATTGGCATTGTCAGCACCGGTAGCTAACTCAATCGTTACTTCAGAAGAAGGAAGTAGTCCAAGTTTTTGTGCTTCATAGTAAGCACGATTGCGAACCTTGCTAACTCCATCACTAGGCCCAAATAGTTTAAGAAACTCTTTAATGGCATTAAAGTGAACAGAGTCCACAATTGGCAACGAGTTACCAAAACCACAATATTTAGATTTAGGTAGTGCGGCGTAGCCCTCTTCTGTTAATTGATGCTTCTCATCAATACCAAGAAATTTATAAAGCTCATAGCTATTAAAATCTTCGGCTTCCCAAAGGGAATCTATACTAATTTTCTCTCCGGCCTTTAAACCCTCTAATAGTTGTTTAAACATACTAAAATCCTCCAGGTGATCTTTAAAATAAGTCATTTTATCTTCATAAGTTCGTAAAACATAGGCATCAACATGCGCCGGCTTTTCGCCCTTATGAATAACAATTGAACCGTCGTCGGCAGGCTTATTGACAAAATCAATACCCTTATAAATCAACTTATCTGTAATATTGAAAACAGGGCGCTCCTCAACAACCTGACCTGGCCGGTGCTCACACACTTCCCCAGCCTTCCAGTCGGCATAACAAGCACTACAATAATAGTGATCTGTATCAAATTCAATTGACATTGTAAGGTATCGTTCATCCATAACTTTTTCAATTGCTTCTTTATCTGTGATGTCCATACCTAATTCAATGTAACCGGTGCCTAAATTATTGTCTTTAAAAAGAACGTTATCAGCTAAAAAATCTATGTACTTATCCCGATGTACTTTAGAAGTAAGCTGTTTAAATGAGTAAAACTTAGGCCCCAACAGATCAATTGTATCAATAAACTTTTGCTCTATAACCCTACCAATTGGATCTGCATCAGAATGTTGTTTAGAAACTGGCTTAGGAAATGGCTTTATAAATGTCTGGCTACCAGCAGCAACCCTATCTCTGACATATATACGACCATTAATTATTTTATCTGCGTGAGTAGCAACTGCCTTTACATAAAGGCCCCTAACAACATTAGAACTATCCTGTTGTTTAAAGTTCTTCCACGCAAGGTTGGCATCATCTTTGTTCAACTCCGCTTCAATCGTATCCATAAAACTTGGTAATATAATTTTATCGGCCATCTCGCCCTCCATAAAAAATAAGCGTACAACAAAGTGTACGCTCTCATAGTATAGTAATTTAAAAAGATTCTAGATAAAATTCAAAATTTGAATTTTAAGTTAAAAAGATCTTATCTATCTCTTCTATAAGCCATTCCGAGATTGTGTTAATCTTATCTGAATCAGTTTCCGCATCTAGGCCAAACGCCGACCAATCCAAACTATTGGTAAGTCTTTTAGGATCAAGCTTCTTTCCTTGTGCATTTTCGGGCCTAAGTATGTTACTTGTGTATCTTTCAGTGGATGCAGAGGATTTAGCTGCAGAGGTCTTCGGTTCTGTACCTCCAGCCGAAGCTGTAGTCATTTGCGACTTAAGTTTGGCTGCTAGCTCTGCCAACACAACTTGGAATTTAAACTTAATTCCAGTCGTAGTATTATCAATAAGATCTTGCTCACTAACCCAAGGATCTTGGTTAACGGCGTCTCTCATCTCATTGTGGGAAATTGCCCCAGAATTATATAGAGCCTGAGCATGTGTTTCTTTCTTTATTTTCTCATCAACATCAATAGTTAAGAATCTGAAGTTGGTGCTCATTAATAACTGAACAAGTTCGTTCTTTGTCCCTGGAATTTCTAAAATAATATCCTTAAGTATTGTAGCGTTGAGCATTTCAGAAATCAGTGTTTGATCAAAGCCGATTGAATCTTTCAATGCTTGAGAAATAGTAACTGCTGTCCCTCTATTAGAAGTATCGCCTTCGCCCATGTCGACACTAGAAACACCCAAACCAGTATACAATCTATTCTTAAAATAACTCAGGTATGGGTTTACATCCATAACACTATCTGTGGATACTGCCTGAATTTTATGCCGCTCTGGTGTAAAAATAACGCCCTGAGTAGGAAGAGATTCTACCATTTCTTGAACTGCATCTACTTCCGTTGTGCCGTTGGGAAGAATTTTTGCAGGACGCTCTTCAGTACCTACTATATACTGATACAGAGGAAACAAGTGAATAGCAATAAGCATTTGCACGTTTTCTTCTATTCTTCTAAGAGCATCAACATCTTGAACTATTGATAAAATCTTTGGCTTACCGAATATAAACCCTGTTTCCCTATTCATATGCAAATGAATTATATCGTTCGGGTTATATTTAGCAACTTCTCTGGACTTATCAACAGAATATTGAAGCCATTGAATGATTCTGCCATCTTTATCTAATTTTGGCTTCATCACAAGCGGGCTTATAAGTTGGTAAGTAGTTGTAGGTTTAATTATTTTTTTACCAACCTTATAAACAACACCCGATTCATTGGTTTCTTCAGAAGCTACTCTTTTCTTATAAATGAATGCATTGCTATACCTAAGCAATAATTCACATAACTCAATAAGAAAACTAGTAGGAGTCTTACCACTAATCAAGCATTTCTCAAAAAACCTTTCATTGATTTGCTTTACTAGGCTCTTATCCTTACCTACTATCTTCCAACCATTCTTGAACATTAAACTAACACGTTTAGATATTGCCCTCTCAATTAGAGGCTCATTATGGTAATAAGTAAATACTTGCTGAAAATCAAATTCAGGGTTTACTATCCGCTCTCTATCATACTTAAAATAAAAAGATCCCCTATCAACATAATCTGGTTTAGTGATAGAACGCATTGACACTTTATCCATAAAATCGGTTCTTCGCACAACAACCAAACGACCATTCTCAAATGAATGGGGTTCCATCAACTTTGTTTCTAGTAGCTGATCGTATGCTGCTACAGCAGTTATCTCATCATTGTTATCATTGTTTTCCATAATTTACCTCAACGAAAGCTTAGTAGTCGTACCAGATAATTGTAATGTGCTTTTTATTCTGCCAGCAGCTTTACCTGTTTTTGGTTTGGTACTGAAATAATCTAGTTTCCTGTTAGTTGAACTAGATGTAGGAGGGAATATACCAAATGTTTGTAATAAACTACCAGCACTTATATTAATGTTTCCGCCGGCGGGTGCTTGAATGTTTGCAGAAGAATTAAAATCATTTGTCGCACTGTCTGACATTTTGTTAAATAAATAATTAGTTCCTATATCACTTATTTGGTCGTTGATTGTTTTCATTCCTTTATTAAGTACATCTGAAAATTTAGCTACTTCATCTTTAAATAGCTGAGACAGCCTATCCATTTCTGTTGTGCTCTTTTCTAGAAGTTGGCTTATAGGATTATCTGGACTTCCAGTACAGGCATTGGCAACTCCGCTGGCCAAGGCACTTACTCTTTTTAGTTGTCTAAGTAATGGCATATTACCATACATAGATGCCGAAGCGGCAGCGGATACTAAAGACCCGTGTGGACCCATAACACCAACACCAGACAAACCAACAGTTATAGGGCCAATAATATTACTAAGTACTGGTATGTCTATGCACGCCGACAGACCACCACCTGCGAAAAAGGATGAAAAGAATGACATTGGAGCAGCAGTAAAGGCAGAGATCATGTTTGAAACTGCTCCAGCATAAGAAAAGGCCTTATTAATTTGTACCATAATATTTCTATCAAACATGCCAAGAACACTTAAAGCAGTGGCCGCGCATCCGGCTGCCTTTACGGCGTCAGTATTGCCTGTCAAATTATCGATAACGTCTGCCAAATTACCTAGACTAATATTACCAATTTTTTCAACAGTATCTAAAATATCACCAGGTACTGTTCCTTTAAGTTTAGTATCAATAGGTCCGGCAATTCTTGAGTTTATTGATCCGCGTCTTATGGCATTTCTAATTCCAAAATTACCGCCAATACCACCAGAACCAGATACTCTTATCCCAGAACTACCTGCACCAGAACCGCCGCTGGTACTTCCTCTAGATACGCCTGAACCACCAACAAGGGAATTAACAGAACCAGAACTAACCCCGCTTGCTACATCTGTTGTACTCCCAGTTGTTTCCTCTGTCGTTGAGCCAGCTTCCTCTGTAGGAGGCTCATAGCTAGGAACAGATTTTAATGTTTCAGACAACGTTTGAGCAGTATTCTTAAGCATTCGAAGATTCTTAAGGAGGCTAAAATGAAATGTTCCTTGATACTCTTCTCCGGAGTTCATTACTTGATTTTCATATGTATTAGAAACAACAATTAAATCGTTAGCTAATATTTTATCTGGTAACATAATTAATTCCTGTTTAGCATAGCACGATCTTCAAATTTGTAAACCGTCTCACCGCCCATCAAATCTTCTTCAACCTTGGCTTTAGTTGCTGGATCATTTAAATCAACCTGACTAAGATCAGGCCCAATTTGGGAGTTAGCCAACGGATCTAATGTGTCAACAGGGGAAGTTGTTCCGGCGGCTCCAGCAGCCTCATCTTCACTTAAAGCTTCTAAAAGTTCATCAACATCCACTGGGGGTATTTCTGGTCTATATACTTCGTCCAGTCTAAAAATAACTGCTCGGCCAATAACAGGCTCTTCAAAAGTTAAAGTAACGTTATAATTTTTATCTACAAAAAACTCATCATAAAGAATCTCATAGCCTTCTTCATCAAATACCACGACCATAAGCTTATTAGAATTTAAACTGCTTAAACTGTTTGGAACAAGCCATTTGTTGCTCTTTGATTTTTGGTAGAAAACATAACCATTCATATTGCTTCCTGGGTACCCAACAGCAGGCAACATAGCTTCTGAATCGCCAAAAACCGCCTCATCAATAGATTCATGTAATTGTGTAATTACACTTTGTTTAGCTTGATCAACAGCGGAACTTGGGGCGGCTTGTGTGGTTGAAGAGCTAAACTGCGTTGCGGTCTGACCGTCAGAGAACGCTGCATTTAAAACATTGTCTGGGTTTAGCCCAGCAATAAGATCAACTCTCGTACTGGTATCTGGAAAAGTACTATTTAAATCAGAAAATAATCCCTTAGCTGCTGTTGATGCAGCGGTATCGATATTAAATAGTTTTTCTGCCGCCTTAGTTGTATAGTCCATATTCTGTACTGATTCAAAAACCGTTTCAGCACTTACTTTTGATTTTTTTACAAAACCATGCACAGGATCAGGCAGGGCCAAATTCCAACCTAATTTATTAGGAAACAAAGACATCACGTTTCCAAAGGCAGGAATTTTCCTTTTGATAGAAGCAACAGAGAATTTAGTAATCTGATAGTCATCCTTCATATGCCTAAAATCACCAACAATGTGCGGGTAAGTTAAATCATAAGTCCCTCTTATTAATTGATTCCAAGAGTCCGCAGCAGTCATGCCACGATCAACTCCCAACCTTTTAGCGGCTGTAGATCCTTGAATGACTTTATTGGTCAAATCTAGTCCCGGCACTTTAGCAGTAATTTCCATTACCATACCCCATTAACAACAAGATCAGAAATCAGGTTAAACGTATCCTTATATTGTTCATATGTTACTTTTGTAGGATCGGCTGAAGGAAACCGTCGTTTCATACTAGCATGAAGTTCGGGAAAATTCTGAGGATCAAAAACTAAAGTAACATCTTTCATTTCTTGATCAATCAGTTGTTCCGAATAATCACACAATTCAGCAATCAAATCTAACAAATCAATTAAATCTTTCAGTCTCTGCTGATAAATTTCCTGAGTTGTATCCTTTGGCTTAACAGCCGACTTTTTATCCTCTAAACGTATTTCGCTCGGAGGCGGTTCAAATTTATATGGTTCAATTCTGCCCATGTCTTCCTCGCATAAAACCTATAATATTATTAGGTTCTTTATTAATTACTCTAGATGGAACCTTATTTACTTTAGTGTTTTTAGTTATTGCCCTCGACTCTTTTGATTTATTCTTAAACTTCGGCATAATAGCAATCTGTGGTGGATCGTTATGTTTATTGTATTTTTGTTCTTCATGCAATATGGCTAAACTTTGTGGCTGCTCCTCTGATTCGGCCTGTAGTTGCTCGGCACTTTTCTTTACAACAACTGCTGCTATCACGGAGTCGCTCTCTTGGAACTCATAATGACATTTCTTTGCAAAACCAAAACAAGCTAGAGCCAAAGCATCTAGATCGTGGTCACCCTCCTTACCTGCCTTGTACACAGGTCCCTTAGTACCAAATTTACCCACAACATAATTAAGTAGTTGGTGTTTAAGTGTCTCATCCTCGGCCAGGCTTATTGCTTGCAATTCAAATAACCTCTGCAAGTTTTCAACCAAATATTGTTTAGCATACTTTTGTTCATCTGTTTTAGTAAACAAATTAGGTACTACTATTGTACCACCAAAATCTACAACTTCAACAATATCTTTCAATCTAGCGTCATATTTAATACTCTCGCCTAAGTCCTTATTCATGTGGACTGCTTTATCTGCCTCAATACCAACTAATCTAATAATTTCATCTTGGCATTGACCAAACCCCTTATCTATTACAATTAGATCGGGTTTCCATATTCTATTTAATTCAATTATTTTGCTTATAGCCTTGGTCTGCGTCCAGCCTTCATATGCCACAATTTCTTTAGCAACTGTATGGAGTGTTTTCTTGTCTGGGTTAAACCCAACAATCATCAACCTTGTGCCGTTATTGTCTCCATTCCAATCAATGCCCAAGTAATATTTCCATCCAGGATTAAATTTCATATCTTCATATGTGTATGGATGCCTATTAAACGCAATACCAACAAATTGTTTTTGAAATACCCCGGCAACTTGGCCCACCCACCGAACATTATATTCAAGTTCCCAAGTCAATTCATTGGCACAAGTATCTCTCGCTAACTGCTCTTTTTCCGGCGTCCAATCTGGCCTGGCTCGAAAAGGAATATAAAATTCCTTAACACTTGTCATGTGGCATAATTTATAAAAGAATGTGTTTTCTTGACCATTAAGTGTCGAGGCTGCAAGTAGCATACCTCCACCAGGATCTGTTAAAATAGGAGAAATAGTATTTGTATCGTCTTCAGACAAGTAGTCTGTTTCATCAAGAACTATTTCGTTGGCACCCTGACCACGAACACCCAATGCTTTATTACCAGACTTAGAACCTGCTGTAAATATCCTTAATCTGGCCCTAGTACCCTTAACCTTTAATTCAAAATAAGGTGTTTTCTTAATAATAACAGAGTCTATAAGTGCAGGGTTAGCTGTTAAGAATTCATTAATCTTTTCATATATTTCTTTAGAATGTGGTTGCTGTGGGCAAGTTATAAGAATTTTCCAAAACGGTTTAGGGGGATTAAATAATCTATAAACAGCATACGCAGCAATGAATTCTGTCTTGCCGGCGCGGCGGCCTTTACGTAATGCTTTTAGTCTAGCTGTACACTTTAAAGTTCTGTCTTGATACCAATATGGTTTAAATTCTGTCCCAGTTAGGCTTAGATTTTTTTGAACCCAGTGAGACGGGTTTAACCAATCAACAACATCATCAAGCGTAACTTGCACATAACCAGCTTTCTGTAATTCAGTATATCCATATTCAAAATCTTCTTTTAGATAAATGCCAACACATTCTGGATCGCCACGCTCCTTTGTTGTTTCGCGAGACCTTCTTTCAGGTTGACTGCCAATATAATTTTTAGGATTAGTTGCGTAGAGGCATTCTTGACAATACGGGTGCATCGCCTTTCTTTTGGCTATTCTTTCGGGCGTATCAAGTATTTCTTTAAGAAAGGTATAGGCATCTTTCATTATAAACTAAGTCCATATTTTCTGTGCAAACCATATGCACGGTTTTGTGAAGACATGCTAGTTCCAGCCAGTGCGCCCATCTTTGATGTAGCTCTGGAAATGGATTGAGCTACTTTGTTATTATAAACCATTGGAGATGTTTTAAATTGATTCTGAGATCCGGCATTTTGAGCTATAGATTCTAATATCGATACACCAATACTAAAAGGCAATTGTACGCCAAACGCTATTGGTATACCAACAAATGGAATATAGGTTAAAGGCTCTGTTATAGCTGTTCCAGCAACATCTAAAATTTTCATGGAAGTCATTTCATGAGAAGTCCATGCAGTATGTAGCCCCCACAAAGAAAAGAGAGGAGCTACAGCATACCCAGCCATGGATAATTTAGAAACACCCCCTCCTAACATTTTGGGGGCTTTTTTGGCAGCCATTTTTGTTGCTTGTTCTACTATTGCCATTTATATTAATACCTATCATTTGCTTGCTGAAACGGCATATTATCCTTTGTTGGCAAAATTGATTCTTTTTCTTGGAATTTTAGAAACTTTGGCTGGTTTTGCTTTTCGGAAGTCTGGGGTTTTGGAATTTAGTGCTTCATTACACTTTCTTGTACTTACTCCGAATTGTTTCGCCACGCGATGCCTTATTTCAACAGACTTGGCAAAATCTGAAAGATTATCTGGCAAGTTCATCTTTGTTAGATCGGACGCCATTGCCTCCTTTAGTCCTACTCTTTTAACAGCTGCGTTTGATTTTAGTCCAGCAGCACCAAATTGCTTGATTTTAGCTCCACGAGCTAGATGAAATCCTGCACCAGCACCGGCACCAATAAATGCACCTTTTAATGCCCCACCAAGAGTAGAACCAATAAATCCTTTACTTTCAGAATCTGGACCTAACGTAGAATCGTATGCACCTTTTGCCCCACCAGCTATAGCCCCAGTTGATGCTAAAGAAAGAGTACGATTAATTCCTTTAGCAAAATAGGCTCGAGAATAATATTGACGTTCTAGTTCCCCAGATTTTGCCATCTCTAAAAAATTTTTCCCTGCTGCAACTCCTTCTTTTACTTGTTTCCTAGTGGCAGCAAAACCTGCTCGTGGTGCATTACGCTGTTTCTGCAGCGGAGCAACCGTGTGTCCCCTAAGGCCTTTCACAGCTAATTCTAGATTACTTTTTGCGTCTTCACTTATGTCACCTGAACGCATTTTTTCTCTTAGTCTGCGTATATTTTTAGCGATTGCTTTTCGGGTGGCATCGTCTCCTGTTGGCATTACTGGATTCATTCTAACAGCAGCACTGGCAGCGTAGTGTTGTTCTGTTAATGCATTCTCTACAACAAGGTTAGACATACCCCTTGTTTTCCATGCTTCTGCAACATTAGAACCAAATTTAGCTAATCCCCCCTGCATACCTTCCCATAATCCCTTTAACCCCATTTTAACAGCCTGTGTAGGTATTGCCATATCTGTGCCTCCTATTCATCATCAGACAAGTGGTCTGGTGCTTCCATCAAATGGTCAGGTGAAATCTCAATTACACGTTTAGCTGCTTGGATAGAAGCATAGTCATCTTGTGTTTTTATTTTTAAAGCTACTTTACGCTTATAGCTTTCTCGTGGCGTTAATACTAAATCATTAAGGAGTTTATTCTTTCTGGCTTCCAATTTATCCATAACTCCTATTACTGGATTTTCAATTAGTTCTATTAACACGTCTCCTGATTTTGTTACTCCGGAAACTGACTCAACTATGGGCGTTTGGTATGTTGTAGCAAGTGCTTGCGCGCAACGATGAATAAGATTATCTAAATAAGCCAATTCTGATATATAAGTTTGATAAAGAGGGTTTTCTACATCTATTTCGTTTTGCTGGAATGTTTCAGCCCAGAATTTAAAACGGTCACCTATAAATGCTATTTCAAATGGGCAGGGCTTGCCTTCGGGCGCCTTGCCCATTTCTTTTAAACTACATGTACAGTTTTTATCACATTTCTTAGGTTCAAAAACACCATGACCATACTTAAGCAAAAAAAGATCTTTCTGTAATTGATCCTTTTCAGCATCGGTCAATTCAATATTGCTATAGTCCTCTTGAACTTCTTCAAGCATCTTATTAAAATATTTTTGGGCGGATTCTGTACGTAATCCGCCCTCCAGATCTTTATGATACTTCAATAAAGATGTGACGCTCTTTTTACCTTTAGACATTAAACCCCACTTGAACCAAAACCCTTAGTACCTCTATCCGTTTTAAGATTAATTTCTTTAGCCTTTATTAGTCCATACGGATAAGCTGGAACTAATCTTAGCTGGGCTATTCTATCACCACGATTAATTGTAAATGGCTGTTCCCCATGATTTATCAAAATAACTCTAATTGAGTTTCTATACCCAGGGTCAATAATGCCAGCCAGTACATCAATCCCATACATAAAAGCCAAACCACTTCTAGGGCCAATAATCGCACCCACTTCTTCTGTAAATTCAATAACAGTTTCTGTATCTATGCAAACCCTGGTGTGTGGTTTAAGGACAAATGGAAATTCAAAATTAGATGTTTCTAAGTCCTTTGAATCAAAACATGTTAGGTTCTCTTTCGTTGTCATTGCCCCAGAGAGTAAACTCTCTATCGCATAAATACTAGCAGCATATAAGTCATAACAAAGATCAGTTGAGTTAGCCTTTGATAACTCAAACGGCCCCACATACTTCATTCCACCTGTCGAAACCACTGGACCTACCTCTGACTCTAGATTCACACTCTACCTCCATGTTATAGTATAATCAAAAAATAGAAGATTTCTTAAGTAGTTCAAGAAGGAAATCTAACGGCAACATCGCAAAGTGGTTAGATGTCCCAGGTTCGTGTACTACCAAAAAGTATCTATCCCCAACTTTAGAATAATCTGCATCTTGTCTTGCCTTTAGAAGTTCTTGCTTCATTCTAGCACCAAGAAGTGTTTTTTGATCCTTAGTATCAATAAGAACCGGCATTCTCTTTTTATAAAACTCTTTAAAGCAGATGTCCCCTTTAAGATCCATACCCCCACTAGAAGGAGTTCGTATGAATTCTTCATTAAAATACTCACTAAAGATCTTAGCAATAAGCCGTTCGTATGAATTGCCCTTTGTCTTAGACTTCCGACCAACCTTATGCCAATCTACTTTAGATTTCTTTTTACGCATACAAAAACTCCTTCAACTTGTTTACTGCAAGTTCATGAGACTCAAACGGTATCATATAGTCACTAGTTACACTTGGTGTAAATGATATTATTTTAACATTAAACTCTCTACAAAGATTTATAATTGGCTCAGATATTACACCAACAGCACACGTGGGACTATTCTTTACCAGTGCCGTTAAAAGGGCCTTTTCGGCCTCCATGTCCGTAACAACATTTAACTTAGGAAATAAATTAAATGAAATACCTAGACACTTAAAAGACCAAAATGTTTTATTATATACATGGTGTAAAATAAAAGAATGTTTAACATCATTAAGATACCTAAGTACCTTATCGTAATCACTTAAATCAAATGCCAAAGCCGCGTGTTTGTTATTCTTATATTGAAAGAACATATTAGATTGCATGGTATTAAAAAATATATCTTTGGAATCCTCTCTGAAAACACGAACAATTGTTCTATTGCCTGTTCTATTTATAACAGAATAAATACCTAGTGCATCTATAGTGGCCTTGAGTGTAGGTAAAAATCTTGTGTCAATGTTCTTTAAAATAAATATTATGTCTTTCTTAAAAGTGCCTATCTCCATATATGCATAATGAAGCACTGCCAAATTTATGTTGGCTACAGCCATTTCATCTGTTATAGGTTCCACCAAAAGATCAACTAAGCTGCCTAGAGTTGTTTCTTTAATAAAATCAGCTTTAGAAGCAAGAGTACTAAGAGCCAACACACGGCGGTGATTAAAATTTAACAATAAAGAATTGTTTCTAATTTTATATAGATGTCCATTGATAGACTTTTTATCATAAGTTAAAGTCCCGGCCAGATGACCAGCTACAAGCAGGTCTTTAGCTTTTTGATATGTTATAGAGTGTAATTCCATCTGACATTACTTTCTCATTTGTTACTTCTAATGTGTTATTTGTATACCCGCTGAACGAAATATCGGATATCTTATAAAAGAAATAATTATTAAATAAATTAAGTTTGTTGGGGGCGTGCTTTGACAATAACCGCATAAATTCAGATTTCTTTAAATAAATCTCCTCATCCCCAACTAGCACAGGAATAGGCCATAGATACTCGGATTCTCCGTACTTATCAAATGTAATGTTACCAAGAACTTCCAGATTTTCTTGAGAATCGGCGTGAGAAATCACAATCTTATCACTATACACAAAAGGATAAACACCCATTCCAAGCAACAATGCCGGCAAGTATTTGAATGTTTCTTCTCTAGTAGGATAAATTTCTAGCCTCTTCTTTTTCTTATCAACTTTCTTAGGAACAACTTCCATAATCCCTTTAAGAAGTCCAGGAAATTCATTACTAGCTAAACATAGAATTTCTTTCTTTAAAGAAATAAGCGTATCAATAATTGACGGATCAATTAGTATTTTATAAGAACCGTTTTCCTTCGCTCGCCTATATTCAACAGTCACAGCAAGGTGCTTAAAGATATTAATTAGATTCCTATTAACTTCATTGTAGTATTCTTTGGGTATTGTAAAAGTAGCGCCAGCAGCCGTCAACTCACCACAGGCTACAAGGTAACCAACTAACTTGCTTCTACTTGTTATTTTACCGCTGTGTGGTACACTGTGGTCTACAGCAATATGTTTAATTTTATTTAAATCTATATCAACTATGTCTTTAACAACTAGTTTTCCGCCTTCTGGAACACAAAGGCCGCTTCCCTTACAAATCGTTACAGTTGGTCCATTAACTAACTTCAAAGTATAAAGTAATGCGTGTTCACCAACATTTCTGTATTCTGATTGTTGGTCATAACTAAAAACTAAGTTATCGGCCGGTACTAACATTTATTCACATCGGCTCCAGCCACAAGATTTACAAACATTACAACCAGAAGAATTGTCTACTTCAGTTCCACCACAATTGGGACATTTAAATTCACGCCCAACAATTTCCTCAGAGTACTTCTTTAATACTCTAGCAACGGCAGCAGAAAAATCAGTTATAGAATTACTGGCTTTAGACAACTGTTCTGTTACAAACTGCATGTGGGCACCGCTTCGCAAACACAAACTAATTAGTCGTGTTGTATCTGTATATGTATCGTTCTTAAATAGATTAACTATGTCTCTAAATACTAATTCATCGTCATCCAGTGGTATAACTAAATCGTATGTTCCCTTACCACGTCGCCTAATTATACCACTCTTAAATTTATTTGGAATAGTTATATCTTCACTCTTGCCAGCAAAAACCTCAAACGGCTCTTTGCCTAAAAGACCAACAATAACCACCCACTTAGTTCCACTAACAGTTACGTTGTATATATCACAAGGCAATTCAGCTGGTCTTTTTGGTGCAAAATGTCTTTCAATTGTGGCCGGCCTTTCTTGCTTTTGTTTACTAGCAAATCTTTTCTCAACAATCGGCGGCGGATCAAATTCAATTACACCCTGCCTAGATTTATCTCGATATACAGCAACAGACTTAATACCAAGTTTCCAGGCTTTTTTATAAATTTCTTCAACCAACTCTGGAGTTGCAGTCTCAGGCATATTGTAAGTTGTGGAAATAGAACTATCAATCCACTTAGCAACAGCAGCCATTAAATCTACCTTTTTTAGTGGATCAATTAAATGCGCCGGTTTAAACAAATTTTTAAAATCACCCAACCTTGATTCAATCAAATCTATTGTTGCAAGTCCAATTTTACCGTCTGGATCTTCTATAGTTTCCCACTCAAAGCTTAAGCCATATTTATCTTTCAAATATTCCTGAACAGCTGTGGGAACAACAAAATACCATCTCCAATAACCCGAAGTACGTGATCTTTTCCAATAATAGAAACCGGGCGCAGGTTCAATTCCAGTAGATATTGGAGTTTTAGCAAATGTTAAAGATAAAGATCCTGTCGGAGCAATAGACAAAACCATAGAATTTCGCATAGTCTTAAACTTCAAGTCAGGAAAAGCACCCATTAATCTTTTTATATACGGCGATTTTCTATAATCTTTTCCGTTAAACGCCCCGAAGTTACCCTTCTCCTTTCCCAAATCAATAGAAGTTTTGTAACAAACATATGCTAGCTTATTTACAAATTTTTCAGTAACTTCCTTAGCTTCATCTGAATCATAACATAGCCCCATATTCAAAAGCCAGCCATGAAGATTAGTGATACCAACGCCAATTTCCCGCAACATCTCAACTACATACTTTTGTTCTGGTATCGGTGATTTATTAAGTCTTAACTCATAGGTAACTACATTATCCAAAAATCTTGTTATACTTTCACCAATAGTACATATCTCTTGATATAAATTTTTGTTACTCTTTGCAGTTGAAAACCTGCCAACATTAATGCTAGCAAGCACACAAGTAGAATCTGGATACATTAGTTTTTCAGAGTTGTGTGTCCATACTCCATTAGCAACGCCCCACGGCCAAGGCGCAACCTCCTCTGGCATGGTAAAATCATAAACATCCTCAGAGGCAGATAAAGAATCAACATTAATTACTTTGACGCCCCCCGTGCCACTATAACTATTAAGTAATTGCCCGACTAAGCTAAAACTACGGAGTAAACGACCGCACAAGTCTCGAGCCTGGACTTGTTCGCCGTCATCACAAAGAAATACATGATTATCAGTACATTTAATCTTAGAGTTCCTATCCCCATCGACCTCTTGTATAGTTAGCTCCACAAGATTATCTGCCACGCCAGACTTATATACGCGGCACAAATGAAATGAACCTGTTGCCGGATTATATAGCTCATGCATCGCGTTATTGGTTTCAGCAAGTTCTTTAATTGTTCTATATCCTGTCTGCCCTCCCCACGTACCAAGCATTTCGGTGTCACCTGCCAGAGAACAAGCATTGCTAGAGATAGGAACAAAATTCTTGCCAGTTGTTGGGTCCTTTACATAAGATGTATTAACATCTCTTTGTATTGTATCTATCAACTGAATGCCAGGTTCACCAAAGTTGCAAGCCCTTTCAGCAATGAGATGCATTAAATCTCTTGCCTTAACAGTCTTTTCTAGTTTCTCCCCAGTATCTTTTACTTCATAACTTAGTAACCAATCTTTGTCTTTTTCTACAGCTTCCATAAAGGCATCGGTTATTTGCACCGATATGTTAGCATTTTGAACTGAGTGTAGATCTGATTTAGATTTAATAAACTCTTCAATATCTGGGTGATCAACTTTTAGGCTCAATAAAATAGCTGGTATTCTGCCGGCCTGACCAACATAATTAGCAATATTATCATAGAACTTACCCCAGTGTACGGCACCTATAGATACTTCTGCGGAGTTATTAATCTTGGTTCCTCTTGGGCGGATAGGGCTAAGGTCAATGCCAATGCCCTGCCTATATGCACAGTTTTTTGCCAATCTAAACCCTGTCTGAAATATCTCCTCTAAGTTATCGCCATTGACAGAAGTCGTGGTACAGTTGTGTGTCCCAACGCCATCAGATAAAACAAATTCATGAACTTCCGGAACATCTACACACCACACGTCCTCAAACCTAGAAGTCTCTTCTACTGATTCAACTTTCCAATTAGATCGATGTTTAGATATGTTTTTGGCATTAGTTTTATATGTATTATACTTTAAACGGTGCGACTCTTTAACAAAAAACGAATCAAATAGGCAATCTTTAATAATATAGGCTGAGTACAGTTTCTGAGTTTTATCTCCAGTAAATGGTGATTCATCCCTTAAGAGCCTGGGTGTTGATGTATAGATGCCAACACGCTCTCCTAAGTGTTTAAATTTAAAAATATTTTCTAGCCTTGCTGATGATATCTCCGCTATCCCAAGATTAGATACCGTACCATCCGCAGTAAACCAACCAATCAAAAATCCCAACAAATACTCTTCATTAACAGCAACATCCGGGAATCTTTTCATGTAATTTGGCAAACCGTAGATACGTATCCTGTCAGTATTACTGCTCTTACCAATGTGCCATCCAAAGCCTTGGAATAGATCAACCAAACCAACAGAATCACCACAAAGATCTAAATTACAAACATCTGTATTCTTATTATAATATCCGTCACCAAAAACCAAACCATGAATTAAACCCAGCGGACAGAAATACCTAGACCCATTAGCTGAAGGCATCCACTTTCTCTTAATATAAGGCAGTTTGTCTCCTGGGAGTAAAGATAACGTATCAACAAGTTGAATAACAGGGTCCTTGCCTGAAACCCTCCAATTGTGATTTCCTGTTGCATATACATATTTATGGTGTCCATTCCTAGACAAGTTCACTTTGTAAAGCTTGTCTTTACCAAAACATCTAACAGTAGCGGACCTAAACCCACCGTCTGAAGTAAGAACATCCACATGGTCACCATCACTGTATTCTGAAAACGCACGGGTTCCGGTAGATGTTATAAACTCAGTATCAGCGCTAAAACAGTTGCTTGTGCTAACCTTTTTAGTATCAACAGTTCCAGCGATTATGCTCCCACCAGGACGCCACCAATCGTTCCAAATTTCATCAAACCATCTTCTACTCCAGTACTCCTTTAACTCCTCTGTTTCTTCCATCTCAGCTATTTTAGTGCAAACACGCCAGAAGACTTCAGCGACAGTTTCTTTAACTCCATCTTGTTTCTTGTACGCATATTTATCCCTAAACGTGTTTACAGAAAAGGCATTCCCTTTAAAATATTCATCAATTGAAATATCTTTTACATCTTCAAACCGAATCATTTGCCTCCTCCTTTAGAACAACTGCCTTCTGTGGTTGATCAAAATCTTCCATAATTTTATTGTAACAATTAAACCAATCCATTACTGTATTATCTAGGTTGTATTTTTGTTCAACAACCTGTCTTGCTTTCTTCCCGGCCTCTTTTACTATGCTCTTATCTCTAAGCAACTTCATAAGTAATTTAGTCCAGTGATATGGCTTGTTTGGGAGTAACCAGCCGTTTACTCCGTCTACTACATCTTGATTATATGCAATAACATTAGAAGCAACTAGGGGCATGCTTAACGCGCCGGCCTCTACGAACTTTAAATTGCTTTTATATGTATTAAAATCAATATCTGCTAGTGGAGTTAACATAAGATCACATTTCAGCGCATATAACACGTCAAAGTAGTTAGTAACAGGAACTGGTTTTACAACGCGGGTATTGGGTATTCCCTCAAATGCCGGTGGGACATACCCAAATATGGTAACATCTATTTGTCCGCGGCTTCCATAAACAAGATCTCTAAATGATGCTGCTAAAAATTCCCAATCTTCTTTATGAGAGGAACTGCCAGCTATTAGTAGGCGAAACGCCGGCTTAAACTTTTCATCATTTTTTATTTTAATATCACTAAATGGCTTAGAAAGTGAAACAGAATTTGGCAAAACATATATGTTATTTTCATTAAAATACGCACAATAATATCTTGCCAAATTCTGAGTACTTGTTGTTAAATAATCACAATGTTCCAATAAATAGTTAGCACAATAATTAACGTCTGCTCTGCCATAATACTTGGCTGCAGGATTGGATTGGACAATATTAAACAACGAATCATCAACTTCATAAATTACTGGAATGTGAAGTTCTTTGCACTTTTCCAAAATTTCTATGCCCAAAGCATCTGTTGCTCGTTGTAATACAACAATATCATATTGTTCTAAATCACTAATGTGTTTAAGTTTAAACTCAAAGCTAAAGGTATCGTCCTTCGCTATTTCCTTTAGTTTAGTAAATGGCGTAAAAAGACGATACCAATAGCAACCCGACGTATCGGTATTATAGCAGAAAAGCTTCATTGTTAATTAGATGCTTACTTCCGTATTAGCTAAAAAATATTCTTTGTGATCAATAAGTACTTTCTCTACGCTTTCCAAACTAAATTCCTTACAAATATCTAACTTCTCGTTATAGGTTAGATCTTTGTTATGCAAAATGATTTTGTGTAGTGGAAGACGCGTGAGCGGAACGCCAACCTCGTTTGCCTTAGTTAGAATATCTTTTGGGGTATCTGCTTCTTTCAGAAGCTCGTTTACCTTATTCATCATTTCTAGTTCAAGTTCGGCAACATCCTTTAGTTGATCGTCTGTAATAATTCCATTATCAACAAGAGTCTGGTACATAATTCTTTGATCTAGCGCAAGCTCATTAACGTTTCTACTAATTGTCTCTAGCGCAGCAGCAAGCTGATCAAACCTAAACATCAAACCATCAAGCATAACAGAAACATCTGGTTTCGCGGAAATGCCGCCCTGACCCGGAAAATTAATAACATTTTTATCCATTTTTTAAACCTCCTGATGGACTATCAGTGAATTTATATTACATCATTTAACGGAAAAAGTCAACAAGAAAAATAAGGGCTGGTTGCCCAGCCCTCGGTAGGAAGAAGCTATATAGAAAACCTAGGTGAGGAACCTAGGCACCTATTAAGGCCGCTTCAAACCTCACCTTTCTTTTTCAGCGAGTTGTAAACCAACTCTAGAGCCAATCTAGCGAACGACTCTCTGTATTCCCAAGCGGCCTTTAGACAAAAAGAACCAATCTCATGCAAGACGTGTTCTCTCTTTCCATCATTATCAAGGTCCATATCTTTGGCACCTAAAATAGCAGAAATTACAGTTTCCTGTACATACTCGAAAAACTCTGCAAATTCAGGATCTTCAAATACAGGCTTGATAAATCTAAAGATACCAACCAAAAATCTCCAAATAGTTTTCATTTTTCCCTCCTTAGCATAATAGTATAAATATTTAACTTACAACTTACTTTTAGACAGTCAGTTGATCAGTTCTTTTGCTCCCGACAGTAATATGCTTTGGCTCAGCTAAAGCAACATAGATGTGCTGTCCGGGCTGAATAGTACTTAATCCCCACTTACTTATATAAAAATTATTCATTTCAAATGGCACCTGTTCTGGTACTCCGCTTGGTCCAATGGCTTCTTTGAACACACAAATCTCATTCTTTTCATCTTTAGCCAAAACTTGTATGGCCTTAATTAGCGCCTCTTTGTCCAAAATCACTTCGTTGAAAAACGTTATATAAATGTTACTGTTTTTGTGTGCCAGGTTTTCACCAATCCTAAAACATTGTTTGATAGTGGTACTTTCTGGCACATTTACAACTATACATCGCGGGATACCTCTATACAGATGTGTCCCTATAAAATTATTTATATACGGGTCTTGAGTTTTTAAAATAATGACAAATCTTACGTCTTGTGGAAGATATTTCCACCAAGCAGCTGCCATCCTAGAAACAGCAGGCTGGTCAATTTCCTCAACAACCCAAATAACAGTAATTTTAATTTGCTGCGGAGTGTTCGGCTCCGGAATCGTCGACACTGGCAATTAGATCCTCCAAAAAATAATCAACACCGCAATTACGCATATAATCAATAACAGGAGACATTATAAAAGAATCTATATTTCCTCTAGCCGTATTGCATTTAACAAGAGTAGAAACAACACACTCAGACAGTCCTTCTACAAACGTTAGAGAATTTTCTAGATACTGTTTTGAATCAAATTGGGGCAAATCTTGTGCTGTTCTCTTCAAAATATCTAGGTCTATCTCTCTAAAATTGCGTTCCGGAAATCTTAATAAAAATTTCATATATTTACTTAGTTGTTTAGATGCATCTAATAAACCATCAATGGTATCTCTTGAAATGTCCTCTGATCCACTAAGCCCGCTATATACGTGGAGAACAAACAGAGGGAAATCAGATTTTACGGCTGTAAAATACATCCTAGCAAAATCTTCGGTTGTTACTGGGAATTTATCCAATAGAGTCATTTTCATCTTGCTGACACTCCTGACCTGACATCTGTATCTTAACATTTTTCCAACCAACTTTCTTATCTGCAACTAAGGCTCTAACTGCTTTTTGAGACGTGGTCAGTCGGGCCTTGTTAGTCTTAACTTCGACGAAATCGATACTACCATCTATGCCCGCTTCAGGCCGCGGGAACTTAATACATAGGTAATCAACCACGTCTCCTAAAGGAATGATAGTATCATAGTCAGCTTTCAACCTAGTATATTGAATAAATTCCCCCAATTCCCCACGTAAGGTATGATTAGATCCTTTAATCATATTAAACACCTTAGAAGGAACATCGTCCAAGGTAGAAGATGTTTTATCCAACGTTTGGCTCATAACAGCTACCTTATCATTAGTGGCATTCAAAATAGCAGCAAGTTTTTGCTCATAAAGCGCTAAATCATATACCTTCTTATTTAATTCACGTTTAATAACTAAGTAAATTAAAACAGCTACACCAATTAATATACATACTGCCAATACAGCTATTGCTTTCTCAATCATAGTACCTCGTAGAACTTATCTGTAATTTTATTAAATAATTCTTTGTTTTCTTTCAATACTTCAATAAATCCTGCCCTACCTTGAGCGACGTTTTCGTCACCAAAATAAAAGTAAGATCCGTTTAGTTTCACTACGCCTTTAGATAAAACGGCAGAACAAAAGTCATCATAAATATCAAATCCTTGTGTATGGAGCATCTTTAAAACAACTTCTTTTCCGGGGGAGCCGCCCAACTGGTTCTTAGAAATTTTAATTTTAATTTCTTTCCCTATTTCTGCTTTATCTTCAAGTATTCTTTGTCCATCTCGCATTTCCAACTTTAGGGAAGATGCGTATTGTAGGGACCTACCCCCGCTAGATTTATTAGGGTTACCAAACATTTTACCTATTTCTTGACGATACTGATTAATAAAAACCAAAGTAACTTCATTCATAGATAACTTTGGTACTAGCCTCCTAAACGCCTGGGAGAGCAATCTAGGGATGTTACCTACGTTAGAGTCATTTACTTCTTTCTCTAATTCTGATTCTGTTACCATTTGAGCAACAGAGTCAACAAAAATAACAGAAACTGCCCCAGTGCCAGCAAGACCATCAATGGCTATGGCGGCTGCGTCAGCACTAGCTGGCCTTATAATCTGTGCAGAGAGCGGCACGCCAAGCTTAGTAGCATACTCAGCAGTTACTTTACGCTCTATATCTACGTATACTGCTTTGTGGCCAGCATTCAGAACATCTGCAAACAATGTAAGAGAGAGCGTGGTTTTACCAGAACCCTCGTCTCCTACTATTTCAATTACCCTACCAAGAGGTAAGCCTCCAACACCAAAGGCAAGATTAAGACTTAAAAGTCTTGTCTTAATTACAGGTATTGGTGGAATATCCTCTAGTGAAATTAGAAAATCTGAACCAAATTGCTTTTGTAGTTTCTTTATCTGAACATCAAAAGCTTTTTGTTTCAACTCAATATCATTGACCAACTTTCCTCCTCATCCCAGGTTTTCTATATATTCCTACTATATCGGGATTTTCCTCTTCCTGTGCCTTATTATTTAGTACCCACTCTAAAGCATTGATCCACGTACTTGTTAAAACATAATCTGTCATTTGTAGCGGCTGATCAATATCTAAATAAGTAAGGTGATGCTCTAATTCTACCAAATAATTTTTAATCTCTTCTTCTAATCTCATAAACCCTTCTTAATTAATAGTTTTGTTTTAAACCATTTACCATATTTTATTGGCTGTAATTCTAGTACAATGTGCTTTCCGCCATCGTTAACCGAGTAGCGAGGCTCCTTATACTTACTTATTATACCAAATTTCTTAGCATTGTCAAGATAAGAAATGCACCGATTAAGATAGGCCTTCCTGCCAAGGTCAGAAGACATCCCTTCCAACATAGCTAAATCATTTTTTATTTGCATCAATCTCCCTTTAAATGCTCCAGCCAAAGTAAACACAGTACGATGGTACTTTGTTGGGCCATATAATTTATACAATTGGTTCAATGTTTCATCATTTAGGGAAACTAGGTCTAAATTAAAATTATCCTTATAATAAGAAATTACCCTATCTTGATGTTTATAGTACTCTACTTTAGCTATAATTGAGGCAGCAGTAACTGAATATACTTTTTCATCTGCTTTAGGCATAAACAGTACGGGCTTTAAAATTTTTTCTTGACTTACAAGTTCTTTCTTTCCATCAATAACAATAAGGTCATAATCATCTTGAGAGAAAGTATTAATGCCCCTGTAGATTGCCTTAGACAGAAGTATAGGTATTTTACTAAAGCTAATTATTTCTTCTTGATGGATAATTTCAATATGCTTCTTACCTGTCAACCGGCTGCCGTATTTTTCAACACGGGGCCTATTTAATGCTTTGGTATCTCTTATATTTAATTTAGTCCCTTCGTGAATATAGAAACCAACTATAATTGGACCAACTTTATCTGAAATACCTACTTCATCTATACCAAGAACCCTAAGATTGGCCAAATGCTTTGGCCTTACCTTCGGGCAATGTCCTAAGACATTAGACGAAATTATACTACGAAGAATGTTTTGATTTTCCATACTTCATAATATCTTTGATATTAACTACTCCATGAACGAAACCATTTTGCAATGCATCTTCTACAGACCAATATAAATCGATTCCATTCATTAAATCATTCTTAAGTTTCTGTTTATTTTTTATATTAGTAGCCTTAAGGATAGTATCTAACATTGTCGGCACTTCCTTCGCCCACATTTCATTCATTGCTTGCGACTGGCTAAACTGAACCTCACCATAATGTGTTATAGACCCGCTATGTATCATAAAAGTTGTATTATTAAAAGCAAACCTTTTTTTACCAACAGCATATATGTACGCGGCGGCAGAAAACACCTTACCAAGAGCTATAGTAGTAATTTGTCTGTTTCCTATAATATCAACAATAGCATTAGCATCTAGAAGGCTTCCTCCGGTACTGTTTATAACAATACCGCGAACTTCACAGCCTCCCGAAACAAAAATAGCCCAAATAAGCTTAACAGTTTCTTCATTTATTTCATCAAATATAGAAATGATTTTATTCTCTGGATAATACAATACATTAGGTATTGTCTGGCAGTTATCTGAATCTGAGGCAAAGAGTTGTTTATGCATCGTTTGTTATTACTCCTACATTCTGGATAAGCTGTTTTACTGCACTAATAACCGCGTGTGGCTCAATAAAAGAGTCGGCACGATAATCAGATTCTTCCCAAATACCAAATTGATTTTTCCTTAAATAAATACGGTTCTTCAGTAGATTTATATTTTCATTGTATCCAAATATATTAGGATCAGATTGAGCAAATATTACGACACCTGGAACACCCAAATGCTGACAAAAGTGTGGTAGGAAGTTATCAACAGAAACAAATACACCAACTTCCTTTAATTTTAAAGCAAGCTTGTTTAGTGGAAGATTTGTAATAAATTCATGAACCCCATTAAAACGATCTTCTCCTTTTACGCCTATTTGGGTAATATGGTAATCATCACTCAGCCTAGATATAACTTCCGGCCAGTATGGGTAGTTCTTTGGATTTCTTTTGCCTGTTTTAAGCTTCTGGCTGTATGGGCTTATAATTATACTCTTCTTCATCTAATTTCTCCAAAATACATCTGTTCATATGCTTGGTAAAGTTTTTTGTCCCAACCCTTATCTGCCATGAAGTGATAAACATTATGCACTTCATCTGAACCAAGAATGAGTGCGCCTTCAGCAACACTTGCTTCAACTAATCCAATATCCCCAAAAATTCCAGGATATGTGGTAAAAACTACAGGAATTATTCCACTCAATTTATCAACATGATTCATAATAGCCTTCTTCATGGCAAAGTGGTCTCCTAGGCCTCCCTTGTTTAGGAAGAACTTGTAGCTATTTGTTTTTATGCCCCACTCTCTTAATTTACTTTGGAATATTTGTTCATCTCTTAACCAGTAGTCTTGATAAATAAAAGACCTAATACCCCCACTATTGTTCCTAAAATGCCAAGTTGTCACTCCGGGCAAAAACACCAATTCCCATCCATTCCTAATCATCTCATAAGTAAACATGGTTTCTTCTCTGTGGCCAGCCGGAGATAACGATTCGTTATACCCATGCTTACCGGCTTCAACTCTATATAAAAAAGTGCTGTATAAATGCTCAACATGTTTGGGGGAGGGTTCGGTATACTTATACCACTGGGAGTTTGCTCCTAAATAAATATCCGCTAAATTAGAAGAAGCAACAGCCGGATTACAAATAATTGGTCTGTTGGGATCTATGACGCACCCACCAACTGCACCAACTTTTGGGTTGGTATCTAAGTAATTTACCAGTGTTTCAAGAACATCAGGATTAGCAACATTATCATCATCCAGCCGCCACAAATATTCTGTTTCAGCAGTATCTAACATGCTCTGATGATTCTTCACTTGCCCGATCTTTGGGCCAAACCTCACTTCCCATTCAATTGAATTAATTTCCAACATCTTGAAAAGTTGAAGATAAAGCGGTTCATTAGTTAAATTCTTTTGTTCCCCATCATCATAAATAACCAATTTATTTGGCTTCAATGATTGACTAATTATAGAGTTAATTGCTAAAGGAAGAGAACTAAAATATCTGTCCTTCGTTGATATATACGCAGTAACTCCACGTTTAAGTTCTGCTACTGGTTTCTCTTTATTGCTAACTTCAATCATAGGATTTACTTTCTTTATCCACCCTTTAAAAATAGTATCTTGATTATCCAATACAAACTTCGGAAAAGATTCATCTAGACCAACAAACTTCATTGGGATGTTTTCTCGCTTAAGTACATCACAAGGAGTATTGATGCAGTTTTCAATATGCTCTTTATTGTTTATGTCAGGCCTATTATACTCGGAGTGTGTCCATGCAGAAATTTTTTGCATGATCCTATCAACACCGCCTTGAAAACTAAAGTGCCAGCCCCCAGGGCCTTCGATAGACGGAGCTTTTGTATACCTCACCTGGCACGCTGTCATGGTTTTAAAAAGACCAACAGATAGTATTTTTGCCCAGTCCCATTGATCGTTATAGCAATTGAGCCAATAGTAGTATAGTTTCTGGTCAAAAGACATTAACCCCATTTCAGGCTTATACTTCTTTACTGCTTCTGCTGAAGGTATTTCATCTAGATCAGAAATTATAACTATGTCCGTATCCTTACCCGTTACTAGAGAGTTAAACTTGTCTCTGGCAAACCGTTCTCTGGCCCAAGTATCCCCGTCAGTAGGTAAGTCGTTCAAAATAATACATCTAATCTTATGCAAAAATTTAGAAAATCTTTCTCTATTTTCTGTAAAGTACAGCGGTTTGGGTTGCCCCGTAGTTGTTATTGGAGACTCCAGTATTATAAATTGATCTACAACTGAATCCAATTCATTTAGTCTAAGTTCAAGTAATTCCAATTCATTATAAAAAAGAAAACAATCAAAAACTTTAGGCTTTTCGGATGTATTAACAGCATTAACTTCTCCAAACTCTTTAAACCAGATCGTGTGAAAAACACCATCAACATTTAAAGATTCCTCTACTGCTTCTTTAACTCCAACCCATGCGCCATAATCATGCCCACATATTAATCCACCACTATCTAATAATGGCAAACATCCAATTACATCTTTTTTAACGCCATCGTAAGTATGCTCACCATCTATGAAAATCATATCAAATTTTTCGTTTAATTGTTGTAATGTTTTACAAGCATTAAAACTTCTCATTCTAAGTGGAATTATTTTACCAGACTCAATTAGATCTTTGTTTCCACTAAAAAACTCCATGAAAGCATGGTCGCCTTCCTCCCACTCAGCACTAAAATGATTTTCAGGCTCGTTGGCGCTGCCCTGCCAATGATCCACAGCAAAAACTTTACCAGAAGTATTATCTGCTAACGCCCTAGTTGATTTTCCGTGCCAACTTCCTATTTCCAATATTTTATTGTGTTTTTGCGCAGCTCGGGCAAGCCAATGAAGCTCAGCAACTGGCATATAGCCGTCTAAAGACATTGCCTTATCTAAATCTGCACCGTACATCTCTTTTAATCTAGCAAGATTTCGCGTAAAAGACTCACTAACAGATTCTCCAGTTTCTTTAAAAGTTAAATTACCCTTATGATAAATTGGGAAAGAACCTACTCTAAAATTAGCAGAAGGTTCAAAACTACTATTATCAGGGACTTGGATTAATTTGTAACCTGCATCTTCTGCTCGCCAACAAAAATCACAGTCTTCTCCAAATCCAGGACTAAAGCTTTCATCAAGAAGCCCTATTTTTTGTATAACTTCTCTGGATATCATGGCACAAAAAAATATTAAAAAAACCCTATTTACACCAGGAACGTTCATTGTTAGCATAGGCCCGGTTATTCCAGCAGCCGGGTCCTTAAGAAAAGGTTCTCTCAATATTTCAAGCCAACTGTTTGTTTTTTGATCTAGCAATACAGTATCATTGTTTAATAATACAATGTATTTTCCTTTAGCAGCTTCTATACCTTTATTAACAGCTATTGGAAATCCACAGGCTTCGTCTACCCAAATAATTTTATCAATTTGTTTTTCGGCAGCTAAATACTCTTTTGTGCCATCAACGCACCCATTAGCAACTACGATTAGTTCTATGTCTTGTCTAGATAACTCCGTATACTTCTTTAAACTTTCTATACACGGTTTAAGACAATCTTCAAGGTGGTTGTATGTTGGAATTATGATTGAGTACATATAAAATAACCCTCTTTAAGTATTCATTAAAACTATAGCATAAAAACTTAAAAAGGGCAACAAATTTCTGAAAATTTTATATGATTATTTCACTTTATACAAATTAGTTGCATGGCCTTCCGCCAGCAGTGCTTTTATAGCAGCAAGGGTTGTGAACACGGCGGTAATATCGGCCGGAGCTAAACCGGTGTCGTTGCTAATAAAATGCTCGGCATCTAACTGATTCCCCATATCCACGGCATCCCACTCCGCTTTAAGAGCATCCAATTCTTCAATTGCATCAATCAAAGCATTGGTCTGAGTTCTAGTATTACGAATAAAATCGTAAATTTGATTTAGTGTTGACATACCGTCCTCCTATATTTATGAACACCTAGGTGTTCTAACTCCTCTAGTTTGCTGCCAATACGGAATAAACTCATCAACTGGAGAAGCTCCCCAAGCTCCGGATTCGATAAATAATTCATCTATAGCATAATATTGGTCCGAATACGACGCCGGGAATATTCTAAAATAATCCGCTAGGGATGTGCTACTGCCCGTGAATGAAGCTACTCTTACATACTCAGAAACCACGTTCCATTCCCAACGTCCCTTGGGAGACCCGGCACCGACTTCGGTTTTGTTTTGATAAACATATAAATACAAATAATAATAATTTACCGACCAAAGATATCGTAACAAAATAAAATACCACTTGCCTTCCGCTAAACTTAGTGTTCCGGATGAATCTGTCCATGTAGTAGAACCAGAATCGTATCGATAAATCCTTGGCCAAACAATTATTTTCGAACTGTATTGTATCATCATGGCGATTGCGCCTTTATAATATGTCCCGTCAGACGAATAAAATAATTCCAAATCGTTGGTAGCATCGACTTTTACAGGACTAAACCAGAAACCATAAGTGTGATTGGTGTGCATACTCCAAAGAAAAGTATCATTTCTAAAAAGATATGCTCCAGACCCTACCAACGAATGCGACCCTATTTTTAACCTATCAAAAGAATAGTCTGCCCCACTGTTTGATAAAGTTAGTCCAGCCCCACTACTATCATTCAAATTATTATCAAACTTATAGTAGGCCAATGTATTTGAATTTAGATGATACTCACCAAGATAGGCCATATAATTACCTTATGTCAAATATTGAATATACAGTGGGCACCAGAGCAAATTGATATAAGCGTCAATAGGTTTTGTGGTGCTTACCGAATCACAGTCAACGGTGAAATAATCTCCTACTGCTGCTGTTGTATTGTCGTTTGCTGTATAGCCCTCTCCCTTAGTCTGGCCCGACGCAATAGAAACTTTGGCTGTAAAAACAGTTGAACCGTTTTTATTTATATCATATGTTGTGGCGTTTTTTGACCCAGCCGTTCCATGATACCCGTCAGCACCAAATATTTTAGCTGGCATGGGCATATTATATTGACCCATAATATTCGTTCCAACATAGACAGTCCCAGCATAAGCAAAAGAAGTTACTCGGGCCTTCTCGCCGCAGAAATACTGCATTGTATTCATAGTTGCAGAAGAATCGAGAGTATCCCCCATTATGTTTACAGTAACCACATCCCCCGCATAACTAGCTGACACTACACAAGCCATATGAGTTGTGGTATCCGTCCATTTCAAAATAGTCCCACGCTGTAAAAGATAATTATAAAGTCCGGCGTTACCAACGTCAGCTATAGTAAAAGTATCCCCATCTGTTCTTGAAGGAGACCCCGGCACCGTGACCCACATTGACGCTGCACCGGCACCACCACTATATCCTGAATACCCTGAAGTTCCAGCACCACTATATCCACTTGTTCCCGAACCTGAATAACCTGAAATTCCAGAGTAGCCACTGTATCCACTAATCCCGCTACCAGAATAACCACTCACTCCAGATCCGCTGTAGCCTGAAATTCCTGAGTAACCAGAAATCCCACTATAACCAGATATCCCGGAGTATCCGGAAATGCCCGAGTAGCCCGAGATTCCGGAGTAGCCGGAAATTCCCGAATATCCCGAATATCCCGAATATCCTGAATAGCCGGAGGCACCATCCCCACCAATCACCCCATCTTGACCTGAATATCCTGAGTATCCAGAATAGCCTGATATTCCAGAATAGCCAGAAATTCCGGAAGTTCCTGAATACCCAGATATCCCGGAGTATCCAGAATAACCGGAAACCCCCGAATAGCCGGAATATCCAGAAATCCCCGAGTAACCGGAATAGCCTGAAATTCCGGAATACCCACTATACCCGGAAACCCCCGAATAGCCGGAGTAACCGGATTTTCCAACTAATCGTATGGCTGTATGAGCCGTCGGCATAAGATGTCCTACCCACCGTGAATCGCAATCATTTTATTCACATTTGAATTGGCTATACTCGTAATATTAAACAAAGCCAAACTATAATCGTACTCTTCCTCTCCCTCAACATAATTGGCTCCTGAAAGAGAACAACTATACGCTCCAGTAATACCTGAACTTGAAGACTGGGCAGAAGCCACCGATAAAGAGACCGCTTTATTAGGTGTTCCGGTTTTTAATCCATTTATATCACACCGTTCAGTCAACGCCCCGGGTTGGGTGGCCGTTGCATGACTAGAGAAAGACGCTACAGTATCCCCATAATAAGCGGCGGCGACTACTATATGAGAATAGGCAGTTGTCGGATCTATTCCTGAAGAAGTCGAAACCGGATTAGATTGCCAAACATCAGTAAATGTAGTTGATTGATCAAATGCTGAAGAATGATATATTTGAAGACAAGCAACACACGCTATGTCTCCAAGTACCGGGATAGCCGCTGTTAAACTTTTCCCATATCCATTTCTCCAAGGGAATCCTTTACCCACCAAAAGATACCCATTACCGGAAGTTACGCTAAACAAAGTTTCCTGAGACCCTAAACCAGTTGGCCAAGTAATATCTAAAGCCGACCCACTATTATGGGCGTATATTAACGCCACATAATCCCAATCATCGACTTCCAACGTAAACTCAACGCTAGTTGTCCCGCCAGATTTAAGAACCGAGGTTTGAATTGTATCGTAATCTTGAACAACCGCCACGATCTACTCCTTAACAACTAACGTAACTTGAAGATATCCGGGGCTCCCACTAATAGCAGAAATATCTAACCACAAAAATGAATCCGCCGCCAAAGAACTATTAGAGAACGAAGTGGTAGAAGCCCCCGTAGTAGTAGCTACTTGATCAGAACCTAAAAGATTGGTTCCTGAAGAATCGGGAGAAGTTCTTTCCTCGATATTAAAAGTAGCGGAAGTAGCAGAAGTCACATAAGAACTCAATCTAATGGCAGTAGAAGCCGCATACAATCGAGTACCGGGAATACCCCCGGTAGCTGGAGTAGAAACTACCCATGTATATGATCTATATCTAGACCCAATTGCCCCGGAATAACCTGAATATCCCGAAATCCCGAGACCGGAGTATCCCGAATAACCAGATCTCCCACTCGCCCCAGAATAACCAGAAATTCCAGAATACCCAGAAATACCGCTGGAACCTGAATAACCAGAAATTCCAGAATAGCCTGAGATTCCGCTGGCACCAGAATAACCCGATCTTCCGCTCGCCCCAGAATAACCGCTATACCCAGAAGTACCGGCTGGACCAGTTCCCCCAACTCCCCCGGAATATCCGCTGTATCCTGAAATCCCGCTATATCCGGAAGTTCCGATATTATAAATTAGTTCAACCCCCCGCATGATCTGAACAATCATTTTATCTTCGGGGTCGATGATATACCCCAGAACTTTAGAAATATGAAGTTCCGTGTCGGGTTCGGTATCCGTCATCAATCCGGCGGTAACATCGGATAAAAATACAGGAGATCCGGCTGGAAAATTCGGAACTCCGGTAGTTAACTCCCCGGCAGTAAATAACTTGAATTCGTCCGGACCAACAACTTCGCTAACAATACCCACGGCATCCGCATTTTCATAAGAATCCGCTTGAGCCAAAGCGTAAATATTTTCTGTTTCGGTGGGCTTTAAAACATTTCCTACAGAAAATCCGTGACCGGTTTGAAGGACAGAAAATTCGGACGAACCCCCACCCTCACCTTGGGCCCCTGAATAACCGCTATATCCGGAGGTCCCTTGTGGACCCGGGGGGCCTACTTGACCCGAATATCCTGAATAGCCAGAAAGCCCAGAACCAGAATAACCACTGTATCCACTTATGCCAGATCCAGAATAGCCAGAGTAGCCTGATTTTCCAGAGTAACCTGAATAACCGCTTGCGCCTGAATAACCAGAATAGCCGGAAACGCCTGATCCGGAGTAACCAGAATAACCTGAAATACCAGAGTAGCCTGAATATCCTGACGTACCGCTATAACCGGAGTAGCCTGAAGGTCCTGAGTACCCGCTGTATCCAGATATGCCGCTGTAGCCAGAGTAGCCAGAAATTCCAGAATACCCACTGATTCCTGAACCAGAATATCCAGAATATCCTGAAATACCTGAACCACTGTACCCAGAAATTCCAGAGCCAGAATAGCCGCTTACCCCAGACCCAGAGTATCCTGAAATCCCAGAATAACCTGAGATTCCACTAAAGCCTGAATACCCCGAGATACCGCTATACCCAGAATATCCTGATGTCCCAATACCACTATATCCACTAATTCCAGATCCCGAATAGCCAGAAATTCCAGAATAACCAGAATAACCAGATACTCCAGATCCGCTATACCCCGAAACTCCTGAACCAGAATACCCACTTATGCCAGAATACCCTGAATATCCGCTTACTCCTGATCCTGAATATCCACTAATTCCCGAGTAGCCGCTATAACCAGAAACACCACTACCAGAATAGCCAGAATATCCGCTTGTACCTGAATATCCGCTTGTGCCTGAGTATCCACTGAATCCTGAATTACCAGAATAACCCGATATCCCAGAATATCCAGAAACGCCACTGTAGCCAGAATATCCTGATGTCCCTGAACCAGAATATCCGGAAATACCTGAATAACCACTTAACCCGGAGTAACCAGACGTGCCGCTGTATCCGGAATATCCCGATGAACCTGAATATCCACTATTTCCAGAATACCCCGAAATACCTGAATACCCAGATAAACCACTAAAGCCACTGTAACCAGAAGTTCCTGAATATCCAGATATTCCAGATCCAGAGTACCCAGATATTCCACTAAAACCAGATATTCCGCTATAACCACTTATACCAGAATATCCTGAAATCCCAGAATAACCACTAGTTCCAGAATAGCCACTGTATCCAGACACTCCAGAACCCGAATATCCAGAAACCCCCGAGCCAGAATATCCGCTTATTCCAGAATAACCAGAATACCCAGAATACCCGGAAACTCCCGAGTATCCTGAATAACCACTTTTTCCGGAATATCCAGATATTCCGCTATAACCAGAATAGCCAGACTTGCCGCTGTACCCAGAGTAACCAGAATAACCAGATTCTCCGAAACCGCCAGTTATAGGAATAACTTCTATTAAAGAGTCGTCTCCATCAAAAACAAGAAAAACAGGATTTCTATCATCATCTAATGAAACAGTAACATAATCACCGTAAGAATTTTCAGTATCTATACGAATTTTATTGTCTATAGGAACGCCAGGAAAATCATTATAAACACCAATAGAATACTCGCCTGTTCCAGCCCAGTTAGTTGCACGAACCCTAAACTTTAAATCACGCCAATTATATCTGATCAATACACCAAAATAACCAGACCTTTGACTAATATTCTCATAGCTATTGTCATTTGTTACCGGTACTGTTTTAGAAAAATCAACAAAAAGGTGTGACGGTTCAACAATTTCAAATGTATATGTGTCTTGCGGCCAATCAACCTTAGCCTCAAATGCAATTGCTGTTGAAGTATTTTGTTTAATTGTTCTTATTATCTTACAGCTACTGTTATTGTCAAAAATTTCTATAGACTTGTTAGCATAAGATCCGCCTGTTAATTCAACAGGGAGAGTTAACCAGTTTCCGTCCGAGGAAAGTAAGCCACTTCCAGACTCAAAAAGGTCGTAACGATTGCCCTCACTAGGAAAATCTTTACTAACATCAATCCCTTCGACATAGTAAGACCATACTTTTACGTCAGGTATAGACCAACTAACCCTATAACAATCGTATGGAATTCTTGGATCATCCTTATAGGTTTCAACAACAACATACTCTATCTCTGGACATAAACTACCAGACTCTACTAATCCGCATTGTTCATATGGAGTTGTACTGACCCCATTAAAACGATAAGCATCAAAATCAGGATTTACGGGTCTCGGTATAAAATTGCCTTCAGAATCAAACTGCGCTGCTCCAGAAGTATCTATACTTTCTTCTGCTTCGGCAGCTGTTTGTTCTGCAGCTCTTGGTACAAATTTGCCATCGTTTGAAAAATCATCCGAACTGCTAGAAACACCTGTACTTGTGGGACCTGTTCTTAACTTATCTATTAAACTTTGGGCCAAAGGAGAAGATCCAAGAAAATCTTTTACCTTTTCTATTGCATCTTGTACTTGTTTTGCACTGGGGGGATTTTTTGAAGTTGACTGATCAGGAAAAATTAAACTATTTCTACCGATCTGATCTCTAGTTATTGGTTTAATATTATAGTCACGACTTGTTTCTGCTTCGACAGAAAACGCGTCGTTACCGGCAATTGGTATCCATTTCTTGCCATTATAGAAAAAAAGAGGTATCTGTACATCTTCACTTTCGATCAGATCTGTACGAATAAAAAAAGTAAATATCTTTGGATTTTCGGGGAAGGCCTCCCCGTAATCAAAGATGAATTCTTCTCCCCTTCGTCTATACCTCAAACCCTATTTCCTCTCGCATTCGTTTTATATCATCAACAGTAGCACACAGCGGCGGTATAAAAATAGCCAACATCGCTGTATTACTATCAACTTCCATAGTATGTTTAGTGCCTGGAGCCAAATTAATATAGTCTCCAGGATCAAGAGTGCTTAAAGATGTAAGTTTTTCTGAATCATCAAAAATTTTAAAAGTTGCTTTACCCTTTAAAACCCAAATAATAGCGGCATTTTTATCCCAACTTACACACTTAGTAGAAAACCCACTGTCAGCAAATATTTTATATATTCCATAACCATTCTCTTTGGAAGAATGTACCACTAAAACATCAACATTTTTTTCTTTAAAACTTATTTTTAGTTTGCCGTTGGAGTGGTCGTGGTGTTGTGAATCTTTATAAACTTCTCCAATACCAAAACCAATTTCATGAAAAGCAACAGTGTCTACAAATTTGTTAAATTTAGAGATACTGTTGTCCATTTTGTCCATATCTTCTTTAAACTGAATTTTAGCAGACCTTTTGTGAAAAAATTCATAAATTAAAAGCCCAATAATAGCAATAGTTAGCAGCATTTCAATATTGCTCATCGTTTGTTTTCCTCTCTTTTTCTTTCACAAGGTCCAAATCATCAAACTCTTCTGGTGTCAACATGTGCTTAAACGTACTCTCGATTTCTATACGCTTCTCAAACATACAGGGTCTCATCTGTAACAATGAAGATAATAGGACCATTGCTGACTCTATTCTAGCAATACGTAAAAGTATTGATTTTCTTACTTTTAATAATTCCTGTCTATGTTCATCACCCATTCTAACAATTTTAAACACATAAAAAAGAACCAGAAATCCCGCCAGACCATAATCAAATATACGTCTGTAAGAATCAAAAGTACCGGCAATATCTGATTGTAATAGAAAATCCACTATTGTCTCCTATCTAGCAGTACCTTTAGTTTGCCGTACTTCTTGTCAACAGATATAAGTAACTGATCCATAAAAATTTTTACGGCATTTTGTAATTTAATGCTGTCTATATGGTCATACTTTTTCATTGTTCTGACTAGCAGCTCGCCGTTAGCATTAAACCTATATGATGCAGTCTTTATAGCACTAAGTATCTCTTCGCTCCCACTAACAGCCTCTTCAAATCTTGGCACCAGTTCTACACTTAGGGCATCTAGCTCATCAGAAAACACAGATTTATCTACTTTTAACTTCACTTCAACCTCCGCAGAAGGGTGCTTTCGCAGACATAGTATACCACCAACTATGCAACTAAGCAAGTAAATTTTCTATAGAGTATATAATTCTATTTCCCCTTACAGGGGAAATAGAATTTACTCTCTGTATCTTGTAAGTCTACAGTTACTGTAGTAGCTGACTAGATACTGTAATTTTACTAGTTACTGTAGCTGATCATATACAGTAATTAATAATATATTATATATAGCAAATTTCATGCCAATTCGCATAAAATATCTAGTTGACATTTGAAATTTTTGTGCTATACTACACATAAGTGGCAACAGACCACTAACTGATTATTTGGAGGAGTGTATGAAATATCTAAAAATTATGTTGTCTTTTCTACTTATACCGGCAGTAGTTCTGTTGGTGTCATGCGGCGGAGAAAGTGTCGATAAGTTGAAGAGTTATTTGTACATAGGCGGTCAAGCCTATAAGAGTGTTATTACAAACACAATGAATCTGTTTGCAACTACTGGCGAATTTGATAAGCTTGATAAAACCTGCAAAGCTCATATGAAGTTCCAAGCTTTTTGGAATATAGGCATTGACGGACTACAAGCATATCTTGAAAACAAGGACATAGGTACTGAGCAGATTACGGTTAATCTATCAAGTGCTAAGGAAGTTATGCAGGCTCTGTTCGACGAACTAGATGTAGATCCAAAGGCACAGTTGTACGTCAATGTTGTTATATCCACAGTGCAAACAGTGATAACTATTGTCTTGCCTAATGTAGAAATCAAAGATGGCGATCAGGTTGATCTGGCTTATTTGAAGATTGACGTTGTTTGTCCAGCAATTCCTGAAGTAACAACGGACAAGACAGCAACTATTAGCGTGGCTGCGGCCCCCTACGATGATGATAAATTGCTTGGCGCACTAAAGACACAGCCAGAAAAGACAAAGGAAATGGAAGCTCTATTGAAAGAACTGGAGAAAAAGTAGTGGAATTAAAAGTTGTTGTAGAAGAAACTTCTATAGACACTGACAATGAAACAGAGATATCTCTTGGGGAGTTTAGCCCGCAAGGACTAAACCCCCAAGACTTTTTAAAAATTGTTAGTAGTGATATAAAACATAGCGCGTTTGAAGATATAGATAATCGTCCCGTGTTTTATGAAATTATTCCTTCTTTGCCATATGAAGAGATTTTGAAAGCGATTGCTTCAGCAATACGAGATGGAGCTTTTAACATAATTATTACTAGAAGAAACTATGATAAGTTATCAGATGATTCTAAGAAGCTGTTTAGACAAAAGTAATAATAAACTTCTTGACAAATAATAAATAAATTAGTAAAATGGTAATGGGCCGGAGTTTTACAATGTCTCAGCACTTAGCTGATAAAAACCTTAAAAGGTAAACACCCGGCCCGCTCCATTTAAAGAGAGAAAATGGCAAAAAGAAAACTTAAAAATGAAATAGAAATACCTCAAGGCATATTTTGTTCTAATTGCTATTTTTGGGTTAGAATGTTTAAGTTCGGAGCCTATTGTACGTTATGGTCAAAGCAATTAAAGGCATTATCTGACCTTGCCAATCCGTCTGAATCATTTAAAGCGAAAGAGTGTTTTGTGAAGGGAAAATATATGGTAAAAGTAAATGAAGAGGGAAAACCCATTAATCTAGAAGAATTGTTGTCTAAAGAAGAAATTATATTAAACAAAATTGGTGAGCTTGAGTACGAGTTACATGATCTTGGTGTAGAATTGTATAAACTAAGGGGAGAAATTCAAAAAATAGAAGAAGGTTCGCCGCAGGAGTGATAATGACAGATAGTATTAATCTATTAGCTTGTTCAGGAAAGTCTATATTATCTAAACTAATAAAATTAAGAACAAACGGACCGTACTCACACATAGCCTATTTATTACCAAACTCAAACATTTGTTACTGTAAAAATGTGCCAATAGTTGTCGAAGCTTGGAGAGGCTGGGTAAGAATAGCTGATATAAATTTTTCACACAGAAGTGGAACAAAGTATGATATATTTAACATTCCCTGTACTCTGGCACAGAAAATGGCTTTTGAACGATTCGTCCTAGAACAGGTTTATAAGAAATATGATTTTAGGGCAATGTTAAATTTCTTACTAAATCCAGTTTATGATCCAATCCTTGATAAAACAAACGAAGATAAAGAAAATCCAACGAAGTGGTTTTGCTCAGAACTTATTATGGGCGGTCTTGCCAAGTCAGGTATTCTTAATGGAACAATAAGGCCATCGTTCACAGACCCTAACACGCTAATGAGACTTCTTGTTGGAAATAAAATAGCAACTTTTGTATCCAGCGGGGTTACTCACAGATGAAAGAAAAAGTGTATTTTTATTTAAAATGTTTTCTAGTTGCTGGGCTGTGTGTACTGGTTTGGCAAACAGCTATTTGGGAATATCTTTATTTGGCAGATTTAAAACCAAAGTATGAACAGACTACGGACAGCATAAGAGATACTGCAAGGTATTTAAAAGTTGCCACAGTAGAGGCACATAAAAAATTTATTCATGATAATGAAATCCTGGAAAAGCTTCAAGTACAAACAGTCGATGCTGTAACAAATGTTAATAAAAACCTTGATAAATCCTTTAGCAATATGAACTCAAAAATGTCTCAAACATTTGATACAGCTAATTTAGCTATTACAGATTTTAGAGTATTCATTCAAGATACAAATTATAATATGAATGATCAGGAAATGGGCGTTCTACCTGAAATACGAAGAACAATCATTGAGCTTCGTGGGATGGTAACTATTGTTATAAAAGACCAAATTGTAGGATTCCTGGAAGCTGGTACAAATGACTTGAATATCATAGGTACACAACTTCAAGAAATCTTTGGCAATGTTAACATTCTATTAACTGAAGTTCAAGCAACGGCGGAAGGCATGAACGATTCAACATTTTATATAGCACAAATTGCTCAAGATGTTTCCGAAGTAACAGAGCATTACAAGAACAAGATATTGAACGTTTCCAACTGGCAAAAGTTTTTACAAGTTCTTAATATAACTGCTTTTGTTGCAGGGGAGATTGCTATTCCGTGGCTAGCGATCAAAAAAGTAAGGCTGGTCAACTAATGGTACACGTTGTTATAGTTGGTTGGAATAATTGGGAACTTTCCATGGGATGTATAGAAAGTGTTAAGGCCTTTTCGCCAAAAGCACACATAGTGTTCGTGAATAACGGATCAACGGATAATACTAATTTCTTAGAACATATTGGTGTAGATTATCTTAATCTGTCCACAAACACTGGTTTTGCTGGCGGATATAATCACGGATTGAGGTACTGTTTAAGGTTTTCCGAATCCGATGAAGACTATTATTGTATCTTGAATAATGATACCGTAGTGTCGGAAAACTGGCTATCGGCACTAACTTCAGGGTATGAAGACTGCTTAAGAAGCTACAAGGTAAGTTCTACATTGGGGGATCGCAAGCTGGGGTATGTCGCCCCACTTACGACCTTTGCGTGTGTGCCTGCCCAGGTTGTCAAATCGGCTTCGGAGAAGCCCTCATGGTACAATGACAACGTTCATCATTACAACTCCCACGTTCCGTTTGTTTGTTTACTGTTCAAGCGCAATCTTCTAGACGACGTTGGATTTTTAGACGAAGAAATAGCCCCATTTGGCATGATGGAAGATGTTGATTACCACTGGCGAATGGAAAGAAACAAATATACGGCCTATATCGTCGGTAATTCTTGGATCTTACATTATGGTAGTCGAAGCATAAGCAAGGTTCCTAATATCGCCGGAGAGCATGTTAAGGCAGCAAACAGGATGTCAAAAAAACACGAGCAGTGGATTAAAGAAGGCAGGTTGAAATGAATAAAGTATTAATTGGAATTACAAGTTGGTATAGGCTTTCTTATACAAAAGAGTGTTTGGAAGCATTAGAGCTTACAAATATGCCATTTGATTGCGTCATTTGCGACAACGGCTCACCCCAGGATGTAGTTGAATACTTAAAGACTTGGGACGGAAAGGTTCTTGACAACGGGTCAACCTTTAAAGTGCATTTCTTTGACAAGAATTATGGGGTTGGTAAAGTTCTAAATACTGTTTTGGACATTAGAAAACCAGAACAACACTTCCTAAAATTAGATAATGATTTCATAGTTCCAACCAAAGAAAGAATTGTCCATATCCCTTTCCTGTGCATACCAAAAGAAAAGGTTCGTAAAGATTGGCTCTTCGGTTTGGTTGATGTCCTTGAAAACTCAAATGGCAGTTATAGCCAAGTTGGGCTAACTCCACACAGTGAACTTGATATAAAAAATAACTTTGTGGATGAAAACTGGAACCCAAAGTACTACATAGAAACAACAACCGGCAACAAGTATGCTATTGGTAAAGTTCCTCACTTACTTGGAGCTTGCAGCATGTACAGAGCAGATCTTTTAAAGAATAAAAGATTTAGTGAAGAAAGAATATATGGTTTTGAAGATACTCGGCTTTCTCAAACATTGAGAAAACATGGAGAAGCTATTTACTTAATAGATTTCATTGGTAAGCACATAGATCTTGGACAACTAGAAGAAACAAAGATAATTGCTGAAACAAAAACTAAAAGTTTAAGAGGGCAGCTAACAGTTCCTAAATTTCCAGGAGAACTGTGATGCTTGGTGCAATTTGTTATACATCTTTCAATAGGCTCTATTTAACACAACAGTCATTGCCAAAGCTTGTAGAAAACACTTCTAGAGATACTGAAATTTTTGTTATTGATAACGGGTCTGATACAGAAACAGTTTCGTATTTAAAAGCATTTAAAAAAGAAAATCCGAGAATAAAATTAGTTCTCAATAAAAAGAACATTGGTGTTGGTGGCGCACTTAATCAAGTGCTTTCTTACATACCAGATAATTATTACTTTACTAAAATAGACAATGATGTAGAAATTAATACACCTAACTGGGATCAATGGATGATGTATTGCTTAGCAGAAAACCCTAAAATAGGTGTTCTAGGTGTTCACACCTACAAAGATAGACCAATAGTTTCTAGGTTCAGGTTAGAAGACGGCGTAGAAGTTGGGACAACAACATATGGTGGCATAACCGGTGACTTTATAATGATTGGTCCAGCACTCAGAAAGGCATTAGGCTTCTTTTACGAGTTTACCAAGTATGGATACGAAGACTCTGAATTATTCTATAGAATATATTTACTAAATAAATTGTTTTGCTTTGTTTTGCATTTTAATACTAAACCAATTGACACCGGAGCAAAATCAGAGTATACTGCATTTAAAGAAAGAGAAGCCAAGCAATTTATATATAAATTTAATAAAAGGAGAGAAGAGTTGGTTAACACAAAACAATATTATGTAAATAATTTTTATAATAGGAAGATAGAAAATTTTGTTGAGTAGTACAAACCATGTTTCCATATATTGTTTGGGCACCTCCATTTGATAGAAGAAGCGGCGGATGTAAAACATTACACGCATTGGCTTATGAAATACAAAAAAGAAACGCATATGTATACATGAATACGGATGTGCAGCATCCGCCGTGGAAAGTTGCCCCCCTAACCAATGATCCAGCAATTGAAAGAATTTCAAAGTCAGGGGCTATCGCAGTATACCCAGAAATTATATTCGGTAATCCATTTAATTGCAAAACAGTCGTTAGGTGGGTTTTAAACAGGCCAGGTAAAATAGGTGGCCCAACAGAATACCCACCAGAAGATCTAATTTATCCGTTTTCAAAAGCCTATGGCATGTTTGGATTGCCTGATGAAAGACAACTTTTCCTTCCAACAATCGAATTGGATATTTATTATGATCGTAAATTACCAAGATCAGGTATTTGTTTTTATGTAGGAAAAGGATCGAGAACTAAACGAATTCCAGAAACAGCTGGAGCAAAAGAAATAACACGAGGGTGGCCACAAGAACAAAACCAACTGGCTGAATTATTTTGTAGGTCTGAACTTTTCATAACGTATGATGTAGTTACATCTTTATATGATAATGCCAGATTATGTGGGTGCCCAGTAGTAATAGTTCCTGATGGTTACTTTAAAAAAGACGAAATAAACCTAGAAACGGGGTGGTTGGGGTGTGGGTGGGGTATTGAAGAAACAGATAAAGCTAAATCAACAATGAACAGTGAAGCTATGAGAAATATTTATGTAGAAAAGTATCAACAATTTCAGGATAGTTTAACGAGGTTCATAGAATACACCCAAAAAATAGCAACTGAGAGGAATGTATGAAAGTAGTTATACTTGTTGGTGGAATGGGGACTAGGCTTAGCGAGGACACTCAACTTAGACCAAAGCCCATGGTTGAAATTGGAGGTAAGCCCATTCTATGGCATATCATGAAACTATACTCCTACTATGGATTTAAGGATTTCATTCTGTGCCTTGGATATAAAGGGCATATGATTAAAGAATATTTTCATCACTACCTCCTTTATCAATCAAATATTACAATTAGAGGGGGCAGTATCTTTTATCACAGCAAGGATGATGAAGATTGGGCTGTTACAATGATTGATACTGGGCTAACCACACAGACAGGAGGAAGAATAAAAAGAATTTGTGATTATATAGATGGTGATACTTTCATGCTTACGTATGGGGATGGTGTTGCCAATATAAATTTACAAGCCTTGGTATCCACCCACGATCTAAACGGCTCATTAGTCACTATGACAGCAATACAACAGCCAGGCCGTTTTGGTGCAGTAGAAACAGATTTAACTGGGAAAGCAACTGCTTTTGCAGAAAAACCCCACGGTACTTGGATAAATGGTGGATTTTTTGTTTGTGACAAAAAAGCCATTGATTACATAGAAAGTGACAAAACCTCTTGGGAAGGAGAGGCTCTTAGGGATATTTGCAACGATGGAAAATTACAAACATACAAACACTTCGATTTTTGGAAGTGCATGGATAATCTGAGAGATAAAAACGAATTAGAAGATTTATGGAATTCTGGTAATGCTCCTTGGAAGGTGTGGCATGATTGATAATAATTTTTGGTACCACAGGAATGTCCTCCTTACCGGCAGTACTGGGTTTAAAGGGTCTTGGTTAAGCCTTTTACTTGTAAGGCTGGGTGCTTTAGTAACTGGATTTTCATTGCCTCCGCCTACTATCCCATCTTTATTTGATTTAGTTGATTTAGAGGGGCTTTGGGGGTTTAATCAAACTGTAGGAGATGTTAGAAATCTTTCCAGAGTTAAACACGTTTTTGAGAGAGTACAACCAGAAGTTGTATTCCATCTCGCCGCACAGCCTTTAGTTATTGATTCTTATGATAAACCTGTCTATACTTTTGAGACAAATACATTAGGAACTGTTAATGTTTTAGAGGCATGTAGAACAACTCCTAGCGTTAAAGCTATAGTCGTCGTTACAACTGATAAAGTTTATTATGACAAACAGTGGCCATGGCCATATAGAGAAAACGATACGTTAGGTGGATATGATCCTTACGCCGCTAGTAAAGCTGCGGCTGAGATTGTAACAGCATCTTATAGAAACTCCTTTTTTAAAGATACACAATTTGTTGCTACTGCTAGATCTGGAAATGTTTTAGGCGGAGGAGATTGGGCTAAGAATAGATTAATACCTGACTGTGTTAGGGCCGTCCTTTCAGGAACACCAATAACAATAAGACACATAAGAGCAATTAGACCGTGGCAGTTTGTGCTAGATCCTCTTATTGGTTATTTACTTTTAGCACAAAACTTATACATAAGCGGCGATTTAGCTGACTCTTGGAATTTTGGTCCAAACGATGATCAATACTTAGAAACCCTTGACTTAGTAGAAAAATTCATGTATTATTGGGTAGAGGCTAATGGTCATCCAGTACCGATAAAAGCAGAATCGTCCATAGACAAAGAGCATGAAACAGAAATTTTAAAACTAGACAGCACACAAGCACGAAGTAAATTGAATTGGAAACCGATAACTGACATTGATAAAACTATTAAAAATGTAGTAGATTTTACTGTTGCCTTTAAAGATAATAAAGATGTGTTTGAAGTTTGTATAAACCAAATTGAAGAGAGTTTAAATGGATATGAATGATATAATAAAGGAAGAATTCCTTAAACTACACCCTAAAAAAAAGTTTAGACCTGGGATAGACCTTGTCCACTATGCTGGCAGGGTTTTTGATGAGAAAGAAATACAATATGCTGTCGACGCGTGTCTAGAGTTCCAACTTACGGAAAGTAAGTATATCAATAAGTTTGAAAAAGGCTTGGAAAATTATATAGGCGTTAAGCATGCAATTGCTGTAAATTCTGGATCTTCAGCAAATCTTATTGCTATTTCGGCACTCACTTCTAAAAAACTTGGTGATAGACGACTTAAACCTGGGGATGAAGTAATTACTACGGCAGCTGGATTCCCAACCACGCTTGCACCAATCATACAAAATTCTTTAGTCCCTGTGTTTGTAGATATAGAGCTTGGTTCGTATAATATTAACCCTAACCTAATACGAAAGGCTATAGGACCAAAAACTAAAGCAATTTTTATTCCTCACTCTTTTGGTGTTCCGTTTGATGTTGACGCCATTTTTAGTATTGCCAATGAATTTGATTTATGGATTATTGAAGACAATTGTGATGCTCTTGGTGCAATGTCTGGAGTAAGAAAAACAGGCGCTATTGGGCATATCTCAACATTATCCTTTTATCCGGCTCACATGATAACAACAGGAGAGGGTGGAGCAGTCTTAACTTCCAACTCTATTCTTGCTGATATCTGTAAATCTTTCAGAGATTGGGGTAGAGACTGTGTATGCAAGTCCGGCCAAAGTAACTCGTGTGGATTACGTTTTACTGGTAAACACGGAGAATTGCCCGAAGGGTATGACCACAAGTACGTATATTCGCATATTGGGTATAATCTTAAAATGACAGAAATGCAGGCTGCTATTGGTTGTGCACAACTAGAAAAGCTGCCATCCTTTGTACAGTCTAGAAGAGATAATCATTCTAGAATAGCTTCTTTATTTGACGAATACGGCAGGTTATTTATTCCGCATCAAACCGAGTTGCCAACCGATTTTCCTTCATGGTTTTGTTATGTTGTTACGTTAACCAATAAAGCAAGATTTACAAGAAACGACATGGTTTCTTATTTTGAAAGAAAGAAAATTGAAACAAGGCCAATCTTTGCTGGCAATCTGCTTTACCACCCAGCATTTAAAGACATTAAATATAGAATATACGGCAATCAATTAAATACAAACACTGTTCTAAATAATTCGTTTTTTATAGGAGTTTATCCTGGAATAAACGTTGAACAAGTTAAGTGGATTGGAAGTGTTTTAAAAACGTTTGTGGAGAATAATGTATGACAGACCTATTTAACAAGAAACTAATTATTCTGGAAATGGCAAATAATCATATGGGAGATGTTTCCCATGGCTTAGATATTATTAATGCCTTTCATGGTGTTGTAGAAAACTATAAAGAATTTACTTTTGCATTTAAATTTCAGTACCGAGATTTAGACACATTTATACATCCAGATTATAAAGATCGTATGGATATAAAATATGTAAAAAGATTTTCTGAAACACGATTGTCAGAGGAAGAGTTTATTCGGTTGATAGAAAGGGCTAAGAGTCTTGGATTTAAAGTTATTTGCACGCCTTTTGATGAAATTTCTGTAGATAAGATAGTTAAACATGGTTATGATGCAATAAAGATTGGTAGCTGTTCTATTAACGATTGGCCCCTATTAACTAAAGTGGCTGAAGCCGGTTTACCTGTAATTGCATCTACGGCCGGTATTGATTTGTATGAAGTCAAAAAAGTTCATAACTTTTTCAGACACCGTAAAATTGAACACGCCATTATGCACTGTGTTGCAAAATATCCATCTGAACCACAAGATCTAAATGTTTCTCGTCTACAAAAGATACAAAGCATGTTCCCTAAATTAAAGCACGTTGGTTTCTCAACACACGAAGATCCTAACATATATTCATCTGTCTTCATGGCTGTAGCGTGTGGAGCCAACATATTTGAAAAGCACGTAGCACTACCATCTATTAAACATCCTAATGCCGTTAACTCTTATTCTGTTAGGCCACCGCAACTGGAATGCTGGCTAAATGCTCTTCGAGAGGCTTGCGCAATGTATGAATCTAGCGAAGCCAACATAAAAGAAGAGCAAGATTCTTTAAATTCATTAAAGCGCGGTGTTTTTGTTAACAGAGATGTTGATGCCGGTGAAAGGCTGTTTGAAAAAGATTTTTTCTATGCCATACCTGCCGAAGATGAACAGTATTACTCTAATGATGTATCTAAGTATTGTTCATTTACAGCCACTTCATCTTTGAAGGCCAATTCTGCCATAAAACACAACACTGTTAAAAGATACGACCACAGGTCATATGTTTTGTCAGCTGTTCAAGTTGTTCAAGAATTGGTTGAAAAAAGTGGAATAGTTATACCTGAAAATACAAAAATAGAGCTTTCTCACCATTACGGCCTTTATCAATTCTTTATGTATGGAATGGCCATGTTTACAATAATAAACAGAGAATATTGTAAAAAATATTTAGTGCTTCTTCCGTGCCAAAAGCATCCTGAACAGTACCATTTGAAAAAGGAGGAAGCCTTTTATATTATTTGGGGTGATGTAGATATAACACTAAATGATGTAACTAAAACATATACAAAAGGAGATATTGTTGTTGTAGAGCCTGGCGTAAAGCATAAAATGGAAACTGCGTCAGGAGCAGTTATTGAAGAACTGTCAACAACTCACGATAGCTCGGATTCTTATTATTCTGTTGAAGAAATTAATAAAAATAAGAATAGAAAAACATTTGTAACTTATTGGAGAGAAGCAAGTGAGGAAAATTAAATTATCTGACTATCTTTTCGTTATATTAGAAAAGCTTGGAATCAAACACGTGTTTTATCTCCCCGGCGGAGGAGCTATGCATCTTGTTGATTCGTTGAGCAGAAGCAGCATAACTCCTGTTTGTATGTTACACGAACAAGCAGCAGGAATTGCTGCGGATGCCTACGGCCAGCTAACTGACGAATTGGGGGTATGTTTAGTAACAACAGGTCCAGGAGTGACCAACGCCATCACAGCAGCGACAGCCGCGTGGTTAGACTCAACTCCCTGTCTTTTTATATCTGGTCAGGTTAAAACCACCGATCTCAATAAAACGGGTAATTTGCGACAATACGGATTTCAACAAGTTAATACCGCAGCCTTGGTTGCTCCAGTTGTTAAACAAGTTGAGACTCTTTTGGACCCTGCCCTTATAACAAAAACTGTATTTGACCTAATTAAGACAGCAACTACTGGCAGGAAAGGGCCAGTCTGGTTGGATATCCCACTAGATATTCAGGCAGCAATCTTAAATTATAATGACTGTTTAGCAGAATTCTATATTTTTAATAACACATTAAATCCAATTGGAAAATATCCGTATTATAAAAAATACTCAGATAATACGCTAGAGACAAATGAAGATAAATTATCATACCAAGCAGCAATGGTTGCAAGAAGAGCCGCCGATGATATGCTTGTTGATCTAAGAAAAAGCAATAATCCTGTTGTGCTAATTGGTAATGGATTAAGGTCTTCATATAACTCTTGTTGGTTAAAAACATTTTTAGAGACGTTGGCTAGAAATAACATTCCATTATTGGCTACCTGGAGAGCTATGGATATGTGCTCTCAGTGGGAAAACTATATAGGATTGCCTGGATCTGTTGGTCAACGTGCGGCCAATTTTACACTGCAAGGCGCAGACTTTGTTCTAAGTATAGGGGCAAGGTTAGACCTTGGACAAACCGGGTACAGGCCAGATTGTTTTGCACCGAATGCTGTAAAATATGTTGTAGATATAGATCAAGATGAATTGAATAAAATAGAAAATACAAAAAAGATACAAATAGATGCAAGGATTTTCTTGGAAATTTTGCATGATAAGAACGAGATATTCACCAAAAAAGATATTAGCTGGCTACAACTTTGCCAAGAGTGGAAGAAAAAGTATAAAATAACTCCCAGGCAAACTTGTAATGAATACTTAGACCCATATGAGTTTATCAATATTTTATCTGGGCTATTGCAGAAAGATGACATTGTAGTTCCTGGCAGTTCAGGGGGCTGTGCTGAAATAACAATGCAGCACATTAACTTGCCTGCTGGAACCAGAATATTAAACAACCCAGGATTAGGTTCAATGGGGTTTGGTTTGCCGGCAGCGATTGGCGCCGCCCACGCCAAGTTTGGTTTAGGTACTGTCGTATGCATTGAAGGGGACGGAAGCCTACAGCTTAATATACAAGAGTTGGCCACCCTAAGCGCATTGAAAAAACCAATAGTTGTCTATGTGTGGGATAATAGCGGATATGCTTCTATCAGAAGTACACAGGAACAACATTTTAATATGAATTATGTGGGTAGCACCAAAACCAGCGGCCTTAATTTACCCAATTTAAAAAGAGTGTGTAAGGCCTATGGATTACATACAATTGAGGCTTACGGATATAATGCTGATGTTGTTATACCCATTGCATACGAAGAGGCGTCTAGATACAGCGAACCTGTTGTTTGTATTGTCAAAATGCCAATGGAAAATTCAACTGTATGTAAAGTTACATCCAAGGTATCTATAACTGATGATCATAAAGCAACAATGGTAACTTCTGCTTTAGACGACCTGTGGCCCTTTTTACCAGAAAGCGAGTTGAATGAAATTAGGAGGCACTATAGTGGATCACTTACTTAAACAAAAAGAACTTGATAGACGAGAAAAATTAAGAAAAGAAAAACCTCTTGTTTATGAAAAAGTAATAAAATTTGATGATAAGATATCTCGTGGTGAAAGTATTGCTATACTACAGTTTCAATATAATTATAAATGCAATTTTAAATGCCAGCATTGTTCCATAAAAAAATTTCAAGGTAAAAAGAATAAAAGAGAATTTACAATGCCAGATGTCAGAAATCTGGCCGATCAAGCAGATGCCTTGGGCTTAGCTAGGTTCGTCATAACTGGGGGAGAACCCCTAATATTTAAAGATTTTGATGAACTAATACAAACAATTGGCCCTGAAAGATTTTATATTAACGTTGATACCAACGGGTGGTTTCTTGACGAAGAAAGAGCTAAGCATCTAAAAGACATTGGCATAGATAGAATTCAATTAAGTATCGACAGTCTTGACCCAAAAGAACACGATGATTTTAGAAAAGCTCGTGGTTCTCATGCTAGATGTATGGCTGCTGTTGATGCGACGTTAAATGCTGGGCTAGACATATTTATTCAAACTGTTGTTACAAAACAGCGCCTATATTCAGATGAGTTTATTAACTTCATACAATACTTTAACAATAGGAACATAGGAGTATTCGTTACGTATGCTAAACCGGTAGGTGCGTGGGAAGGAAACACAGATATTTTAATTGATATGAAAGACATGGACTATTTTAGAGAATTGGAAAAGAAACATTGGGTATATACTCACATAACGCCAGCCTACGGTTTGAATTTGGGGTGTATAGCTGGTAGTAATATTGTATCAATTACTCAGTATGGGGATGTTTTGCCGTGCCCTTATTTTCATTGTTCTTTAGGTAATGTTTTTGAAGAACCGCTGAAAAATATCTTAGATAGGTGTATGAGACTAAAACCGTTTAAGAAAAACACCTGCTTAATAGCCGAAGATAAAGAATTCATAGAAAAATATGAAATTGGACGCATATATGGAAAGGAACTGCCTGTGATATGGCAAGATGTATTTGATAAGGAAGACTTTGAATAATGGCCATCATTATAGATAAAGCAGCACCTGGCGGGCAAAGAACACCTCTAGCTGACATTTTGCCTCTAAATACCCCAATTTTAATTCAATTCTTTCCAGTATACGCATGTACTTTTCGATGTAAATACTGTGTGTTTTCAATTCCCAGAGAAGACCGAGGTTTTATCTCCAACAAAACGTTAATGGATTATGAACTTTACACTAAGTGTATTGAAGACCTAAAGGAGTTCCCAAATACCATTAAAGTCATTCGATTTGTTGGTATGGGTGAACCACTTCTACACAAAAATATTGCAGACATGGTTGCCTATGCCAAGCAAAGCGGAAGAGCAGAAAGAACTGAAATATTAACAAATGCTGACTTATTATCAAATGCCATGTCAGATTCTATCATAGCTGCTGGTCTTGACCGACTAGTTATCTCACTGCAAGGTACCACATCTGAAAGATATGAAGAAGTAAGTAATGTTAATATTGATATGGCTGAATTTGTCAACAACATCCGTTATTTGTACAAGCATAAAGACAAATTACACATATACATCAAGATAATAGATGTGGCATTGCGAAACGACGAAGACAAACTAAAATTTTACGATATGTTTGGAGAAATTTGTGATTCCATGTCAGTTGAGCATGCCAGCCCAATTTATCCAGGTGTGGAGATGAATTCGGAGCTAGGAAAAGAGGAACTAACACAGTTTGGGCTTACTGCCAGAACAACAAAAGTTTGCCCACAACCCTTTTTTACCATGCAGATAAACCCAGATGGCAATGTTGTCCCATGTTACTCCATAGCCTATCCAGAGATAATTGGCAACTGTACAAAAGAATCTTTATATGATATATGGAATGGGGAAAAACTTAGAAACTTTAGATTAAATATGTTAGATGAAGGTAAGTCTACACACAGCATTTGCCGTGAATGTAATATAAATAAATATAGAATATTCCCAGAAGACGATATTGATTCTGTTGCTGAATCATTAAAATCCTTATATTAAAAAGAGGCTTTTGAGGTTTGGTTACAAAAAAGAGGAATCAATTATCTATGAATACGTGTCCTGGAATCAATATAGTAATATTGGGCGCAACATCCCACATAGCAAAAGGACTGATTAGAAACTTTTCCATTGCATATCCAGAAGAAGTTTCCTTAACTCTATGTTCTACTCATCCACAAGAAGTTGAAAAATTTATAAGAACTTTTAAAAACAACCATAAAATCCTAACATACGATGAATTTAATTCTGGAAAATACAATGCATTGATTAACTGCACGGGCGCTGGAACATTCAAGAAACTAAACAACGACTTTAGCCGCTACTTCACAATTACTGAAAAATATGATAATTTGTGTATAGACTATCTGCGTGAGTATAACCCAAAAGCTTCCTATATTAGTTTTAGTACCGGACAGCTATCCCACATAGTTGCAGGCTCTATTGATCCATATAACGTAAACACTTACAATACAATTTCCAAACTCACATCGGAAGCCAAGCACCGGGCTCTTAGGCACTTGCACATTACAGACATACGGCTATACTCCTACTTTAGCAGATACGCTGATATCTATGATGGGTATTTTATTTCAGATCTTGTTCAAGCTGTTTTACAAAATAAAATATTTTATACCAATAAAATTGATATAGTTAGAGACTACATTCATCCTGAAGATTTATTCTGTGCTATTGTTAGTTGCATAATGGCTGGCAGTAACGGAGCACTAGAAGTAGGCAGTAAAGCCCCAGTAAATAAATACTCTTTACTGGAATATTTTAAAACGAACTATGGGCTGAAATACGAGTTCACCGACGACGCTTTCCCAACGGCAACTGGGCAGAAAACAAACTATGTTCCTACTGTGTTACAAGGCTCGTCACACTTTGACAAGCCCCATTGGACATCACTAGAAACAATAGCCCAAGAAACCGAAGAACTGTTAAAACTTAGCGGAAATTCTTAAGACACCTAGAAGATGTTTCTTCTAGGCCAGATGATATAAGTGGAATGCTTTCATCAGAGGAATTAGTCAAAATCAATATATAATACGCTTTAGTAGCTTCTAACATTTCAAGTAAGTTTTCATCAAGATCTGGATTGCTAATAACAACCAGATTTTTTCTTTCTACATTACTCAAGCAACCTTCTATGTTATCGCCGCTATTTATTAATACATTATTATCATTCAAGTATTGAGACAATTCAACCAAGTTATAGAAGTTTTCATCAATGAAAGCGTAGTTATTTTTATTAGCGCAATAAGTAACTGCTCGTTTTACATGATCTATATAGTTTTGATTAATTGGTTCTTTTCTTAATTCTTCTACCGTATTAAAGAAAGCTGAGATATTATTTTTGATAACTCTCAGTGCATTAGCGGCGCCGGTACCAACGTCATTTAATATTGCATTATGAGGATATACCCCATAAGCAAACATGCCATCCCCTATTCTAGGTTCAACATATAAAGTATAGGGGACTCTTCTAATAAGTCCCCTAACATATCTAGCAACGAGAGCACGTTCTCCCTGTGGTATGAATGGCTCCATTAAAGTTCTTCCTTCATCTTCATACGATATAATTTCCTCAAGTAGATAAGATAGCGGGTATAGTCATCTTCTTTTTCTTTTTTACCTTGCTTAGTAGCCACTCGACGGAGGTATTCCAGTTTGCCGATAAGTTTCTTTAAATCATCTTTTTTCATATTTTTAAGTTCGGTCATAACTAGTTACCTCCGCTAATTAATCTACATCGGGTATCCTTAATCTTAATCCTCTTTGTTGCGCAATTTCTCTAAAGAAGCTTAGCGCATCTACCAAACTTTCAAAAACACCTTCACAGCAGCCAAGCAACCATACGGGGACATGTTCAGGTTTAATTTTAGCAACCAAGTAAACTGGTATTCCAAGAGAAAATGCATAGGTTGCTTCGCCGTGGGTACCAGCCCCTTCAGCTGCGGCTTTATCCCAGTACACTAGTATATAATCACTATAAGAAACTGCCTCTAAATCTCGTTTAATTATTTCTTTAAACCCTTGAGCCAACTTGGCTGGGTTCTTTTTCTTTAAAGTTGGAATATCCTTTCTTTCAAACCCAGTGATACGAGAAAAGTCATCAACCAGGTCAACGGGGTTTACAGTCTCAAATCCTAAAGATCTCAACTTTTTTTCAGCTTCCAATCTCCAATCAGAACCAAAATTCTTCAAGTTTTCAATAGCACCAGACAGATAAATAGTTGGAGGGTTTTCATTAATTTTAGTCATGTTCTCTCCTAATACGCATATTCTTTTCGTAAGGTTTGTTGGCAAAGCAATAAATAATCAATTAAAGAATCAACCCACATAATACGTTTATCTGCCCACAGATGTTCGTTATACTTATACTTTATCCCGACTACTTGTTTAGGGTAGGGTTTATCGAGTAACAGTTCCAGCGCCTCGGGGCTATCGTCGATATGTATATCTACTTCTGCCTGCATGGCCGCCGACCTTTTGTCATTATTAGTAACCATATAAATCTGTTCTTTCTTTATGTCTATCTGCCCGTATTGCTTGAACCACTCTTGAATCCCACCAAGGGTACAAAACCGCCTGGAAGTAATAAAGACTATTCTAGTATCCGATCTCCTATTCAAGCTCTTATACGTTTCCCAAGGAGTAATCCCATTAACCGGCGGGATGCTAACCCAAAACCTGTCCCCTAATTCCTCTAACCTCTCAACTAACCTCTCATGTTCCTTATCAGTTAAACCATGAGAATCTTTAAATGACCAGTATTTTTGTTCTTGAACTTTGTTAACGTGGGTTATCATACCCAGTTCTTGAGCTATCTTGGTAAACCCAAAAACAAAATCACACCAGACACCATCAATGTCAAAACTTATAGTAAATGGCTTAGTAACCATCCTCTTCCCTCTTGTCATCCTTCTTCATCACTATGTCCGTTAAATCAGGACTGTTCTTGTACTCCTCTAAAAACTCTTCTAAATTAACTAACTGACTTTCATTCATTGCTTTATAAGTATCCACTAACTTCTTACCTACAGATTCACCTAAGTACCCCATGGCCTCAATTACCTTACTACAATCACTGTGAGAACCTAACCATTCATTATACCATAACTCGCCTTGAACTGAATCATTTATCTTCCTGTACGCTACACTTAATACGTTCCGTACACTTACTGGATCTAAACTAGTCTTTATCATGAAGACTATCTTATCCAATTGATAAAGATCTATGTCATCCCCATTCTCATCTGTCTCAGGTATTTCAATCAATATGTAATTGGCCATCTATACTCCTGAAGCCGCCGCGGCGTTTTTAAAATCTCTAATTCCTTATATCACTATATTTTAGGTACACACTTATACCTAGAATATATGCTTTTTAATTCCCTTTTTAATTGTTAGTCAGAAAAATTCTTCTTTATAGCTAAATCCCTTAAATACTTCTCTTTGCGGAGTTCCTCGTATAGCTCCTCCGCCCCCACCTCAAACTCATCACAGCACTTCTCCAATATGTCTAGGTAACTGTCTACATCATAATAACCATTCTCTAACCTGTCAGCTATCTTCTCCATAAACTTGGTGTTTCTTTTAAATCCAAATTTCATACTTAACTACCTCCCTTACAGGGAAATTCCCAAGTTATATAGTATAACTAAAATTTACACTTCTGTATATTATACTCACCGCCCACCTTCATTCGATAATACCTCTATGTAAACAAGTAGTTGCTCCACTATCCCTACTAATTCATATATCGTCTTCTCAGCTAGCCAAGGATTATCAAAATACCTCTCGTGAAGTAAATTGTCCTTTACATCCACTAGTACCTCACCTACCATTACTTCATCCTTGTTTATTGATTGTCCCATACCTTACCATACCCTGTTAGGTTGGTTCATGTCAGATATATAACAAGGCCCTTCGTTGCCATCCTCCGCATTCGTAGTAATAGTAACCTCCCACTTCCCCCCTTCCGGTGGATAAGTGGTTTCATAAAAATATGGTGTGGGATACCACGGTACCCACTTGATCTCCTCACCCTTGTTTAAGTACCTCTTCAATACCTCATATATCTCCTCCGCTTCCTCCCTAGTTACCTCAAGCTCCGCCCCATCTACTACCAGTACTAAACTCTCTCTTAATTCTATTGCCACGGTTTAAATACCTCACCTATATAAAATGTCAGTTCCACTACTTATTAATTTATCCACATCCATAGATAAGTCTACAGCTTCATCGTCTGCACCCTCCATTAAATTCTCATAAGCATTACTCACTACAGCTAAAACACATAATAAATATTGCATGTCGTCTATCGCCTGCTTCGCTTGAATAATCCTAGGAGTTTCATCGCCCTTCTTAATTAAATAGACTTTGGCTATTTCATTGACCCTGCCCGGTAACTTGAACACCTTAGTTGTCCTCCAAAATGCAATTAACATCACTCGTATCAACCAGTTCTAACTTGTATAATTGAGCACCCGCACACTTCCCTGTGTACCCATTCATTAAATTAATTTCCTTTAGCCTCTTAATTGCATCCCTCTTATTCTTGAAACAAGCCCCACTTGTTCTGTCACCCCACCCGTCCTCCTCAATCACTAACCATTTAAACCTATCATTAAACATCTGCTTTCTCCTTCTTTAGACTTATCTCTATTATACACTAACTTTACCTAGAAATAAACAAGAAAAATCACAATACTTAAAATTATTTTAAGGAAGGTGTAAGGTTAAAAGGAAAAAAGGAAATTAGAAAAAAAGGAAAAAGCCTTATATAGGGAAAAAAGGACTTATATTTTTTAGAGGTTACCTAGTAGTGGTGTTGTGACGAAGCAATTCGTTTCAATGCCACCCCGTCGGTTGATGGGCCATCTCCATTGGCAATCACCCCATCAACAGTTTGCCTTGCTTTATCTAGAAAAGCGAGAGAAGAGTGTGGCTTATTCCCACACAGATGATGTCCTACATCAAACAGTAGGGCTATGTCCATAAGATGGTGGACATACCGTAAAGTACCTATTCTGTTATCTCCTTTGAAGGAGAATACCAGGTACTCTAGCATACCAGTGTGCTAGTACGACAATACATGTGTTGGTTACCCAGGATGGGCCAAGGGTAGGCATATTGCCTTATACCCGAGTTGCCCAACAGCGCACTATACCACAAATAGTGGTCACTAGTGTGTAGTCCCTGGCTACTGACACGCACCAGATGCTACGGTGCAAGTAGTAGCATAAATCCATATCAACTCACTAGGTGACAGCTAGTGGGTTGGTATCTCCCTCCACTAGAGGGGACTGCCTATGCCATAGTCCTAGCTCCATGAGTACCACAAGGTACATACCATGGGCTATGGGTAGGTAGTCCCCTCCCCATTTTAAAGTACATTAGCAGTAATGTTAATGTGCTTTAATGTGGTTTAAAGGGCTACGACGTGCCCGCTACCTTAAGGTAGCTTAAACGCAAAAAGAGGAGGTGCTCTATGAGCATCATCGCCATCGTGATCGGAATCGTCGTGATCATCGGCATCATCGTGATCGCCGCCGCCCTCGACGCCAAGGCCAAGGCCAACGCCAAGGCCGTCCCCGCCACCCCACGTGTGGTCAAGGACATGACCACCACCACCCGCAGCTTTAAATATGATGGCCGGAACGGGCTCTGTTCCGGCTACATCAGAGAACTGAACTCCGGGTATTGGGTTGTTAATCTTATGATCGACAACCACCTCTTCAAGTCAACCCGAGCCTCTTACCGGGAAGAGGCAATCGACATGCTGTTCTCCCTTCAGGCGGTGTATGCCCCCCGCCGAGAGTTCACCCACATTGAGGTGGCTACCCAGACCAACTAAGCCCCGATCTAAGGGGATGTAAGATATCGCCCTGCTCCGAGGCGATAATAAATATCGGGCACTCATACTCAACCTCATAATATGGATTATGGGGTTAAGTATGGGTTAAAGGGGCTCTCTGCAACGGCACGCCCCGCCCAGTGGAGGATAGATACCATGACCGAGAAGAAGACGAATGTCAAGGCTGCGGCCTTGACAACGGTGGAGCAGAAGGTGAGCGCCACGGCCCAGGCTGTGGCGTTCATGCGCCGCTACCTGGCGGCCATGTCGGCCGCCGACCGGGTGGTGTTGGTGGCGGCCGCCGAGACCATGACCACCAAGTAGTCAAAGTAACGTTCCCTCCCATACACTCATGGGAGTATGATCTTTTACAGGGGCATGGAGTGTCATGCCCCAGTCCGAGCGCGACTCCAAAGACGTAAAAGAGGAGCGGCTGTGCTACAGGGCTATCTGTAGTAGTACCCCATGGTAGCGGCGGTATTGACGCTTACACCCATGGGTTGACATATGGGCTACGACGTGCCCGCTAGCGACATACAGCTAGCTTAAACGCAACAACAAGGAGGTGCTCTAATGAGCATCATCCTCGTCCTGACCGTCCTCATGGGCCTTCAGGCGCTGGCCCTGATCGGGCTGGCCCTGCTGGCCCAGGAGGGGATGGTTCGCCCGCCCAAGGGGCGGACCATCCTGGGCGCCTTCCGGGGCGCCACCGTGGGCGCCGGCCCCTGCGCCCAGGCTATCCGGACAGCTCGGCTCCGCCGGGCTGTCGCGTCCAAGCAGCTTCGGGCTGCCCGCCTCGCTTCTGAGGCGCAGGCCCGAATGTGTTCGGCCAACCCCTCCAAGCGGGTGCTGACCCGCTTGGAGGGCCATTCCTCCAAAGCTTCGCGCCGCCGCCAACGGCGCGAAGAGGCTGCGGCGCTGGAGCAGGCACTCCAGCACCCGCGGCTGGAGGAACGTCGGGCCAAGCGGGCTGCGGCCCGCAAGGCCCGGCTTCTTCGCTGGCGCAAGCCGGTGGAGACCAAGACCCGCTCCCCCAAGCAGTGGGGGAGCGGCTCGGCCTGGACGCGGCCCGACGCGGCCAAGGCCGAGAAGGCCCTCAACATCTGGCGGATGCGCCTCCGCCAGGTGGCCCTCGCCCAGGAATGGGCAGGGCTTGCTGTCCGCCGCCGGGAAACTGCCCGGCGGATCAAGTCCCTGGAGCTTCGGCTCCGGGGGCTTGAAGCCTCCCGCCGCCTCGCCGCGGCGGACGTCGTCGCCGCTCTGGATGCCACAGCAAGGCATCCGGAGTTTATCGCCGCGTTGAAGGACAACGCGGCGATCCTGGCGGCGATCCACTCCGGCGCCGCCCAACTCCGGGCCCAGAAGGCCCGTATGGAGGCCACCGACCTGAGCCTCGCAAGGGCTCAGGCGGTGGTGGACGTCCAGCTCGCCCGGCTGGGCGTCCTCCTCCAGGAGGTGGCGTAATGGCGTTGGGATTGGAGCAGCTGCTCCAATCTTGTATTTTGTACCCACCGTTGCTCATTGCATACGCAGTGGGCGCGGTGGTCATCTTGTTCGGGGCAGTCACCGTTGCGATGACTGTCCTCGAGCACATCGAGGAGAACAGCTAATGGCCTACTTTTGGCCAGTGTTCGCTATCCTCATTTTTTGGGTTCTTGTGGAGATCTGCGAGGCCACCGCTCGCTATCTCCGCAAGCACTAGGAGGCCAAGATGGCAGCACCTTATTATAAGGTGAAGGAGCGTTTCCGCTTCTTCTCCATTAAGATCTCCGAAAAGAACCGGGAGGAGATCCGAGAGCGGATCAAATCCCGCTACACGAAGGCGGACATCGGCAAGTCCGTCTTCTTGTACCCGGAAGGCCTTATCATCGAGGGATGGTATGGCCAGAAAGGCGCCTACGGGTTCACTCAGAACCTGTCGGGTGCCAATTTCCGGGGATTTAGCTCCTTGGCTGCGGCCAAGTCGTGGCTAATCCCCACAGAGCCGATTCCTTCTGGAGGGCGAGAGCCGGACACCGAATGTCCGGCCACCGATCTCCCTCCTTGGGAATAAAGGAGGAGCCATGGCTGTACTGAAAGCCATGCGAAAGTTGGGGACACTCCTCAACAACAGCCGCTTTCCTAAAACGAAAGTGACTGTTTCGGTTGAGGAAGGCCGGTACCTCAACGTTGAGCGTGAGGAATCCCAGGAGACGGGCCGATTTGCCGTCCTCTTGGGCTTCCTCGAATCAAAGAAGCTCGATGCTTCCAAGCTCAGAATTGAGTCTTGGGACGTCGATGCTTCTGTCGTCCGCACCCGAAAGGCGTGGCTGCGAAAGAAGGCGGTAACCCTTCTTCGTGGTGAGCTCCGTAAGCCCACGACCCTGTGGTGCGTCATCCGACAGTCCAAGTGGACGTTCTATGTCCACCCCGATTGGGCTGACGGAGTGGTCAAGGGCATGTCCATGTGGGGCATGCCTACATCAGACAAGCCCATGAAAGCCATCATGGGCACCGTCTTCGCTCGGATGAGCGCCTTACTGGGCGGCGTTCTGGCTGTCGACTGGCAGTCGGAAAGCCTTCGGTACGCGGTGCTCACCGACGAGGGGCAGCGAGAGGTTACGGCTTCTGAGGGCGTCGAAATTGACGACGTTCTCGAAGCCAGCCTTAAGGCTGCCCATGACGGGTGTATTCATGTATCAGGCGAGTACATTATGCGCCTGCTATATGGATCTAATTGGCGCGCTCGGGGAGTCCAGCCTCTCCCCGAAGGCACAATTCTCAAGTGTGTGAGAATTGTGTTTAAGGGCAGAGGCATTGTCAAGGGCAATGCTCGTGTCTCTTGGCGCCTTGGTCCTGGTGTTGACATCGTTTACCACGAGGTCAACTTCAAGACCGACTGGCTGCCGTCGGTCAGCCTGCTGATCGTGGGAGGTATCGTGGACCATCGCGGTGCCTGTTTCACTGATCGGCAGTTCCTCACCATGTTCACGGCAGGGGCCGAAAGAGTTTTCGTGCAGTATGTGCACGAATTCTTTGAGGCCTTTGACCGTGCGTTGCGGGCTGGCGTCGAGGCCACCCGTCAGTTCCTCCACCTTCAGGCGGTGGAGGTCGATGATGAAGACCTGGACCTAAGCCAGGTGCAGAAGAATGCCACCATTCTTACTGCCCTGCGCATCATGGGCAAGGTCAACATCTTCAGATTTCCCCAATTGCGGAGCCTTATCATGAACATTGCCCTCAAGGGCAAGACGCTTCGTGATAAGATCGCGATTGGGAGAGTCATGATCCCGGCCGAGTTCAGCGACCGGGGGTACGTCCAACCGGACCCAACTGGGTGGCTTCCCAGCGGCTATTACAGCGTTAAGTCGCTGGTTATGGCCAAGGGTGAGTTCCATCTGTGGGGCCGGGAAGGAGAAGGGGCGGTAGTTCGTTCGCCCCATGCGAATCCCTGGGAGATCGTCGTTGGTCTCTTCAAGGACTTCGCTAAGGCTGTGCCGGCCCTGTTCGCGGCCGTGGGAGTTCTTTACGTGAACTTCCACGACTTGAAGCAGGTGTTGGGCACTCTGGGCGGGGCGGACCTTGATGACGAAGCCAAGGTGCTCTTTGACGAGCGCTTCCTGGCCGGCATCAAGGACAATTTCCAGATTCCTAATCTGGAAGCCCGCGCCGACATGGCCCTGGTGGCCAAGTACATGGACAAGCCTGCCACCAAGAAGTGTGGTGGGTGGAAGCATGTGTACGAAAGCCACCTGTATTGTCTCGAACACGGCATGCTAGCGTCCATTGGGACGTGGGCCGCTACCGTGTGCCGGTACCTCCCTGCGTACCGGTTCCTCGAGGCGATGTATAATGACTTCCAGACCATGGAAGCAAACGCTCTGGCTGCAAAGCTTGGGCTGCCTGCTGACAAGGTCAACGAGGTCGTTTCCAAATTCCGGGCAGGCAAAATTGGCCCGACCAGCGAGGAGATGCGCACGCTCGTGGCTGCGTATCCCACCAATCTTCGCGTGGCCACCAAGAATAGCTGCCCGAACGACAGCTCGGCGAAACGGTATCGCCTTGCTCGTGTTGGGGAAGTAGTTCTCCAGAGCAAGGTGTATGACGCCGACGACGAGCCGAAGTACGCCCATCTCATTAACTCCTTGGTGACCCTAAAGGAGATTGAGGGCAAGTACTTTGTCCTTCTCCTGAAGTGGTTCGGCGAGGAGTATATTGACATGGGTAACGGGAAGCACAAAGGCTCCCACGACATCGTGGGGCTCTTTGATGCGATCTCGAATGAGCTCGACGCCGCCCGCTTGAGCGACGTCGCTTGCTTCATGGGATCGTTCAGCTTCCCGTTCGACCTGGCGGACATGTTTCACGGCATGTACGCCATGGTTAGTGAGGACAAAAACGGGAGTGTCTACGCTGGCGTGGATGTCCTCCAGAACGTCCTCCTCAACGGATGCTGGAAAAAGGGCCAATCCTACCCCGTACAGGGCTCCTTGTTCCAGCACATTGGCGGCAGCAGATCAGCGCTGTCTGAGCTGATCCCGGACGTTGTGACGTACAAGGGCAAGAAAGTGCCCATGTACAAACAGGACTTCCGGCCCCAGACCCACACTACGGAGGCAACCAACCGGTTCTTCCGTACCGTGTGGCGCCCCACCATCCAGCGGTGGTTGGCCGAGGGTCGCACGTACCGCATGGCGGCAGCTATGTACACGCTCGCCGCTAAGTATGTGCAAGACCGGCCAAAGGGAAAATATGAATGGGACATGCGCCCATTCAATCAGCAGTGGCTCAAGCCGCTGTTTGAAGCCCAGCTGGCCAAGGATCGTCCGACGGCCCAGTCGAATCTGCGCCGCTTCTTCGGTGGCAATAACGTGGCCACCATGTTGAAGGCCCGCATCCTGCAGAACATGCAGGTGATGGGCAAGGGCGGGATGCCCCAACTTGAGGGGCTTCCTCCCGAAGCTACCCCGACCCGCGAGGACCTGGCCGAGGCGTGGGGGATGTTGGTCAGCTATACGGCTGCCACCCTCGCCGATGCCAGATGGATTCCTGCTGGCGGCGGGCAAGCAGTGTCCACACTGCAGGTGATTCAGCATGTCACCCAACACGTGGAACTGCAGATCTTTACGAAAGACTGGATCAAGGACTGCCTGCCGGCAGTTGTCCAGTCTTGGGCGAAAGAGCAGCCAGAGCTTTGTTTCTACATCGCTCTGGTTACTAATTATCGCCTTATAAGTGATCGGCTTTGCTGGACCGATCACATTGCTGCAGCTACCGCTCGGCTGGTGTCCGGGTGGTATAAGGATACACCCGCCGGGGAAATCGGCGAGGACTACGAAGAGGGGACAGACCTCTCCGAATATGTCCTTGACGATGGGCCCGATCCTGACTTGGTTCTTAGTCAGGATCAAGCGGATAGCTATTACGTGGAGGAATAGGAGGGGTGTTACCCCTCCTTTTTATTTCCATGATAGTAGAAATCCGCAATATCGGCGGCAGAAACGTGTGGGCGCGCAGGGAAAACAGCACCATCGTGTGGGAAGAAACCTGCGACAGCCCATTATTGCTCAAAGCCACGGTTATGACTAGTACGGACTACGTTATTACCGTGTGGCTAAACGAACAAGAGGAAGTAGATACCTGGCGGTCACGGCGCCTACAGGGCGAAAAGCCTTGGCGTACGTACTTCAGGAAGTTCATCTACACTCCTCTGTTCAAGGCAGCTGTTGCTGCCAAGATCAAGGAGGGGTTTTAATGAACTCCTCTGACAGGGAAAGGGCCGAGATAGCCCGTGCCGTTGCTAGCTTTGAACGGCTCTGTGCTATAATGGACAGGTGCAAACCAGTCATCATGGCGTATATCAGGAAAACCATTGGCCAACCTGCTTATACGTACATGTATGACTGTCAAGTAAAGGTGCACGAGGATGGGACTGTTACCGTCCCGGCACTAATATGGAGTGTACCAGAGGCGAAGGAATATCGCCTCAAGTTTACAGTATCTTCTGACTATAAGAAGATAGTTAAAGTCAGCTAGTTACTAAGAGAGAGAATATGCCTAACAATAGATCTCCTCCTTAGTAAGTAGAGGAAACTGAGTCTGTGGACGTGTTCTAGCCCAATTGCTGCCTCGCACCGACAGTCTCGCGGGGAGTAGCTTCCTCCGTGGCGGAGAATGGAAAGCACCGGTGCGGGGATTAATGCTCTCTTCCTGGTGGGATGTGCCGATCCCGCTAGGTGTTGGAGATCCCAACGCCTGTTATTCTCTTTTCATGATGAGTTTCGGGCTCCGTGGTGGGTTGTTGGCGGCCCATCACGGAGTCTGATTCTCTGCTATTGATTGAAAATCTTTGCCCTGGAGGTACGATAATGTCTATCAAGCAATTGGTCGCTGACAAGTTCGGCGCGGAGGCCCAGATCCTGGTGGCGCTGGCGAGCGGAGTCCCCCTTCTCCTGAAGAAGGTGGTCAAGGCTGACGGCACCCAGGTTGTCACCGCTAGCCTCAATGTCGGAGGCGTGTGGTTCTCCGGGGTCATGTTCGACGCCGACAAAGCCGTGGCGGTCGCCACCAAGACAGGCGGGACATCCCAAGTGTTCAAACGCGGGACTTTGACCGAGGACACTTCGTCCCCGGATGAAAAGCCCGCGACCACGACCACCGCGCCCGCCCCCGCGCCCGCGACCGACAGCGGGAATCCGTTCTAGCAACTAAGGGGCTCCGGCCCCTTATTCTCTTTTTATGACTAAGTTTAATTATGGAGGTTGCCATGGACTCCAAAAACGACACTCGCCGCCGCGAGGCGGAGGCCATCCAGGCGCTTGCCGCCCGCCTGGATGAGCGCAAGGCGGCCCGTCGGGCGTACGCCGAGTACGTCCGCCGCCTTGAGAGCGATGGTGAGGCCACCACCATCGCGATGGCGACCAGCATGGTGGTCGTGGGGGACTAACACCCCTTATTCTCTTTTCATGGCGTGTGTAGCGGAGAGCGACCCGGCGAAAACCAGCACAAGTGCGCATAGTGCTGGGCCATAAACCGGTTATGGCTCCGTGTGTAGTAACCCGAGTAGCATCGGGCAGGGGGTGTTCGAATCCCCCCACACGCCAAACATTTACATTGGAGGTAAATCATGAGAACCCCAGATGAATGGGGCGACAACTGGCGAGCGTTCCGTAACGCCTGCGAGTGTAATTTCTGCCGCGGGCGAATCGCTCCACCGTGCCCAGAGGGTTGGGAAGAACGATCTACCGGCGGCCGCGGGCCGTGGGTCGTCCAGTTCGACCCTACAAAGATCGAAACCCATTGGCTGTCATCTAAGCACGCAGATGATGGCCCGGAAATCTGGCCGGACTCGCTTATTGTGGCCTTCCCGGCATCATCCCACGGATGCTGGAAGGTGCGTAAGCACCAAAAGCTCGTACTTGTAATACCTTTATGAAAAGAGGGCTTCGGCCTTCTTTTTTTCTCTTTTCATGAGTTGCTTCTTTCCCCTAGGTTTGCGTAGGGCCTTAAACCGAGTAGTAAACGGTACCTAGGGGAACTTACTCTTTTTCTTTGGAGGATACAAGCTATGTGCCAACAGAATGAAAAGCAAATCCCATTCCGTACACACGTCTATGCCGGTATTGGTTCCAGAAGAACTCCAACAACCGTTCTACAACAAATGGAGATCATTGGCTTCGAAATGGCCCAGAAGGGCTGGGTACTACGTTCCGGGGCCGCGGCCGGCGCAGACTCGGCGTTCGAACGTGGGTGTGACCGTGCCAATGGTAAGAAAGAGATATTCTTGCCTTGGCCAGGATTCAACGGATCTACATCGCCACTCAACCGGCCGTCACAAGCAGCGCTGGCGTTAGCCGCAGACCATCACCCAGCCTGGCACATGTGCTCGCGGGCAGCGACCCTATTGCACGCCCGCAACATGCACCAGATTCTCGGCATTGACCTCAAGACACCAGTAGACATGGTCATCTGCTGGAGTCCCGGCCATGGCGGCACCGAGCAGGCACTCCGATTAGCCCGTGCTTACGGCATCCACATCGTCAACCTGGCCACAACCGAGTTCAAACTGTAACCAAAAAGAAGGCTTACGCCTTCTTTTTTCTCTTTTCTTGGTAGTAATATCTTTCTTTGGAGGTATACCAATGCCGTGCAATCACGAAGTGTTTATGACGGCTCTCTGCGGCGCGCTCGGCAAAGTTGAATTCATGGTAAAGATGCTGATCGTCGCCATGGACACCGACAAGAGCATGAACAATGCACTAAGCGTCAAAGTGCTACAAGACCTAATCAAGGCTGATACCGCACTTACAAGCGTTCTGACCACTCTCGCACCACACGTCGACCCCAAGCCGGATTTCGACTCCGACTTGGTGAACGTGCTACTTCACAATAACACCAATATCAACTAAAGGGGGCCCGTGCCCTCTTTTTTTCTCTTTTCTTGATGGTATCCTCCACTGGGAGAGGGTGAGTACGGCGGATAGTGCGTGGCATGGCGCGGAACATTGAATGTGACCGCCCCGACGCATAACTCCAATAACCGGCATCTTGCCCTCTCCCTATTTTCTAAAATTTATAGGATACCTAGGAGGATAACATGAACGAGTATCTCCGAAACCTAAAAAAACTAGGCAAACATGTCCCGATCCTAGGCCAAGTAGCTTCCTGTACTGACCTAGCAATCACCATCTACAAAGTTGGAGTGGGAGGTGTCCGATGAAAACTAAGCTGATTTGGGATGAGGAGCGGAAGCGGTTCGAGACGGTCTGCCCGTACGAGGAGCGAGAGGTTCCCAAGGGGGCCGGTTTCCGGTGGGATGGGACCCACAAGACGTGGTACGCCCCCTCCACCGAGGTGGCCAACAAGCTGTACGATCTGGCCTACGGCGAGACCAAGGATATCCTGGACGAGTGGCGGGGCCGGTTGGTTGCCCGGTTCAGTTCCTCTTTCGCCACGGACGCCGAGGTCAAGATCCCCTCGAACCCCAACTTGGAGTACATGCCTTTCCAGAAGGCTGGGATTATTGAAGCGTACAACCGGGGCAACGCTCTGATCGGGGATGAACCGGGACTCGGCAAGACCATCCAGGCGATCGGGGTGGTCAATTTGAACCCGGACATCAAGCGGGTGCTGGTGATCTGCCCGGCCTTCCTCAAGATCAATTGGAAGCGCGAATGCGAGAAGTGGCTGGTGCGGCCGCTGCGGGTGTCGGTCCTCGGCGGGAAGCAGGACGACTTCACGGCCGACATCTTCATCATCAACTACGACATCCTCGCCAAGTACATCGGGTTCATCCACTCGGCCGAGTGGGATCTGCTGGTGGTGGACGAGGCCCACTACGCCAAGAACCGCGAGGCCATGCGGACCAAGCTGATCCTCGGCAAATGGGACTGGAAGATCCGGACTTGGACCGTGAAGCCGATCCCGGCCAAGCGCAAGATCTACATGACCGGCACCCCCATCGTGAACCGGCCGGTGGAACTCTGGACTCTGATCAACTCGCTGGACCCCAACACGTGGAACAACTTCATGGCCTACGCCAAGCGGTACTGCAACGCCATTCAGACCCGGTTCGGTTGGGATATGACCGGGGCGTCCAATTTGGAGGAGCTTCAGACCAAGCTCCGCTCCACCATCATGATCCGGCGGTTGAAGCGGGACGTGATGAAGGACCTCCCGCCGAAGCGGCGGCAGGTGATCGAACTTCCGGCCAACGGTGCGGCCGACTTGATCAAGCGGGGCAACGACCTGTGGGATTCCAAGCAGGAGGCCATCGCCCTGCTGAAGGACGCCATGGAACAGGCCAGGGTGGCCAATGACGAGGAAGCCTACCGGAACGCCGTGCGGGACCTGCATGAGGCCGAGCAGGTGTTGTTCGAGGAGATGAGCGTGATCCGGCACGAGACCGGGCTGGCCAAGGTGCCGTACGCGATCAGCCACCTGTATGACCTGTTGGATGATGACCCGGCCAAGAAGGTGGTGTTGTTCTGCTGGCACAAGGACGTCGCCGACCAGATCTTCACCGAGTTTCAGAATCGGGCGGTCCTCTCCACCGGGGACATGAGCAAGGAGAAGCGGCAGAACTCGGTGGACCGGTTCCAGACGGACGGGTCGGTGCAGTTGTTCGTGGGGACCATGGGGGCTTCCGGGGTGGGCATCACCTTGACCGCTTCATCCCATGTGGTGTTCCTTGAGATCGACTGGGTGCCCGGCAACGTGACCCAGGCTGAGGACCGCTGCCACCGCAAGGGCCAGAACGAGGGTGTGCTGGTGCAGCACTTGGTTCTGGAAGGTTCCATCGACTCCCGGATGGCCAACATCATAGTGGGCAAGCAGGAGAACATCGATCGGGCCATGGACCTCGGCGCGGGGGTCAACGGTCTGACCGAGGAGTGGAACCGGCAGACGGAGCGGGTGGAGGTGCTGAAGCAGGAGCACCCGCAGACCGAGACCATGGAGGAGTTGGAGGCCCAGGGGTTCATCGGCGGGTTCCCCGGAGAAGAGGCCGGGGACGTGGTTGAGGCCAAGGAAGCTACTAAGGTAGCCACCCCGGCCCCCAAGGCCAAGGAAAATACCACGGAAGCCCGAGCCAAGGCATTCGCTGAGGTGGGTCTGACCGAGGAGCAGTCGGCCATGCTGCAGATGGCCGTCAAGATGGTGGCCAACCGGTGCGATTACGCCAACGCTCTGGACGGGTCCGGGTTCAACAAGATGGACGCCGACTTCGGCCATTCCCTGGCCGATCAGGAGTTCAATTTCACGCCGAAGCAAGCCAAGGCGGCTTACCGGATCATGCGGAAATACAAGCGGCAGATCCCGCAGGACATCTACTCCAAGATTTACGGCGGCTGAGGAATTCAGGGCGTCATTTCCGGGCGTACATCCGGGGATGACGCCCGATTCGTATTTGGCTTGTCGTTTCGTTGACAATTTACCGCTGCCGTTAAGGGCATTACCGTCGCCCCTACGTTCCGGGTATGTTCCGATGAGATGGCCCGGAGGGGGCGGTTTGAAAGGACGAGACCAGATCATTTTGAATTTGGAGGATCTGAGCCATGCAGGACCTCAGGGGTAGCATGTGGAAGTCGTTTGACGAGGGATCGGTCACCTGCTACAAGTGCGTGGGCCGGTTGACCGCCGGGTTCCTCATCCGCATCACCGACATGTTCGGGGTGGGCGTACGCCCACAAGAAGTACCTCCTGGTCGAGGCACTGAAGCCCGTGGCCAGGGAAGCACTCGCCAAGACAGAGAGATGCCAGGACAAGATTGAATTCTTGAAGAGATTCGCCAACCGGTGTGAATACTAGCCTGATAGGAGGATAATATGAATGAATACTTCAAAAATCTAAAAAAACTAGGTAAGCATGTTCCAATCCTCGGCCAAGTGGCAGAAGCTTCAGATCTCGCAATAACAATATACAAAGTAGGAAGACCCATTATAGTTGCTGCATTCATTGGAGTTTCTGCTCTCATGCAAGCAAGATATGATAAAAAGAAATATAACAGCATGTACTCTCTCAAAAACCAAAATAAAACAGAGGTGAACCTCTATAAGTGAGTACTAGCCCCACGGCCCACACCGCGACACGACATGTCTCTAATAGTAAATTTAACCGAGTACGGCAACAGACTCGCCGTGTCCATCTGTTGACGCTCTACTTATAGAGGGCACTCCCTCTGTTATATAAAACCAAACTTAGGAGGATAACATGAACATCATTCTGGACATTTTCAACATGCTAGCGTACGTCATCGGTTGAATAAACTCCTTAGATTCGCTTTGCGAGTCTAAGTTTATCACCTCCATGGGGTTACTTTGTAACCCCATGTTCTATTTTAGGGGGATTCATGCAAACGTACATCTTCATCGATGGCAGCAATTTTTACCATGCCTGCTATGATACTTTTCATGTCTTTTTTCTCTTTTTTTGAGTAGATTTTACAACTAAGGAGGATAGCCTATGGGACTCATGGATTTTCTGGAATCAGGAATTGATGGCATCTGTACTCTTATGGGTAACAACCCAGACCATGAGCACAGAGAAGCCATCAAGCAAAGACTCAATGACGACAACAATGAAATTATCCGCCTCTTAAATGAGGCAGACCGAATCGCACGAAATGGGCAAACGGCGGCTGCAGCCATGGCCTACGACACGGCAAAAGAAATGCAGCAAGCCATGATCGACGATGCAGAAGACATGGAAATGCTAGGCGGATACATAGAACCCCATATCCAGCAAACGCTGGAAACGGACATTGTGTTCGTCCCGCCCGAGCCAATCCATGACAGAATGAGCATCTTCATCAAAGGGTTGTTGTTCTCAACGCCCAAAATTCTGCTATACATTACCGCTGGCAGTCTCGTCGGCGCAACAGTCACCACCCTGATTTTCATCCTACTGAAATAAGGAGTAAACTATGCTAGAATTCGTATTTATCGTTTACTTCACAATTCAAGCAGTCTTGCTTATAGTAGGAGCAAGAAAACTCAACAGATGGTGGAACAGTAAAACTCAGCCAGTACGTTACATCAACGCCAGGGCTGTAGCCAAAAAGACACCACGAGAACTCCAAGATGAGTACAAACGAATACACCAGCAAGCAACAATCTTCCAACAAAAAGGCCCAGGATCTGGACAAATACTCATAAATGCTATTAAGCAAAACCCAGAACTTCTGCCTATCCTTGATGCTCAAGGAATATCAAAGATGCAACTACCCTTTGGTACCAATTGGATCAAACCAATCCTACCAAAAGTTCTACCAAGACTATATGTGTTTCTGAAATCTCTCAACGAGGTGTAACCATGCTCATTACCCTCGCAATCCTCTTTGGAACGATAAACATCGTAACTCTGTACTTCCATCTACCAAGATGGTTCAGACGATTTTGTCATTCCAACCCTATCACAACAATCATGCTGGACTTGGGACTTCCACTAACTGTCCTAGCTGGCATGTTTGCTGCACCCAACCTCGGCGTTGTCGTTATTGCCCTCGGCATCGGCGCGGTTTTCGACTGTTTTCTTTGGGCAATCAGAATCCGAAAAAGAATGAAATACTCATGGAGGTATTAACATGATCAACTGGAAGAATGTGCTGATCGGTGTGTTCGGAGCGGCTATCGGCATCGCCCTGTATTACGCGTTTCACGACGCGATCCACGGTGCGATGACCAGCCTCGTCACGTTTTGCAAGCACCCCATCAAGAACTTCCGCGAAGGCTCGAAGAACGTCGCGGCCCAGATCAAGGTCAGCAAGCTGCTGAAGCTGTCCGCCACGGAAATCGACAGCCTGGCACCCAACAATGCCGCTGACTACCTGGCTGTAGCCAACGCCGAAGTTCTTAGACTGGAAGTGGCTATCAAGAGCCTCAACGAAAAGCTTGCCGATGAAAAGGACGAAGAGTCCAAGAAAGCCGGCAAGGAACACGTTGAAAAGCTGACCAAGGCCTTGGATGAAGTCAAAAAGCTCATCCCCAGCCTGCGGAAACAGGTGGCCAAGCTGAACGACCCCCTTCCGATGCCGGCCCCCGCGGGAAACTGACCAGCGCGAGACCCTTGTCTCGCAAAGAACAACGTAAACAAGAAAGATATTTTGAAACCCACTTCGAAAAAGTACAGGGTTTCAAGATGTCTGAAGGAGTGAAACAGAAACTCAAGTACTGAAGGGGCCTAACAAGCCCCTTCTTTCTCTTTTCTTGAGGTATCTAGCGTACCTCACCTGTGATTCTTCCAAATAACAAAGGTTTCCGGGATTACCTCGTTATTTGAGTAACATCAAAATCCCGGTATCCATCCCAAGGAGGCTACCATGTGGGATCTAGTAGGATTTACTTGCCTAAAGATCCTAGTAATCCAAGGATTCTGGATCTTCTTACTCTTCTACGGAATTTATAAACTAATAAAAAGATACTTCAGAAAATAAACTTGTGTGGAGCGCCCCGCCGGCAGGCGAGTTACGGCGCAGCTAGTCCCTAGGCCAGGGTAAACCTAGCAGCACATAGACTAACCTGAATTAACAGGTAAAAGCTAACGACTTTTATTCGTTGGCATCTCCACACATGAATACAATAGGACTGTTCAAATGCATGAACACTGTCGTAAGTGACCTTCGGGCGACCTCGACAGCTCCTGCGAATGACTTCCTTTTTTAAGGGAGAGGCAGGCGAATTAACGCCTTTCTACGCAGGGGGCCCGCTAAACCACACCCATACGTGGCCGGAGGATGGTATGGGAATTTGCAGGCGACCCGAAACCGATATCCACATAGTAGTCCATTAAATAACTACTACTGGATAACTATCTCTATATCTATCTCTCTACTACCTCTTTTTGGGTATAACCTCTTCCCATTATGGGAAAAAGGGTAAAAAAGAAGAGTAGAACTAACCCTAAACATATCTATAGTTTAAGTTATTTAAATTATAGATAAAAAGGAGAACACCTATGGCATTGAAAAAGCTACAGTTAGCAGTAGTACTTTTCCTGCTATCTCTCTTCAGTTCCGGGGTAGGAACCCTTATCTACCTAACACAAGAAGACCCTATATACACGGTATTAGGGATGTCAGCTTCCATTCTTGCTTCCATTGTCTATCTTACCCAAGGAATTAGGGTAATAGCATGGAATAAGGAAAAGTTGAGTAGCAATACTCAAAGAAAACCGGAGGATAGGAGGTAATATCCATGATGCTAATGTACTGTCCAGTATGTAAGGACATGGTAAAGATGCTTCCCGACTGGCGTGTATGCCATTGTGGAGCATCACAAGGTCAATTTGATGGTGAATCTTGGCAGGTCACGGGCCAGGCTATCCCCATTCTCGTTAACTGTAAGTCCTTTAATAAGGCAATTTCCCAACATATGATCGATAAATTAGCAGGTAGAAAGCCTACCTCTGACTACCATTTCTCTGCTAATATACTCGATTCTTAGAAATTCCCAAATTTAAAAAAAATTTATTACAGGAATTTAGAGAAAAAAGTGTAAAAAAGGTGAAACTTCGATTGGCACGAAAATTGCCCAGTCAGAGTTTCTGCAACCACACCTACTCTCTCTTCCTCTTAATTCCTGTAATTCTTTTTAATTAATTTCTAGGTTCTTTTTAATGTCCTATAATCCTTCTAATTCCTTTTCTAATTTCTGCAATTTTCTTGGATTCTGATTCATCTCTTCCTTTACTAGGAAGAGGTGTATTGGTTGTATTACTAGTTATTAGGGGAGATTATATGGGGTACTTGGCTGTGGTCTCACCGCGGCCTTTATTAAGAACCTTTTAGGCCTGCATTGGCCGTGGGAACACTGTCAATGTTGTGGCCGCCGTTGGCGTGATCTTCCCCTTATAGGGTAAGAAACGATCCCATATAAGGAGGTGATCGTATGATCTGCTATAAGCACAAATCATCCTCGGCATCTCCTGCTCAAATATCTTCCTCAGTCTCCAAAGCAATTTCTGCTCGCACAAAATTGGTTCTCGCTTTGCGCGACATGTCCCAAGTCGATATCGATCCGGACACCTGTTGCATAGAGTGCGATAAAAAGAAACTAATCGACGTTATACGTGAACTTAACGCGATTATTTCAAAGCACTCTATGGTAAGGAGCTAAAATACTGATTTAAAGTGAATTAGTTCTCGCCCTTCAGTCTCAGTCCTTCCATGTTTCTCGTACCTCTTATTTTCTCCATGCAAGACATTGATTTCTAATGAGTTAACGTTATTCCCCTTCGTTAACTCAGAAACGATCAATGTCTTGTTTTTTCTCTTTTTTTGATAAGTTACTTAAACTAAAAAGGTAGAAATTACATAACCCCTTTAATGGAGAAGAAAATGGAAAAGTCAACGGGTTTAAACCCGTTGAGGTTCCATTTTATTGGGAACAACTTAGAGAATGGCGAGAATCTATCCTTTAGACTGAAAGTCCCTACGTAGGAGACCCTAATATGTCCTTTAACAAGCCTACTCCAGGTATAGGATTCTCGTATAGGGAGTAACGGGTAGGGAGCGGCCCTATACGAGTAACTTGCTTCCCGGGCTCGTGGCTATCCACTATGCTCGTGCTCTAAGTAGAGTATAGTGGATAGCCCGGCCTGACGATTATGCATTATCCACATTCTACCTATTAACAAGGAGAAGCTGGATGGTCAAGAAGCAATTTTTCTGTAAAACGCTATTATCCTCTTCCTCGAAATTATCCAAAAATTTAAAACTCGGGCTTATCCATAGGGACCATCTCAGCGACATCACTTGTTGTCTTCTACAAGTGAATGATAAATTCTGCATTTTTACTCCAGAAGAAGAGGCAAGAATTCATTGTATTGATACAGTAACTAGGTTAAGCCAAGACCTAAACGTATGGCACTGCACGATACATGAATTTATTCAAAATCTTCCACCAATTCTTGAAAAAGCTCTAGGAGCATTAGAACATGAAAGTCACGTTAATTGATCGGACGGAAGCAGAACTTATAGGTACAATTGGTAATCAAGATATCCTGATTGTACCTATTGAGATATCGTCCTATACCTATAGGACGAATCTCTACGTTCCACCTTTGATTAGCCTTATGATGGCTAAGAACGATGAGTTTTGTAAACTTATCGTTTCTTCTCTTCCAATGATACAGAAAGCTCCAGCACTAACCAACTATATGGGTTGGAGCGTAAAAGTCTATGGTAAAACAGTTGATTGTCTGTTTTATATTGTGAAACCAACCTACAACGAATCTAAATCCGAATATCTTGGAGTGGCCCAATTTAGACATGCCTTTTCCAAAACAATTGAGTCTGTTAAAAGGTTTTCTAGTGTTTTTCATAATAGCATTATCATTTCGTTCTATCCTTCCTTCGGAGAGGATGCAGAACGATCTGATATGAAGGAAGAAGCCGTTTTGGAATCTATGGGACAGATTCTTCAATCTGTTCCCAATAACGCGGTATGCTTGAGGGAAAACGATGATAGAGAAAATTCAAGTGTTTCCGCGCCGGCTTAACAACGACATGCCGGCTAAGGTATACCTTAATCTAGACGGCAGGGAACTAGTAGTTCCTTTCATTATCAAAAGCAGAAAACTAGCAGATGAAATTCTGCTGGAAGTGGAACCGATAGAAACAGTATTTAGAGGAATTGAGATAGAACTTGAGAAAGTTATTTCTCTTTTCTTGAGAGAGTACAGCGGTCTGATCTTTGCGCGAGTAGCGCTAGGAGATTACAGGCCCATGCTCTTCGACGAAGAAATCCAAAAAATCGGGAGGAACAATGAGGAGGAACAATGAATCGAAAGGAGATGGCCCAGCGGGCCCTTCTCAGCCTGATTGAGGTGGGCCCATACAGTATCGAGATTGAAAGATTCGCAGGAAATATCTGTAGAATTCTTTCATTCTCAATCAATGGGCAAACCTTCAGTTCAGACGAGTATGAGAAGGACAAAGTCCTGGAACTTGTGAAAAGGTTTTGCAGTCCGGAAACTCCAGCATCGTTCATGAGTGAACGCGATCTTGAAAATGAGTTGGAGTATATCTGGCGCTATAACCTTATTCAAGTCCCTGGATACTATCTCATTGCCCAGCAGATCATCGGGAAAACGAAAGTTCCCAACTTTCGTATGCCTGATGATGAAGAACTTGCTAAGATCCTCAAGAAAAGCCGATCATTTGATCGACCTATCATTGAGATCGAAAACTATCTTCAAACCCACAAATTCCGAATGCGTTCTTGTTTGGCTTATACCACAGCTAAACGCATGGGCGGAAGCATCTATCTCGTGAAGGTTATTGATCCTAACACGGGGCAGAGAAATACGATGCTTGGATCACCACAGTTGTTTGAACAAGTAATGACTGGACGAACCGGTGTTCCAACCATCGATGCCCTCTATCCTCTCGGCACTAGTACAGGAATGGTGACTAGTGCCACATTCCTGTATTGTGATGAAGCTGCTTTTCGTGGCAACGGCGAAGATAAGCTTGGAATTCTTATCGGAGAAGATTGCCTGAAAGCGCGCTTTGGCCCTTGGCCGGAGGATAGAATCCCCAAGCAGTTTAAGAATCTTCCAGTTGCTCCATCTGAGTATCCGCCGACTCCAGAAACCTTTGAACGATTCCAGGATTTCTATGCGAAGTATGGAAATCAGCCTCACCTTACATCGTTTACTGACCGTAGTGGGATGGAACTGTTTTACGTCCCACTAATGGGAAATGAGGAAAGAATGTCCAGAATGTCGCTTGTCACTACCGTCAAGCGATTCGTGATGCCCTGTAACCAGCTGCATTTCGAAAGTAGCTATTTTGCGACTCCGTCAGCCAAATCTCGTGTGAGGCTCGGAGAGATTTTGGAGAAATCCAAAAAGCCCTTGTTGCGTGGAATTATCCTTGATCGGTTGACTCAGTATGATGGCATCATTGCCTTCATGCCGGCAACCTATGGAATGCAACTGATGGCTGCAAGTGGCTACATTAGCGATGTGACAATGCTGCAGTGTGCATCCAGCTCCGTAAAAGGATGCATTCGATTCCTTCCAGACCACGTATGGGAATCTGAATTCGGTCTTCCGCTTGATGTGGACACTATTCGGGTTGTTTTTAACCCGAAGGCCATCAAGCAAGAACGTCGTGCACGTCTTGATCTTGAAGCTCGAGAACATCGCTTGTCCATGTGTGAAAACCCCGGATGTTCATGGCGTTGGTTGCCATTGAGCCGTAACGTTACAAAATGTCCGGGCTGTGCCACACCAACTATCTCATATCCTGCATGTGAGATTAGTTCCGATGATATCGGAATCTTTAGTGACGATGCCGCTGCTAAGAAGCCTTATAGCAATGTTAGCCGTCAATTGGTTGCTAGAGGACTACCCGACAAAGATCGTATCAAGGGTTTGATTCGTAATGAACTCGCTAAAATTCAGCGAGTCATTGATCTGATCTATACTAAGGGAAACGCTATCGAAGACTCTTTCATGTGTGAAGGAAAGGTTGTTTCCCAAAAGTATAGTGTAGTTGAGAAGATCCTTGAATACGATAACATGTCCCAGAGCAGCCTGTCCAGTTTCCAATCAGCTATGGTGCTGATAAAAATGGGCATGGCTCCGTTCCACCCGCAGGTCATTGGAAGAGTTGCCAACCTTCTGGCTAAGGTTGCTCTCAAAGCCAAATGTACCTACAAGTTGGCTAACAAGGTTGTAGCCAACGAAAAAGGCATGACCCATGTCAAGTATGGGTATCGGCTAGCCGCACCTGGAATCGGACTGAAGCAGGGCGAGTGCCGAATCCCGCTAGACTTCAAACCCATCGTTGATGCCAACGGATATATCACCATCGTTAGAAACCCGAATCTCGATTGCATTACCGAAAGCGATTCTCGCAAGGTGAGAACGAGAGATTCATTCACTGCGAAAGTAGTGGATTGGTCTTTCGGAAACGTAGTCGAACTGCATCCGGAGGATTGGGCTACTGCTTCAGGTGATTTCGATGGTGATCTGGCAGGCATTCTACCAACATGGGCTACCGGATTCTGTAAGCAGGGTAGCAGGCTGGAAGGGCTTAAGGGCGAAAATATCAACGAATGCGATATTATGAGCGTCTCAGAAGTCGTTGATGCTGCTTACAAAACGCTTACTTCCAAAGCCGCTATCGGTATCGAAGACAATCGCGTGACTAGGATTGTCTTCGAAAGAATTTGCAAGAAACAGAATCTTTCCGACGAAGAGAAAACACAACTCAGGCAACATATTCAGCGCGTTATCGAAGACTTCAAGCCTAAACACAATATCATTCAAGTTGATTATTCAGATCAACTTGAAAAGGATTTTTTGTTCGTTCACGATCATGAAAATCCTGTTAACGCGATTCTGTTCTTCAACCCAGAAAAACTCTCTTCGCCGCCCACGTTAAGCGGAATGCTCCTGGAGTTTGTCCGCGACACTGGACACAAAATCCCCTATTCCAAAGACCAATATTTGGATTGGTGGATGTTCCTACGTGATTATTGGATTTGGGTGCTGAACGTTTGGTTGCCAAACAATAAGAAGCTTGCATACCAAATCTTCAATCATCCGTATTATGAAATCGTTGACGATTTCATCTCTCTGGAATTTACCAGCCTTATCCCTCGTGGGTATGCAGGTACTCCGTACGAGAATAAGTATTCAATCATCTTTAACCAGAGCTTCATGCACATGTACACGCCAATCTTCACAGCCATCCTGAAAGAACTTGATCCTCTAGTTAACGCTTCTCTGGATATCATGGCTGTTAACGAGTTGAAAGAATACGCCCTCGTCGTTATGGAAATGTATACCAAACTGACTCAGCAATATGCAGAGCAGTTTGATGTCAACAGCGAAGAAGGATTCACGTCAACCATGGAATGGTCGGAAGTAACCCGATTCTTGCATGGTGTTGTGGATAAGGAAGGAAGAATACAGAAGCCAGGTGTTGTTCATAATCTGGCTGACATCATGAGAAGAGTTGCAAAACCTGGTCACTATGATATGATCTCTATGTGGTTTTTCTCTCTTCTTGGTGCTATAAGGGCTACTGATTTCAGGGATGTACTAGGATATAATCTTCGTACTTCATTGATTTGGAAAGTAGCTCCGACAGAGCTTCTTCAGAGGGTATTCAGGGTATACAATGACCAGTACCCTGAATATGATGAGGAGACTCGTCAAGGTATTGAAAAATATTTTAGCTTGTTCAGGAGGCATGACTCATGAAGATCAATCTTCAAAACCCCACCGCTTCGTACACTCCGTCGTCCGGCGAAGTGTCGAGCGCAACTGTCACGGCGGCTAGCCTGGCTCGTTCCGCTGCGGCGAACAGCAACAATTTCGTTGCCCGCGTTCGCCTCGACCTTGATCCCCGCAAGAAGGCCGACGGCACCGAAGAACAGCAACTCATTCGGAGCGTTGACCGCAACCAGTCCCCGACCATGTCCAATCGGAAGACCATGAACATTACGTTCAACCCGTCGGACACTCCGGAAGCTGTCCGTGGTAACACGCAGAGTGGCATCAATTTGATGCGCCTGCTTGGTGCCGTGGACTACGCGGCTATGGCCGGCAAGCCCTTCACGCTCACGCGGGAGGTGAAGGAGGACTTCAAGAACTCGAACCTGCAGATCCAGTTCGAGAGCGATGAATGCATCGCCCCCAACCTGATGGACTGGGACCCAGTTGAGGACATCCAGAACGACGACCTCAGCACCCTGGCCCTCGTGCTGGCGGCTATTGCCAGCAATCGCTCCAAGGTGGACATCATGTGGACTGTCAATGCGAAAACTAATCAGCATGACATCCACGAGATTGCCAAGCCCGGTTCTCTGAAGGGTGCCGCCGCTGGCGTTCGTGTGGCGGCCAGCACCGTGAAGGAGATCCTGTCCAGCATCATTCCGACTTCGCCCAATCCGGACGATGTCGAGAACGGCCAGTAGGCAGCTACTTTGGGGGGAGACTGTTATCCCCCCTAAATCTTAAAATCGGGAGAAAACCATGGTTGCCAGAATTGCACGATTTTGTTACAGTATCTGGGATGGCATCAAATCATTCTTCAAAGGAATGGTTAATGCTGCTAAGAAAGTGTGGAATTCATCTCCAGTTCTGGCAGCTCGATCCATCATCAGAGACACATTTAGACTCATACATAAGAACTTTGTGCCAATTGGCATTGGAGTTCTTATCTGTTATTTCTTTCCGCTGCTTGGATGTGCTGTTGCTTCCATCCCCGTGTGTAACTGGATATCCAAGCGCTTTAACCTCAGTCCAGTCACTACGCTAGCCATAGGATTTGGCGTCATGTCAACTCTCCATTGGATCTTCTCATTCAGCCCCATCATTATCTACACGCTGGCAATCTATGCCGTGTGGACGGACTATGATGCTCTTTGGGCTGAATATGAGCGCCGTAAGAAACAGGCTCTTGACTTTATTGCTCAGCAAAGAGCCAAACTAGAGACTTCTCATGTCGTCAGCATCACAGTCCCTTCCTCTGTCTAAGGAGGAGATGAGGCTAGTCAAGAAGTTTGCATTTTGGGGCACCGTGAAGTATGCACTTGGTAATTCCTCAGTAGTTACCAAGTGCATCAGTCACGCTTATTACCACAAAGTGGAACCAAAGATGGGTGTCCCAGAGCCGCGTAGAATGCCTCTCGCCGAGGCTAGATTTCAGAAGCTTGCCAAGAGAATTGAGCCGGCTAAGAAAGTTGTTGAAAATTTTGCCGGCGCTGTTGGTGCTGAATTTGAATCAGCCGAACCCGCTACTAACCCCGCTCAAGAACCACTCCAAAATGAAGCCCTACCAATCGTCCCAAAGCCGAAGTTAGTTAATTACACAATCGAAGAGCACACAACTCCGAAAACTAATAAGGCACATGACTATTGGTATTCTCTCAAGACTCAAGAGAAAATGAAGTATCTCAATTCCAGGAATAAATTGTATGATGTTCCTGGATTTGAACGTCATTGGGATATTCGGCTAGAACATCCAACTCAAAAAGGCAAGTATCTTAGCTTTGTAACTACCAAGTGCAGACTTCCTGATAGTAAAGAAAGATTCCATCTAGTGCAAACTACTTATGGGCATGGCTATCATCGAAATAATGCTCCAATTGCAGAACGTGGTTATGGCGCCGGAGTAACGAAGGTTATTCACTCCGGAAAAGCCGTTGTCTGGACTGGAGCAAGTGATAATTATCACGTGTTCTTTGATTGCCACCCATCTCCATTTGCACTTGTCCCATTTACCGCATCATCGCAGGTGAAAAGTACTCGTTGGGATAATGTTCTTATGCTTCAGCTTAAGCCCAGAATTGTTGAGTGGGAAGACCGACCATGGAAGATGGTTGACCTAAGCGGAAGCAACTCAAGCAGAAGAGCTAAGTATGAGGAACTAATCAACGATCCGAATTATATCATGGAGCGAAAGTATGATGGTGGGTTTTATTGGCTTGTGATAGACAAGCCAAAGGATATCCATCACGATTATCCTCAAGTATCTGTTATTAGTAGAAGACCAAAACACGTTGATGGAAAAGTAGTTCGAACAGATACAGGTTTTGAGGGTATCGACAAATCATGGAATATGCTCCATGTGAAGTTCGGTGATATCCCACGTAAGTACTATACGAATGGCCCAACAGTTATTGCAGTAGAAGTATATGCAGCTGGAACAGGTGGAAGCGAATGGGCCAAACCACTTGATTACTCCACATCGGTACTTAACTCGCATCCAGTACTAGCTGAACAACTGCAAGAAAAGCACGGTAAATTAAGAATGAAAGTACTGGATATTAAGCGGGTGGATGGTCAATACATCCTTAATCGTAAGTACGTGGATAAAATGCCTATCGTAGATCAAATGCATAAGGAAATGCCCTTCTTGCATGTGCCAAAACATGCTACAACGAAAAATGCCAAACTAAATCTCCGGAGGATGGAGCAGGAACGAGAGTTTGGTGAAGGAGTTGTGTTTAAGCATAGACATGAAGAAGGACTAAAATTGGTTTACAAAGACAAGAACAAAGAAACATTTGATCTACGAATTATTGGCATTAAACCCGTAGAAGCAACTTCAGAAAACAGTAAATGGTTTGTTGGAAACCAGCCCATAGGAGCAGGAGTTTTCATCCTCGAGAATGGGCAGCCCGTTAAGATTACTACGGATGCTATGAAAATCGATGCATGGAAGAACCCAGAAAATTACATCGATTCATATGCTGAAGTAGAAGGAATGAGTCAAAGTACTGAAACAAATAAGGTTCGTGCTCCGATCCTTATCCGAGTGAGATCTGACAAATAAAATAGGTGCTGGCGCATTAGCGCAACAAGAAGCACATCCTGTTTCTTGCGGGCTGTCTGTTGCTAATGTGCTACGCAACACCGCAAGACAGCACCTTTTGTTAAGGAGTTCCTATGAAAGATACGAAAATCTGGCTGGTGCACTTTATTGGATACTTATTGCTATCCCTTTGGGGATTAGCAATTTATGAGAGTTTTCCGTTCTTGGCCAAGCTAGCTGGCCTGTCAGACGCAAACGACATACTATTCAATTGGGCAAGAGCTTCCTTCTACATGGTAGCTTTTCTTCTTGGCTATCTCCAGCTGGCCCTAAGATTCTCGACAATGATCGTTAAGATCAGCGAAAAGAACGAAGAAGAAGAATAGTAACCCTAAAAGTTGAGGAGATTAAGAATGAAAGTATTTGCGATTATTTGTCTGGCACTTTTGGGACTTGTTCCAGCCTTCGGCCAAGCCAACATGGCCGGCTCAATTTCCACTCTGGAAATTCCGCTGGCCCAACTGCAATCCTTTACACATGAGGGAACAACCTACTTCTATACGCACCAGACAATGCACAGGCCGTATACAGTAGTGTATTGCGAATTTGTTGATAACAAATTCGTAATGTACTTGATGCACACTTACATCCAATCTTTTGAGATTGTAGACTTTGTGTTCTTCTTTGATAAAGGACCAATTGACGTATCGTGGAGACACGTCGGATCTTACCCGTTCCGAAACACAAAGTCTAATTCTAAGTTCAAGAATGACAAGAAAGTGACTCATGTGTTTAAGGCTTTTGGAATTCAACCGCCCACAATTACTCTTGAGGCAAAAGATGAGCAGCCTAAAAACTCTGATTGAAATTCTTGAAAGTGCCGTCCAACCTAAAACGAAGTGGTTGGATTCGAATCTCGTTCTTCCAGTTAAGAAATCCATACTGCTGTACAATATCCTGCAGGAATGGATTGATTCAAAAACTGAAGGCGGGATTTGCAAGTGTTGCGGTGCTGGCTTAGTCAATGAAGAACTCCATAAGGATTCTTGTCAGGTCATTTACGTTCAGGAAATTCAGAAAGCCATTGATCGGCCCGAACACCGTTCCGAGTACTTTTTTAAGCAACCCCCAAAGTTGCAAAAAAGCAGAAACGGAGAAAGTTCGGCTTGATCATAGTCATCTCCAGGAAGACGAGGGCTAGTCGTTCAGACTAGCCCTTATTTTTTTGTAGTTTTATTTATGGCTATAATTTCCGGAGGCTGTATAGCCTCAGGTTTTTTAATGGGCCCTTAGTTCAGATGGCTAGAACTCCCGGCTCATAACCGGGCAGTCGTAGGTTCGATTCCTACAGGGCCCACCATTTTCCTATTAAGGAATATATTGAATGACAGAAGATCCAAAAGATAAGCCAGACGAAATTCTGATTATAGAAGATGAAGAAAATCTTGGATTTTCGCTATCGGAAGATTCAGAAATATATGTAGATGACAAGTACAAATGGCCCTACTATTATGATGGTGGTTATAAGTTTTAACAAAAAGGATTTAAAATAAAATACCATGATCACCATCAATAAAACTAAAAATTTCGTTGATCTGTATGATCCTAAAAAATTAACCTATCAAAACATCTTCCCTATAATTGATGAAATTTTGTCAAAATCTATATCTTCCGGGCTAGGTGTTTATGCCCGAGTTTATAAATCTCCTAATCCTCGAACTATGCTTAGCACAATTCGATTTGAACTGTTATATCCTGATTCTAAAGATGAGCAAGGAGATGCCCTGACTTTCCTTAAGGGAATTGTTAGTGAGGTTTTTGAAAAATTTTGAGTGTTTACTATTGCTATATTTGGTAAGAAACGGAAAAAGGTTGGTTAAGGGTTGTTATTGGGAAATGGATTAGAGAACAGGCTATGTCCTTCCCTTGGGAGCTTAAGGTAATTCTTAAGTGGCTCTAATCCAGCTAAAGTTAGGGGTACTCCCGAACCCCTAATCTAGGGTCCACGCTTGACAGCCGCAGCGTAATAGAGGAAGTTCCCCTAGAAGCTATACGCTTTAATGAACTTCTATTCCTTCAGTGTAAATCGGGGTAACTAAGGTTGCTGCAGAAAGTTAACAAGGCGACGCAGGTAGCCATTCCCCGTGACCTGCTTTAAACTTCAACGGAGATACTATGAGCACTAATCCTGGTTTTGTTAACAGGACGGTTAAGAAAACTCCGCAAACCGCTACTAATGCTGAAGGCGCAGAAGTTTTTAAGCTTCCGCCCGAAGTCAGCCTCTTCCTTCAGGCTTCCTGTTTCAAACCTAGAAGCTCATTCTATCACACCGCTGAAGAGCACCTTGAAAACATACTCCTCTGCCTAGACGAAATTAAAAATGATGAGTATAAATGTGCCGTTGCTCTGGTTCTTAGCCAGGCATTTGGCATTCGGCTTTCCCCTGTCGTTATCCTGACTAATGAAGCCCTTAAAATGAAAGGTGAAGAAGACAATTCGGGGTATAAAGAGCTTATTAGAGAAACGTCTCTCAAGGTTTTTGACCGCCCCGACAAAATCGCTAACAGCTTTGCTCTTGCTTCCTATTTAGGGCAAGATCCGCTCAAAGCCTTCCCACCTTTTTATAAGGATGCTCTTTCCAAATGCTTGGAAAGTATGAGCGAAAGGACTCTTAAAGCCCGTAGGATGAAGAACAAGGAATACTCGCTGGCTTGGCTTATTAAGAAGCTCCATCCCAAGCCCAAAAACGATAAGATGTCGGCTCTATATAAAGCTATTATTGAGAATAGAAAAGAAGCCGCTCTTCAGAAGGAAACCGCTGTTTCTGTTCTTTCCAGTACAGAGATGTCTGATACTGAAAAGCAGACCTGGCTTCAGTCCAACATCGCCCAAATGTCTCTCAATTCACTAATTCGCAATCTTTCTTCCATTGAGCCAACACCTGAAGCTTGTTGGGCTCTGGAACAGAAACTTTCCAATGCATTAAAGATCCAAAACGGAATACCTTCTACTAAGGTATGCAATCCGTTTGATCTACTGAACGCAGCGCTTAGTTCTCATCCACAGTTCTCCAGCATTATAGATGCTCAGCTTGGTATCTACATCAATGGAATTGATTTGGGCCTAAGCGATAAAAAGGTGGCTGTACTTATCGATAAGTCCGGCAGCATGGGATTTAGCATTTCTAACGTTGACGGCAAAGTTTTGACATGTGGTAATGCTATGAATATGGTAACCAGCTATCTGGCTTTAATGATGAAGCCTATTTCTAAGGCTAAGGAAGTTTCATTCTTCCTTTTCGATACCAATCACCGCGATGTTACCCAGCAATACAAAAAATATTTTGCTATGTCTCACTCCCCTATTTCCCTTAAAGGGGCTCTAAACATTAACGGCAGCGGCGGAACGGCCCTTGCAAAAACAGTCAGAAAGGTAAAGGAGCAACACAATCCTGACGTAATGATTGTCTTCTCCGACGAAGTGAGTTGGGCCAGCGATGCAATGCCCAATAACGTTGATTCTGAGAAAATTTTCGATATTGGTTGTACCGTTATAGCCGTTAACCCGGCTACTGTTGGGCAGACCGTGTTTTCCCCCAATAAACCGATTGTTCGTCTTAGCTCATTAGATGCTAAGATACTGTACTATATCCCCATGTTTTCCAACCCCGGAAAATTCAAGGATCTAATTCTCTCATGGAGCAAAGAATTAATATAGGCGTCCTAAGAAGGATTACATAACATAGTGGATCATATCCACAATAAGCCAAACTTATTGGAATCTCCTTCTTTATTTTTGCCTATATTTTTAAATTTTTGCAGGTGTCCTTGATAGGAATACATAACCTTATAGCACTTGAAAAGCTAAAACTCCTATCTAATTTTTACCTGCAATTTTTAGATTTAACTATGGAGCCAATATGGCTTTACCCCGACCCGTAAACCACACCATCGCTGAACTCCTTCACGTAAACCTAGGCATTTCCAAGCCAAGCGAAATTCTCAAATGTCCCATGTACTTCGATCCCTTTGACATAGCTGATTTTATTCAAGATCTGGAAGATTTATCTAATAAAGAAATAAGCGATGAAATTATTTTGTCTTGGAAAACCTTAGAGGATATGATAAGATATTGTGAGGAACTTCTAAAACCTAGCGGACACTAATATGTCAAAGACTTGGAAGAAAAATCATCGAGAAAAAGATACAGTGCGTTTTGAAAACTGCTGTAACTTAGATAATAAACCTTTTGTTCTTCAAAGACAGCTGCTGGATAAACGTTGGGAAGATGTAGCTGGATTTGGAACCGAAGATCTAGCAAATTCAGCACTTAAATTCTTCAGAAAGTGCAAAGACGGCAAAGAGTATCGAGTACTTAATAAGATCACTCCCAATGGCATGGGTTAATGCCGTCGTGGTGTGAGGCACGCTTACCTCACGGTCACACTACCTGACAGTGGCCGCGATTTGAACCAGCTCGCGGTAAAAAGAAGGTTCCGGAGTTAGCCAGCCCCGTTAGTTGGTTACAGCTGGCTTTTTAAATTTTAGCCCCAGTAGCTCAGCTGTATAGAGCACCTGCCTTCTAAGCAGGTGGCCGCAGGTTAGAGTCCTGCCTGGGGTACCAAAAAAGAGAAGCGGGGGCTCGTGGGAGCAAGGTAGGCCCATAACCTACCAAAGGACGGTTCGACTCCGTTCCCCGCAACCATTTTGAACATACTATTATTAATTGAGGAGTAAGAACAGTGATCCCACACCATCCAATACTTGAATTTCTACGAGATGTCTCCGCTGTACTAGTTGGACTTCCTAGCATTGCTGTAAGTCTACTAGTAGTGATAGGCATTAAATCAATTATTGGATATCATTTTCCCTGGGAAAGATGCGAGTGTTGTGGTAAACAGTGGAAACACCACGACCCAGAAGGAGAAAATAAATGTGGGAAAGGCTGTAAGGAGTAAAACTATGAAAAAATCTATACTTGTATTATCTCTTGTTGCTTTGCTAGGACTCAATGTACTAGCACTTGGAACAAGCACGGCGGTTAAATCAACCATACAGCTGGCTAGTGGTAAAACACTAGTTACGTTACAGGCCACGTATGGAGGCATGTGGCCCACTAGTCCACCGCTGGCCTTTTTTGTTACGGCAGTATCTGATGGTTTGACTACTTCAGAATATATTACCTGGGCAGGTAGCCAGCGTTTTATTGAACTGGATCTGGTTCTTCCACCAGGCACATACTTCGCCCAGTCAGCAGCATACGTAGCTGTTCTTAGTGCCATTCAAGTAGCACCAGATGGACTACCAGAAGGCGGAGTGGAAGTTGTTATTCCGGCCCCAGACTCGCCAAGTATTCCTACCTTAAATGTTCCAGCTCCGTACATGAACGTAACAACTGAAGAAGGGGTTGTAATTATTGACCTTTCTTACTCAATGGATAATTTGATTGGTACTGGAGCTATTGATTACAGCTTTGAAGTTATTGATACATATGGGACTCAAACTAAACGCTATTATACAGCTACATCACAAATTATTATTGAAGATGTTCTAGAAGGACAACATATTTATCAGGCCCGCATTATTGCTGAATTTCCTGAATCAGTAGCTCTTTCACCACTTTCAAGCCCTAAGGTTGTTGAGGTTGTACCATCTTCTAAGTTGATTGTTCCATGGTATGCTAATCTTAATGAGTGGTCTACGGTGGTTGGACTAACATGTGAAACAGAAGGTCAACCGATTATTGTTGAATTTATTCTATATAAGTATATTACAGTAGGAGACCGTGAAATCCTATTTGAAGATACTATTTCATTTCAAGAAACATCCTCCATATATCCTATTCTATTCAACATATCTGAACTGTCTGAATATGAATCTGGATTTATGGAGGTTAATGTTATTGGCGCCAAAGCTCGCGGCCTAACAATGTTGATGCGTAATGGCGAAATAAAAACATTTGATGCTTCACCACTTATGCTAAATAAAGATGCATCAATTTATCATTTGGTGCCATTCCAAATCTCAGGGCCATATAACGAATTTAATGCGAACCACTCGTACTCCATTCTAAATACTTCCAATTCACCAGTTACTGTTCACTTTGTTTATCATTTCCTGGATAATGGATGTTTTGCTGGTCCTAAAACCGTTACCACAGCTCCTTTTATTGTTAGACCAAAAGAGACTAGAGCAGAAGCTTATAGTTATGCTTACATGAAATCTCTTGCTGGAATTGTGAGTATGTGCAGTGAGCCACTTATTTTCTCTGTAGAAATTGTGGCCAGCTTACCAGTTTATGTTCAAGCAGCAGAATGGGATCAAACCGGTGGTTTTGGTCTTTGGAATAATTAAAGAAATGTAATCTTTTAGCCGAAGTAACTCAATGGTAGAGTAGTTGTTTTGTAAACAACCTGTTGGAGGTTCGATTCCTCTCTTCGGCTCCAATAATTGACTTCTCGCGAGGCGTGGTGTGCGCTTCACACCAGTTCACTAGATGACTACAAATCTAGGGTTGCTGAGTAAACCATAAACTTAGGGCTTGGTATCAGAAGTTACCCGGAGCTGACAGTCCCGATAGAGTATATCTCAACTGTCTATTTTTGTCTCTACGGTAATAATAAAATGACAGACTTTTATATGGAATGTATTATTACTCTTATGCAGTGTTATGTACAAGTAGAAAGTATGAAGGAAGCAAATAGACAGAGAGAGGCTTTAGGCCAAAGTACGGCATATCAAGAAGCTAGTTTTGTAGATATTCTAAACGAATTAGAAAGGCTAAAAGTAGCAGTAAATAAGCCAAAAGAAAAATGGTGACAAGAAGTTACTATGAAGATTAATCAAGAAGTCCAATTAGACTTTAGTGATGTTCTAATTAAACCCATGCGGTCTACCATAACCAGTAGACAAGATGTTTGTTTAGAACGAAATTTTCAATTTCATCAAGCAACCGGTACGTGGACTGGAATACCTATTATTCTATCTAATATGGATAAGATTGGAACTCTAGAATCTTTTGAGATTGCTCATAAATATAAAGTAATTACTGCATTAGTTAAGCACTATACTCCTCTTGAAGTTATTAGCTGGCTTAGTTATAAAGATCTTCCGCCAGAAGCAACAGAGTATTTGGCTTTCTCTGTTGGAATAAGTGCTAGAGATAAAGAACTATTTAAAAGGGGAGAACTTAGAGAGCTTCTCAATAAAGTAAGATTTCTAAATATTGATATTGCCAATGGATATATTGCAGACCTCATTCCGTTTTGTAAAATGGCTCGACATTATGCATACGATTCGACCGTCATTATTGTTGGTAATGTTGTAACTCCAGAGGTTGCGCAAGACCTGATTACAGGCGGCTTGGCTGATATAGTTAAAATAGGTCTTGGTTCTGGCGCCGTTTGTACCACACGAGAAATTACTGGAGTTGGAAGACCCCAGCTTTCCGCTATTTTAGATTGTGGTTTTCATGTTCACCACTATAAAAATGCTCGCATCTGTTCAGACGGAGGCATTCAGGCAGTCGGTGACTTTGCTAAAGCCTTTGTCGCAGACGCTGATTTTGTCATGGCCGGTTCTATCTTTGCCCCATACTCGCCACATGCTGAAGTAGTTCATGATCCGTCAGGACTTAAGCATGTGAAATTTCATGGTATGGCATCGGAAGAAGCCATGATAACAAATTATGGAGAAGTTCCTGATTACAAAACGAGCGAAGGTAGAGAAGTAATAGTAGAGAGTAAGGGTTCGTTAGATGATATCATTAAGAGAATTTTAGGCGGACTTCGATCTACAGCAGCCTACATTGGAGCAGAAACTCTTAAAGAGTTCCCGAAAAAGGGTTCCTTTTACTTGGTAAATAATCAACTGAATACCAGTTTAGTGAGGCACTAATATGCAGTCTTGGCGAATTATCAGAAAAGATCAGGATAGCTATCAATATTTAAATCTGGCTAGTTTGGGTTCTGTGGAAATTAATGAAGAAGTTACAATGTCTGGAGGCAGCGTAATTATCACATTTTACGGAATAGACGGCAGTGTTATTACGACCACAAGGGTTGACAAACCACTTGCTGAGGTCACAAGACAAATTGAATGCCTTCTTGGGATAAACGGAGCATCAACTATCTTTTAATACGGAGGATATATGAAACGTCTTATTGTTCTAGCAATTTTTTTATTGGCCTTGGCTGGGGTGACAACTATTCTTGTAGTTCACACCTCTATCTCATCGACACCTAGAAATAATAAATTTCTTATCGAAGAGAAAGTTCGTCTTTTTGATTATCCAGAAATTGTTGGAACAATTAAACAGTTGCCGTGCTCCGGCAATGGTTGGATGTATAATGTTAGAGTTATCCAACCTAAAGACGGCAGCCCAGCCTCTTTTAACTATTATGAACAGGAACTCCGACCTTATAGAGAATCTATTTACAAAACAGAAGTTGAGTCGTATGGAGAACCCCAAACAAACCCTTTCAAAAAACTTCTGCAAAGGTCGGTTATTTCATCTTCCCTAATAGAAGGAGCAGACTTGATAGAAATCACAATACATCTTACGAAGGAAGAAATTGCAGCTCTGGATGATAAAGAGACCTATAGAATTATCAATGAGTGTTTTCCAGATACTTCAAAAAACGCTCTTCTTATGGTTATTGATCAAATAGCCAATGACGAGCAAGTGAAGTAATTTAGGATATGGTGGAGTGGCGCAAACGGTTGGCGCACCTGCCTTATAAGCGGGAGGCTGTGGGTTCGAATCCCACCTCCACCACCAGTTTGATTAGCAACAAATAATACCAGCCAGAGGTAGTTTAAAGAAAACGTAGGCCTTAGCCGAGTAGTTGCAGGTAAACGACTCCTGCCCTCTGGCTGGTACCTTACCTGTCCGGGTGCGGCGCACCAAAGGAGGAGCGATGATACCGAACAGAAGCAAAAAACAGCTCGCAAGAAACGGCTGACGAGTTAAAAAATGAAAGCGCTTGCATATCTGAATTACGTACCGGGACAGGATGGCTATCTTTGCTGCGCTTGCGTTGAGCAAGACCAAAGACAGTCTGATTATCAACATCTGTTTTTTGCCACGACAAAGCCAAAAAAGGTTGACGAGAAATTGCGGTGCGCGCGGTGCGGGTACCCGGTCGGTGGACACGATGCGGGTTGTGCGGCGAGACGAATTGCTGTGATGGTTTCAGGCGCGGATGAATGTTCAACGGATTGAAGGAGGAGCGATGAGCGGCAATCCATCAAGAGAAGAAATAATTAAATTACATCGGATGAAGCTGTTCTTTCTTAAAAAGATTTGCTCCGACAAACAATATGAATCCGGCATGACGCCAGACTACAACCGCAGATGTATCGTGTGTGGATCAAAGCCAATCGTGCCAATTACTCAAATGTGTGGGCCTTGCACATTTGGAGAGGCGGCGACGGCGGATGGAAATTGGGGTATAACAAAAACGGAGGAGCGATGATCGAAACACGCAAAACGCTGTTCGTCTCGTCAGAGACTTGGGAGAAACTGTTCGGCAAGACGACAGAAAAGTCATCCGTCATCGAAATTCAGGCGCATCCAGGTATCCAAGCAGATGAAATGTTTTTGTTGTCTGATGCGCCGTATGACTTTTTCGTTTACGTGAAAAAAGTCCGACCGCCGGATGGCAAAGAGGGAAGTAAAGAGGGGAGTGTTGATGCACCAAGAGGTTGATTTTCAGAAAGTTGCTAAAGAAAACTTAATTCTTGAGATTAAATCTGGATCTCATATGTTTGGGACAAACACACCAGACAGCGATCAAGACTTTGTTGGAATATTTATGCCACCACCAGAGATTCTTTTTGGTTTACAAGAGTGTGAGTTAGTAACTATGAATGAGGAAAGCAAAGATTCTGAAGGTAGAAATACTTCTGAAGCAGTTGACCGAACATTTTATAATATTAAAAAGTTTGTTAAGCTCGCACTTCAAAACAACCCTAATATTATAAATGTTTTATTTGCTTCTCCCGCCTCTGTTGTATTTCAGACTGTTGAAGGCGCAGAGCTTCTTGGTTACAGATGTTTCTTTCCTCATAAAGGATGTTACCACAGGTACGTTAGTTATGCTCGTTCTCAAAAGCATAAGATGCTAATAAAAGCTTGTAACTATGAAGAGCTTCAGGAAACTCTTACTGAGCTTGAAAAAGAACATCATGTCCACACCAGGCGACTAATGGATGCTCACGAAGAAGGATCTGAGTACCTTAGGGTTTCCGAAGAAAGCGTTTACCATTTTAAAGTTGGAGACCTATTACTTGATCGCAAGCTAGCAATTTCTGATGCAATCTCAAAGGTTAAAAAAAGACTTGACTCCGCAGGAAATAGAACTAGTCTAATAACTAAGTATGGTTTTGATACAAAGTTTGGTAGTAATTTAATCATGCTTCTTCGTCAAGGAATAGAACTACTACGCACTGGGAAACTGACTCTTCCTTTGCCTTATGCTCAAGAAATCATAGACATTAAACAGGGTAAGTTTGAAGCTCAAGAAGTTATTGAACTGGCAAAAAGCTTGGAGAAGGAAGCAGAATACGCCTATGAAACCTCTACTCTCTCTGATAAGCCTAGAATCGAAGAAGTAGAGAGCTTTCTTATTCGTCTATTTTTTCGTGATAATCTAAATCACTATAAAAATTGTATTAAAGGTGGAGTCAGCAATGTGCCCCTATGTACCGATTGTATAAAAGAGAAGCTATAATATTATGAGAATGCCGCTGTGGTGGAATTGGCATACACGCTAGGCTCAAGCCCTAGTGGAGATAGTACTCCATGCCGGTTCAAGTCCGGCCAGCGGCACCACAAACCCAGTAAGGCTGGTAGAGTACTAGGAGGTGTAACATGTTGACGACCACGTTCAAGCTGCTGCGAAAGCACGGTGCCTGTAAGGACCGCTACACGGTGCTACGCAAGGCGCTCAGGGGGCGCAAGGACAACGAGCCAATAACGCTCGTTGAAATTATCGACAGCAACGGATTGAGAGACGCGTTATGGGCGTTGCGGGCCGTGCCTGACGAGCAGGCCGCCGAACGTGACAAGCTGGCGCGGCTGTTCGCCTGCCAGTGCGTCCGGCAGGTGTGGCACCTGCTGACCGACGAGCGGAGCCGCACGGCGATTGAGGTCGCCGAGCGGTATGCGGTAGGCGAGGCGACGCATGATGATCTGAAAGCCGCCGCCCGGTCCGCCGCCTACGCCGCCGCCCGCGACG